TTTCTCTAGTTATCCCAAGATTCTCAATCGTTTCTAAGAATTCCGGACTTAGAGATAAGTCAGTATCTAAAATAACGATGTCAGATGGAGCGTATCCGCAAGCCAATGCATGTTTTATAAATGTCTCAAATCTCTGAGCATCCTTTAACTTCTTTTGGAGAGTTGAAAGATTTCTGAATCTAGCCTTTAAGAAAATTTTATCGTATTCTTTATTTGACATATTCAGAAGAACATCCTCATAGCCAATTCGATACTCCTTGATTAAGTGTTGAGTAAAACCCTCAAACACCTGTCCAAGTATTCCGTCTGGATATATCGGCCTAACGGCAAATGCACGTTCTGTGTCCATGTAATTATAGAAATCGAAATTCTCGTTTCCGTATTTTTCAGAGATTGCATCAAGTAATCCAATTTGATAAAAAGTATGGCCTGGGATATTTTCTTCAAAAATTCCTAGTTCGCCAAAGTAGCAGTATAATGATTTTGTCTTTTCCATTCTAAGTATTTTACTAGAACTCCATCATTGGGTTCTATGTCAAGTCTATTATTGTAAAAAATATCCCATGAGTCTGCTGCATACTGCCCAATTCCATGAAGTTCTCGAGGATGATCCCACTCTTTTGTAATCCACTCAGTACTAAACTTAATTAATGATCGTGACCTGCGATTATAAAAACCAAGAGGCCGAATTACTTCGGCCAATTGAATAGGATCAGCGTTTGATAACTCAGCCGCGTCTCGATATGTGTTAAATAGTTCTTCTCTTATTCGGTCTACCTGTTTTCTACGAGTACAATTCAATAGAATACAGCAGACTTGCGACTTCCACGGGTCATCATGATAAATTTCCTGTAAAAGTTCGTATGGGCTCATTAACGTCCTTTAAATCCTGCGAAGTGAGTAATAAAGTGTTTGCCGTTTATTGTTTTAGGGTTAACGAAGAGTTCTCCAAAGTTAGCTCTAAAAATATCTAGGATCTCTGTAAATTTCGCTGAGCGATTTTCCAATAACCAGCTGTAGTGAAAATGGTATTCAACTATGAATAACCTGATTTGATCTAAACTTTCTTGATTTAAAGCTTTAATCATATCGTATTCAAGACCTTCAATATCCATCTTGATCGCAGTGATACCCTTTTCTTTGATTATAGTGTTAATATTCTCAGCAGGTACGGTGGTGACCTGACGACCTCTAATGTGATGGACGCTATGCTTACCTGAATCTTGTGATAAGTAGAATTCAACTTCAGTTGAATCGTCCGCGACAATTGCTTTTTCGATAATTTCACAACGATCTTCAACACTATTCATTTGAAGGTTTTGTTCTAGGAACTCCACGTTATTATGGAAAGGTTCGTATGAGTATACTTTCTTTACTTTTGGAAATTGCGTTAGTAAACGAGTTGCAAATATGCCAATGTGGCCGCCTGCATCCAACCAAACGTCTTCGTGGTCCAAGTCTTCTAAGAGCATAGGGCCGCCGTTTTGTGCATAATGCGGTATGAACAGAGGTTTGAAGTATTCTCCACCAGTAGGTTTAGTAGAGATATTCTGAGACACGTTAAATTTAATCTCTTCAGAAGATCTAACTAAGAATTGATAATCGTGATATTTGGTCTTCTTTTCGAAAACCTGAAGGGTGCCATTTTCGCGAGCCTCTTCAATTGAGCATAATACGTCAGCCATTTGTAAGTTTCTTTTAGTAATTATACTACAGATACTTACTTTTGGTCTACGGCAACGTCCTTTGTTTTAATTGAGAGTTCGTCTGGATTCTTTGGATCAGGTCCTGAAGCTTGATAATCGGTAAATTTACCAGTATCGAGTTTATCAATCTCATCAGGTTTTACTGATTTATATTGATTGTCTGCTCCCATTACTTTATAGGTTTGACCTACTGGATCGATTCCAACAATTGTAGCACTTTGCCCAGACTTTAACATGACCTTTTGGCCAGTTACGTACTTAGCTGCGGTCGCGGACACTATAGTAATGTCCTCAGACTCAGTTAGGCTTTTTTTTTGGACTGGTCTACTAAAATGTATTGATTCTTAAGAGCATTAACGTTCTTCTCGATTGACATCTTAAGTTCATTAAGTTTCTCACGATAGTCTGCCGTAAGAGATGTATCAGTTAAGGCCTCTTGAATTTGAGAGATTGAAGTTTCTAATTTAGCAAGATTTTGCTCAATCGTAACTTTTTCAGCATCAAGTGATTTAAGGTTGGCTTCTCTTTCCTCCAATTGAATAGAGTACATTTCGCTAACATCGTATTTGAAGTTTTCCATAACATAATTATGGAAAGTTAAACCTTTCATTTTCTTAAGAATTCTAGTCTCAGCTAATTTCTCGAATACGTAAATATCTTCTCCGAAATTTAAAACGATCGATTCTTTACCAAGTCTTTCATTAACGATTGTTTTTCCAAACTCTAAATTAACGATTAGGTCTAAGTTTTTGAAGATTTTAGTAAGAGCATTACGAGTATCAATGGTCTCCATTAATACGATTTCTGAAAATTTAACTGAATCGATATTATCAATTACTGAACCATTGATTTTTAGGTTCAATGAGCCGTTTTCGTTAATTCCAAAAGCAACTGTTAAATTTCTACTAGCTGATACTAATTCTGTGCTCTTCTCTTTGAAGTTTAGGGCACTGAAGGCTTCGCAAGTTTCAAAGAAATCTGGAAAGTCTTTTGCATCGTCTGCTGATACTTGAGTAGGATCCGCATCTTCCGATACTTTGATAAATTTATTATCTACAAAGATTAGTGCTGAGTTTTCGCTAACTTTATAAAAAGGAGCAATAATAGGTTTTACGAATGCATCGCCGTTACCAATACCTAAATTAAACGAACCAGTTTCTTTAGATTCTAGCATGCTAATTTTATTAATCAATTGGTTAACTACTGGCAAATTAGAATGAGAACGTAATTTCATTTTTAATGAATCAGCTGTCTGTACATTTTCCAATAGAGCTTGTTCCAATAGAGAACATGCATCTTTATAAAGAACTGCACCAGTTACTCTCATTTCGAAAATTGAATTTAAGATTTCAAGTTTAATACGATTCTCATTAACGTAAGTTGATAATGATTCTAAAACTTCAGAAACAGTCGTATCGTAGTTAAACTTAGATAGACCTTCAAAGAAGAAATGGATTGCTCTAAATTCAGGCATAGATTTAACAGCTTCCTCTAGTCTAGCAACTGTATGCTTAACTACTGGATCTTTGTAAATTTGTGCCTCTTTGATAGCTTGAATCTTGATAGAAAGACCTGCTTCTTTAGCCATGTTTTGAAGACGGCTTGTTGGTTTTTCTGCCATTTTTTTGAATTTAGCTACCACTTCTTTAATATTCTCGTTTACCAATTCAGTAGCGAATTGATCTAGTGTATTTAGAGAGTTTTCTAAAATCTGATCATTTGCAACCCCCAACATTAGTGAGTTGTTAATTGATTCTAATACTACTTTAGCAGCAATGCTAGAATTTACGCTCGAATTATTTTTGAGCTCGTTAGTTAGTTCTTGTATGAGACCGTTCATTGAAACGCTTGTCTTTTTTATTATTTATCCGTTTTTGATAAGTTTATTTATCTGCTATCGTCTATATTATTTATAGGATAGCCTAATTACTTACGTTATGTTGCATTCCTAAATCCAGCCATCGGGTTGATTGATTTAGAGGTTTCGTCAACCCTTGAGTATCTTACGCTCTTTGAACTAACTATCTTGGTTTTAAGTTTTTCATTCTCGGTCGTAAGATCCGCAATTGACTTGTTTAAAGTTGCAATTGTTTCATACGGGTCATTTAGTAGTGCATTTTTAGCAGCATCATTTGCTCTTAAAATTGCGCCGTAGTCAGAAGAAGCCATCCATTTTCCTGTGTATAATAAAGTTTCGCTTCCGTCTACTCCAATTAATGAAATAAACATTAGCGAGTCAGTCGATTCAAGAATCTGTTTCGCTTGATCCTTAGGTATACGAAAGGCCAGTTTTCCACTAGCTGGTTCCGAGACAGCCGGATCACTTAGTGAATTATATGTATACTTCGAGTCTTTACCGAAGTTAAGGGTGAAAGTTGAAGTGGGATTCAAATTAGCTGGAGTCTGCTCGCTAGGTTTAGCTGGGTTAGCCTCATACACTGAAAACTTAATGTAATTGTCAGTTGGGTCAATTGGTAAAACCATGTCGCCTTGTCCAAAAATTACTTCAGACGTTCCGTTAGTAGCTTTTAGTAGAGCGTTCTTTTGGCTGATTCGAATATTTGCCTGTTTATAAAAAGTCGGAACTGCTACGTTAACTGGTTTGTCTACATACACAATTGATGCAGTTGGCGTAGCTGTTGTTGGTATTTTTTTACCAGTAAATAAGTTACTTATCTCTAAATTCTTTTGAACAATTTTATTATAAACTTTCATAGATTGAGGCTTATCTGCCAGTTCCAATTTAGCTAAGTGCTTTCCATACTTATTTGGATTAAACAGAGACATTGACCCGGTTCTGATTACTTGATCTCCGGTCTTTTTGTTAAGTAACCGTACGATATAGTCGATTGACATTGAAACTGCAAAACCTGCATCCTTTAGAATTGGTCTGTATGATAATGGAACATCAAAATTGTCTTCTTGATAGACTAGAAAATTTCCAGAAGGAGTTATAATACTTCCAACCTGTTCGTATACTTGTAAGTTATGAATTAAGATCCAGTCATTATCTACGCCTTTTGCATTAAGAGTAGATATTAAGTCTTCTGGGAATGCGCCGTTCCATGTTGCAAAGAATTCAATATAGTCTCCATCTATTGCTTCTTGAATAACTGCTCCTAAACTATCAAATTCATTTACTTGCGCAACTGAACCTTCGTAATAATTAACAACGCGGTAGGCTTCATACTGCTCGCCGTTATCTGCAAATAGGTCTTCATATTCAGCTTCACTTAAAGATACGGTGATTGGTGAGTTTTTAATAAAACCAGTACCGTTCGTAATCGCATGTTCAAAGGAAGCTGACCCGAATTGCGTAAAGTCTTCATCTAGATACGAACATGCTGGGACTTTAATATCAATGTACTTATCGTAAATTGTATTTGCTAAGAAAAGCGGTTTATTGTTGAAGGTTAAAAGGTCTTGTGCAGTAACTGAAGTCACTAAAATATTAACTAGCTGGATCTGCTTTAAGTCATTTAATTTTTGGCGAGCTCCTAATATAATATTTTCAACTTCTGTAAAATTGAACCCTGATGCAAAATGGAATCGCATAGTGTCCATGACTAGAGCATTACTATAGCTATTAGATAATTCAGTTTCACTTATTGCTGGATCGTATGCAGTATAAATTGGAATATCAGTTAAGTCAACTCTAATCAGCTTAGATCCTCCAACCGGTACTACACTTAATCCTCTTGAGTTTTTAGTCGTTGCTGCATAGGCATCAGTATTGTAAATCTGAAACAGATCAACATGAGCATTTTCGAGAAAATAATAGTTCGTATTAATTATCTCTGGTGCAGGATCGCCCGCTGGAGTCAACATGTACTCCAATATACAATAGTCAGATAGAGTTACAAACCTTGATGTCATGCGTATTTAATTATTTCTTTAATTTAATTTTCCAGTAGATTCCTCCTTGGATTGAAACTGCTCCGCTTCCAGCATAACCGACTCCGACACTATAAATCTTGTCGGTTTTGGTTTTTAATAATAGAGAAGGGCCTGCAAAATTAACGATATTTACCTTGTCAAATCCTCCAACTACTCCAATGTAAACTTGGTTTTTAGGAAGTTCCTTAACGATTATTTGTTCCTTGATCGTTGTTTTATTTACTTGAGCGGTCCAAAGTCTACCGAGAAGAGAATTCTCAGAGATTGTATCATTTACTACAATGTATCCTAGTGAATCGGCTAATTTTAGAGTATCGATGTAAACGTGCTTTGCATAAAAATCCTTAAGTATAGCGAGTGTGTCTACATCAATTGGCACTACTTGATACACTGGGACTTCATGGTAAATATCTTTACCCTTTCGGTATACAATAGTATCATGAGGTACAATTACCGTATCAATTGTGTGTTTTAATACTTCGTATTTCTTACCATCAATATTGATGATTTCTCCGGGGTTTTTTCCTGAACCGTCACACGATCTCATTAAGACTATTATAATCACTAATGCGATAAGCAATAGAGTTTTAATGTCTAGTTTAAGAAGGGATTTAAACATTTAATTCTTGCATAATTTTGTAGTAATCAGGCTGTTCGCCTGTTTCCTTTACTATTTTATCTATTAGAGTCTTCTCCTTTTCCTTATTTGAATTTAGTGCATGCTCCAACTCAGTTTTTCTAAGCTGAAGAAGATTTGTCATTTTTTCAAGTTCAGATAAACCTGCATTGATTCGGTCGTATTCTGATATGATTTGCTTAATTTCTTTAAAGTGCTTCATGTTATTAGTATCCTAAGGTTACTTTTATTTTTCCAGACATTAGTGCCGAGTATATTGCCTGTAAGTAATAGTCATTGTTTATGCCTGGAGCAATAGCTACTGGCTTAGAGTCAGCAGACTCAGCCTTATTCATATTTCCAGAAGTAGGACTATTAATCGTAGTTTGGTTACGTTGATCAATCTTTGCCCCTTCATTCATAACTGAGGTTGACGAGCTGGTTTGCGGCGAAATTGAAGTTACTGAGTTACTTAAGTTATTAACTGCGTCCGGTAAAGATTTAGATAAGCTAGTTACGCTTTTTTCTAACGTTTTATCTGGAGCTAGCATTTTTTTAACATTTGACGACTCAACTAATTTTGAACTTTTTACTTGAGTTAAGTTATTCGTAACCTCATCGGTTTTAGTATTAGTCGAGTCAGACTTTCCGGTAAGCGTCGAGAGTATTGAACTCTCTAATGTAGATAAATTAGAAGACTCGGCCTTTGATTTTTCAGAATTAGAGGTTACCTTCGTTAGTGAGTCTTTAGTTAATAAGTTAATTGCATCGGCATCCTTCGACCCGTTAGCTAATGATCTAAGCGATTCAATAAGAGCTGAATTGTTAACGATTGAGTTGATCGAGTCGGTCTTGCTCAAATTTTTAGTTAACGACTGTATTGACTCCATTACATTTTTACTGGAGTCTACTAATATATTAGATGAATTCACTGACGAATTTGAGGCAGCTGCTGCTAATTGACTAGGTAAAGAATTAGAAATTGACGTATTATTAACAGTAGTTGTATTAGCTGGAGCTAATTGTAATTGGCTTTTCTCAATCTCAGCAGTTGTGACTTTTCCAGAAGTAGCGTCAGTTGGTTTTACAAGTACCTCAATAGGCTTAAGTTCAATAACTACTGGTTTATCTAAATCTACTGGGTTTAAGTCAACTCCATCAACTGTGGGCGAAGGAGTTTCAATTGGAACTGATCTAACTGAAGTAGTCGCTTGAGTATTTACATTCTTTAAGAGTTCACCTTCGAGTATCGCGTCGCCAGTTGGAGCTTTTTTACTGAAAACTCTATCTAATGCAGCAAGAAGAACTGACTCTTGATCAGTTTCAAAGGCAGAAGAGTTTTCTAGGTTAGTCATTGTGTAATCTTTTTAGTTATTTATTAAAAAAAGAAGGACTTGAGTCGATTAGTCCTCAAGTCCTGTTTGAATTTCAAATGTTTCTTGAACAGATTCTCCAGACTCGTCTACTAGAAATTTAACGTAACTTAAATACTCATAGAACGGTAGAGTGTACAGTTCGGTTATCGATTGATTCAGCTTCACGGCCAAGAGACGGTTTGTCTCAAATAAGTTCATTAAGTCTACCTGAAATAAGGAAAAGATCTTTGATCGTGAAGCTGTCTGACGAAAAAATTGAACTGGATAATTTTGACCCACATTTAGGACAAATTGTTCCGATTGAATTATCTCGTGAAGCTTGCATCATTTCTGAGAACTTTGTAATAAATGTAAATTTATTTAGGTTCCAGGAAAATGATTCAGATTGAATAGATGAATATTGTTCCTGTCCAAACTTTGACCAGTCTTGAATAAGGTATGGTGCAATTTTAATAAAAGATTTATCAATTTGGCGACCAGTTAATTTAGACTCAGCTATTCGTTTACGAAGTCTTTCAATTACACCGAGAGTCGGCATGTACAGGTAAAACGTCTCATTTAACTTCTGGGAAACTACTTCAAAGCATCGATATTCGTCAGAATACCAAACCTCAACTTCTTCAGGAAGATCGAATAGTTGTAACATGTTGCTTCTGACCTTAACGTCATCGCTCCAAGCACCGTCTTCTGAGCAAGTTTGAGTACACGCAATTTTAGTAAATAGCTCATTTTGTCCTTCTGGAAAAGTTATTTCGTGAATTACAAAGATGATGTACAATCGGTCGACTTCTGAAATATCTCTCCAAGTTAACCAGGATTGTCCGCCGTTTACTTTAAAACGTGTACATTTCTCAATTATAAAATTTAGTTTGTCGTCTATGTCTAAGACATCGCTATCGTCGATAGTCGACCAGTGTCGAATCTCAGAAACAGTCGCTGCTCTAACCGTTAACTCAGAGCCTTTAGCGTAGAATAGTCCACGTGACGGTAAATTTTCTAATGGAATGTTTTTCCAAAAGTTATCATTTGCGCCAGAAATGGTCGATTGAATTGGTCCGGCTGAGATAGCTTGGCCTAAACTAGTGACTGGTTTTTCAGATTCAATTGATTTATTGGAGTTATTAGAGTTCTTGCCGTATTTAGCGTCCTCAGATTCAAGGAATGCTTGAACTTCATCCTCTTGATTAAGCGGACGGTCTTGTTCGTTGCCCATAAATAAACAGTTTTTTAGAATTATATCACGAAATCTAGGAAGGTTTTCGCAAGATACGATTTAGACTCATTAAGTCTATTTAAAGTTTCAGGATAAACTTCAATTACTTCCATTGTTTTTGGATCCCTAATGAAAGCTCTGATGGTTTTGTGCTTTTTATCAATTTTGAAAGCTTCAAACTTTCCGATAATATTTTCAGGTTCATGTTTCTTGTTTTTAAAAGTAGAGTTAACCTTAACTCCAGTTAATCTAGAACCCTTTTTGAATGCTTGATTTAAAGCCTTAACATCTTGGACAAAGTCGTCTACTTCAACCTGTTGAGGTCTAGACAAATCGGATAACGGTAAAATACTAATTGCAATACCGTTTGAGAAACCGCTTCTTGATGCAACAAAATTAAAATCGCCCTTCCCATAAAAAGGAAGACCTCTCATTGCTTGCTGTCTCTGACCGAATGTTAAGATTGGCGTCATTATCTACTAAATGTTGTTGGTATACCTAATAGAACCATGTCAGCAGATACTGTTAATTTAGAAAGAGTTGCATAGAAAGTTTCTCCTGGGAGAATTCGTACGTCTACGCCAGATCCTCCAATTCCTTGGTCAACGGTCCATACCGTAACAGTTTGTGCAGTAGTTTGAGGATTGTGAACTCCGAACCATGTATCAGTAAAGTAACCTACTCCAGTAGTTGCATCGGACGCAGTATCTCTAGTACTTTGAGTAGTAAAGACCGGCGTGTAATTTGTACTGTTATTAGCGGTTCCGTGTTTTTTTACAAGTTTTGCAACAATATTGTTCATTTCATTTTAGTATTTTTAGCAAGCACAATTGTTTGGATCAGTGTTGCTTTTTACATATACTACCAAGCCTTTAACCTTAATACTAAAGTCTAGATTTGGATTATGTATCTCTATCTTATTTATCAGCTTAGTTGCGTTAAGAGTCTCAGGATTACTGAACTGTGAAAAGAACTGTGAAATTGGATATGAAATAGACGAACCTGTGTAGTCCGTAATAATTATATCGCAAGATAGAGCGGCTGGCACAATGGCCTCACCGTTTTTATCAAGACTCGGATAGTCGATGTACAAGATACAGCCACGTGCGTAATTTCTGTCATTCTGTAGTAGATAATACGCTGGGCTTGAAGAAGTTCCTGCTGGAATTGCTGTAAAGTATTCTAATGGATTTGATACAGCTGGATAATTAGTGGGAGTAGTTACGTTTGCTTGGTAAGTTGGAATTATTGAATCTAGTGAATTATCATAGATCACTAAAGTTTCGCCAGGGTTTCCTCCACATACTTCAAAATCAATAGATTGACTTCCGTCTACTGGATATAGAAATTTCTCTAAATCACAAAAACTTGCTTCAGATTTTCCATTGTTAAAAATCTTAAAACAACGATCTAGTAATTTTAAAACCTTTTTAGTAGGATCGCCCGCGCATAGATTAGCAAATGAATTGTTAAATCTTTGGGCAATCGGATCGTCTTGAAATTTAATGTATGACATTCATGGTTGACTTTTTTAAATAACGTCGCTAAATAATATTCCACTTTTGTGTGAAGTAAGGCCTCTGGCTATTTTATCATCGATTGACATTTGTATATCTTTATTATCTACCTGTGTTTCAGTTGGAATTTCTTCAATTTGACTTGGAGAAATCTCTACTTCATCCGTGATCACGTCTTCTTCAATTACAACCGGTTCGGTTTCGTATACTTCTTGCTCGCTAGCAGGAAAAGTCTCAATTTTTTCCAAATCCTCAAACAGATCATCCGATGGTATCTCAATTGCTTGAGTAACAGCGTCAGTAATTTGTGGATTTACAGGATCACCTACTATATCATTTACGGTATCATTTACGGTATCAGCCGGTTTAATGTAGTCAACTAGTGATTTAATGAAGCCTAATGCAACGATTGGTAGAATTGCTCCACTAACAATTGAAAGTACTCGTTTTTGGTATATCAATTCTTCTTCAACTAGGCCAAATAATTCAATCCATCCTTGAAAATCCTTAAGGTGAACGTATGTGTAATAGGTATTTCCCATTGCCTGCATTGCAGTTAATAGAATAAAAAGAGCCCAAACAATTCCCTTATTCATCTTATCTAATGTGATAATTGATGCAAGAGAAGCTGCTGCTCCTACCTCAAATGCGATTGCTAGGCTAATTGCTAACCATGGTGGGTTAGACATACTAAAGAAATCAATAACGTGGATTGTTGAAATTACTGATACTAATAAGTATAGAGTAACAAACGTCCCAATAATAAAGATTTTTGTTGCTTTGCTTGACATTACTTAGAATTTCTGATTTTTTCTATTTCTAAATCGTATTGGTTCATACGATCATCAGGTCTAACCGTTGTTCTAATAACTGAATTCCAGTCGTATAGTGTACGTTTGGACGCTTTTAAACCTTCAACCTCAATCATTTTCTTAAGATCTGAGGTATACACTGAATCAATTCTTTGATTCATTAGCTTTTCCTGTTTTTCAACTTTTGCAATTTTACTTGAATTATTGCACTGTTGTACCATTAGGATTAACAGTAATCCAAGTACAATTTTCTCAAAATGTAATTTAATGAATTTCATAAAAGTTATTTCTTTTAGTTATTTATTTACTTTCCGTTAATAATTTGAAGAGCCGACTCTTGTATTTGGCTGATGTTATTAACTAAATAGCCAATGTAAGTTATTCCGAAATAGGCGATTAGGGCAAACCCTAGGACTCTTAATAGATTTGAAAATTTGAATTTAGAATCGTATTTAATTAGAATTAAGAACGCGTAATACTCATCTGTTTTAATTCGAGTAGAGGACACATTAATTATTTCAACTAAATTATGATCGGCGAATCGACCCTGTATTTTAGAAACTGACTCAAATACTCGACTTTTCTCAAGATCAGCTAGATCACCAGTCGCTAACAGAGTTTCAGGTTCAAGATTAAGAACATAATAGACACGTCTCAATAAGTCAGTTCTGGCATTCAAATCCTTAAAAAAGTTTTGAGTTTCCATCTTCTTTATCTGCTTTCTATAAAAGACATAATTATTAAGGTCCTTGATAATGTCCTTAGCCGAATTAAAGGCAATGACTGGATTTATAAAGTTTAATAGTTTCATAGTTAAAAGTATTCAGTTAATCGGTCTACCATTTCCGGATTTTTAGTTAAAACAGCTTCCTTTAACATTTTACGAGCTTTTCGTATTTTGGTTTTAACTGTATTTAGATTCATTGCATATTTCTCAGCAATTTCATTACCTCGCATGTGATGTAATTCCTTGTCAATTAGGATAAATTTTTCAATACAGTCAGGGAGCCCGTTTAATTCAGAAGTAGTCATGGTGTAGAGAGAGTCCATGTAAATCTCTTTTTCGAAAGTACTTACTGACTCGTCTGGTAAATTTAGAGGTTTTGCTAAATTGTCAATGCTGGTTGCGTATTGAACTTTTAACTTATGTTGGTGGAGTAGGGCTTCGTTTTTAGCGATAGTATAGATCCACGTAGTGAACCTATAACTATCGCTGTATGAAGCAAGTCCCTTAAAGATTTTAAATAGCGTATTATGTAAAACCTCATCCGTCTCATCTGGGTCATTAAAAAACTTCCAAATGAAGTATTTTAGTTTGGGATACATTATTGAAGCTAGTCGATTTCTGTCTCTTTCCGTGTATTTGCCAGATTTAATAAGCTCCGCAAGGCTCTGCATTTCGTCATTTAGCTGCTTGTTAATTAAGTCGTACGCGCTCATCAAGTATTTTAGTTAAAAGTGTTTGGGATTATTTGCTTTCCATTTCTCGTATCGATCCGTGATCTGTATTAAAATCTTATTTCGGACAATATCCTCATCTCTAAATTGGTGAATAGCCAATCCATTAATCCCATTTAATAGAGAAATAAACTCCGGTAAAGCTACTTTACTCTTTGCGATGTCATATTGGCTAACATCGCCACAAATTAATACTTTTGAATCTTTACCCATTCGAGTAATGAAAAGCATAAGTTGTTTGAAATCAGCATTTTGTGCCTCATCCAATATCATTAAACAATTATCGAAGGTTGCTCCTCTCATATAGGCAAGAGGTCTAAATTCAATAACTCCCATGGCTTCAAGCCATCCCACATTATTCGGATCATTTAGTAATTTTACCAAATTTGATCGATAACTTTCCATAAATGGATCAATTTTATCCTTTATTTCGCCAGGTAAAAACCCAAGCTTCTCGCCGGACTCTTGAATCGGTTTTGAAAGAATAATCTTTTTAATTTTTCCGCCCATGTAAAGCTTTAGTGCGGCTAGGCAAGCAGTAAACGTTTTACTGGTACCAGCTGGGCCGTAGCAAAACGTAATGTCATTCGAAATAATCTTGTCTAGATACTCTCCTTGCGAATTTTTTAAACTGATTTGACGTAAGTCTTTTTCATTTAACTCAATTTTTGTTATTTGCGGTTTTTTCCTAACTTGTCTTTCTGCCATTTGATTTTGTTTTTTTATTTGGAGACTGAATCTTGGCCAATAGAGTTTGACACTTTGAGCAAGACTCGTAGTCTTCAATCTGTTTGTAAAAATTTAGTGCTTTAGTTAAGCAGTCTGGCCAATCTTTTTCTTGGGCAATTACATCGACCTTTTCGTCGATGATAGTTAACTCTCGAATAAAGATTTTAGGTAGTTTACTTTCGTGAGCTTCTTGAATATGAGAAACTACTATATCGAATATTTGTTTCTTGTTTCCTTCGTAATCGAAGTTGATTAGCATGTCGTATCTCATCCGCCATTATTGTTATTTCCGTAAAACTGAGAGAGTAAATTACGGTATTGGTCAACCGTATTTTCATCAAACCGTTTAGTTGCTCCAGGTTTTTTTATTGCTGGAGTTGCATTTAATTCTCTAAGAGCCCCATAATCATATCCGTTTGAGGAACTAATATAGGTTTCTCCAAGAAAATCGGCGTACACTTTTTCCAAGTAGTCTTTAGGTAATCTGTCAAGTTCTTCATTAACGAGTTCCCAGAAATTCGGAGATTCAAAGAATGCTGCAGTTGAAACGCATGTCATTGCCAAGTCGTCATTGCCGTTTTGGCTTCTATATGTTCCATTTGAAGATTTTCCAAATGCACCAAGTTCATGAACTGTTTTAAATTCGTTAGGAAGAATTTTATTAACTGCGGCTAGGTACTTGAAACGTTCGCAATATTTTGATTTATTCGTCTCAGTCATCTTTAAACCGGGTTTCCAGTTAGTTGAAGAGATTGTATGTTTTGAATGTATTAATTGGCCGGGCCAAAAAAGTTCGTTCTGCTGTATTTTGTCCATTACATAATCCCCTTTATGGTCTAACTCAATTAAGAGTCTGACTTTTTCAGGATTAAACAAGGAGTACGTTAAGTATTCCAGAACATTAGTGAATTCATTAATATCCTTTTTATTTGATCTGAACGAGGCTACTTGAACCAGTCCAAAAAAGTCGCCTTCATTTTTAATAAAGTCCTTAACTTGGTCAAGCATTCGATACGGTAGAGCAGTCAATTTAAAAATATTAATAACTGAGTAATCACGACCTACGCCAGACGCGGTATCGACTGAGAATATGTACATATTACCGTCATTGCGGATATCATCAGGGGTTAACTTGCTAAAGTTAGGATGAACTGAGAAGCCATCTAATAGATTCATATTGTCTGGAGCTTGCGCCCATTCTGGGGTGACGTATGTCGTCCTGAACGTAAATATCTTTCTAAGATCCTTGGAAGGCAGTAATAGTTTATCCGAAGAGAAGAATTGCAGCCCGTATTCCTGATTAAAATCTTCTTCTGATCCTAGGTTGGCAATAGTCATCTGCTTCCATGCGTCGTCTCTGCCTGGAACTTGCCACCAGTCAACTCGTAGCGGAACGTAAGTATTATCCCCATTCAGTGCATCCATGTAGATTTCGTAGAAACGGTTCATTCCATTCGGAGTGGATGTTATAATAATCTTGGAATTTGAGGAGGCTGAGATCGTCGGATAGATTGCTCGATAGAAGAAGTCCAAGTAAGATGGATTAATATGGGCGAACTCATCAATGTACAGTACGTGAATTGTAAAACCAATACCTGTATTTTTCGTAGTTGTTCTACCGATCAAACGACAGCCGTTGTCGAACTTAAGTGACATTACGTTATTTGAAATACATCCAGGTTTTAGAAAGAACGGTAAGTTTTCAAGTACCGATTTAATTTTATCTAATACCTCTTTAGTAGTTGATGCAATATTCGCTACAGCTAATACGTTTTTATCAGTATGAAAAATTAGGTACCATGCAATAAATACACCCGACATTACAGTCTTACCGATCTGGCGACTTGCCATTAGGCAGTTAAAGCGATTATTCTTAAATGATTTAATAATCTCTTCCTGATAATCCCTTAGTGTAATTTGTTGAATTCCGTCTTCCGTCATTACTTGGGCGTATTTGGAAGCGAAATAAACTGGATCAGCTTTACACTTCTTTAATTCCTCAAGCTCTTCGGGTGTGTATTCAAAAACAATATTAGCTTTTTTCCAAACTGGATCATTGTCCTTAAAAGGAGAGTTTCGGATTGTCTTAATATCAATTACCCCATTTTCAAAATCATCGAGTAATTGTTGTATCTTAACGGTTGTCCAAATTGCGCTATTCTCTTGATCGAGATTGGACAATTTCATTTGGGTTCTACCGCCGCTGTTTGCTATAAAATCTTTCATATTAACGAATTGACGTCTCCAGAAAAGTCTTCACCATCTTCTTCCTCGATGATTACGTTAGATAATCCTCTTTCCAGCATGACTTCTGTTTTTTTCGATGGATGAGTTAGGTGTCGAGAATCTGAATCGTCATCTTCTATCTCAATTGCGTCAATTTCTTTAATTAAATTTTTTGTACCTGCGGTTATGTAATAGTCAGATGTGCTGGTAGGAAGGGCTCGACTGGTAGTTCCACCGCCGGATTCTCTCTGTTCAACATCTTGATTTACTTTCTTATACGTATCCTCTAGGAATAGCATGTAATTTGCTTGAGTTTTTACAACTGAGGTTAACTTGTCCTGTAATTGCCCAAACACCTCAAACAGTCTAGGGTGAGTGTTTCCTTGATTAATTTCTTCAGCAATTTTTTCAATTGCCATTCTGATAGTTTTTAACTGAAAGAAGATATTTTGAATACTTGAATTGTCTAGGATCTGTTTCTGCTTTACGTATTCATGTTTCTCAAGTACGCCAAGATCGACGTAGAACTTAAGCATTGAATTTGTGATATTCTTTGCCTGCTTTTCAAATTCAGAATTCATTTCAATAAAGTCTAATGGAGGAGCTGCTGCGATTTCCGCAAGCTGATCGTCTATATTATCTTCATCGTGATTTGGTCCACCTGAATAGGTGCTCAATAGAGACTCAAGCTCTCCCTTGATTTGAGCCTTCTTTTCTTTGGAGAATACTGGTCCAGCCATACATTAGTTTAGTCGATTTTCATTCTTATCTAGCGCTGGATTAGCGAAGATCTTGATTTGCTTAACTGCCTCAATATGCTCATACATATAAGCTTCTAAATAGGCAATGAACTCATCTAAGACTGGATTTGCTCCAAACATTTGATTCGAAAGGACTCGCTTCATTAGGGCATCTTTGTATTTGTAACCTAGATGAAGACGTTGGTCTTTTCTATTATACACTGTTTGGTATAGAGAGTTTCTTATCATAGTATGCCAGTATTTTTACGAACTACTTGTGCTTTAATTTGAATATTTAATGCACCTAATCCAGTATCGGAAAGGCCTTCAGCGTATGAGTTTCCTTGGCTGTCTTTCCAACCTCCTCGTAATACTGGGAATTCGTCTAGCCCAATAACAATATCGTTAAAGTCGTCAAGTCCAATAATCGAAGTAGAAGACGGGTTGGTTATTTTATCAAGCTCGTTAAGTTCACTTACGACATTAACGTTAACTGAGTCAACTCCATTAATTGCTTCAATTACTGAAATAAGATCACTCTTTGGTACACGGTCATGTCTTTTTAATTTAATAAAGTAGTTACCGATGGCGTCCGCTATATCAGACTTAACAATGTCAGTAGAAACATCGTCAAACATAATGATACTTACGTTTAGTGCGTACCTACTTATCTTAGGATCAAGTATTTTTAGATCAGACGAAATCATTTTTGTACCTGATTTTTCAATGTACTTCATTAACTCATTTTTCTGGAATGTTGTTAACTTAAAGTTACTTAACGGTAAGTTAAAGTAGTCAGTTCCATTATTAAACATTTGAGATACGTCTGGCACTAGGAATAAGTTAATCATTCTGGAATCTAGAATATTACCGTTTGCGTCCTGATCAAGGAATACTTTTATGGTTGAGAACATTTGCATCTTCTGCAAAAGAACTTCATAGTTATCAATATTTACTAGGGCAAAATTCTTTGAGGCTTTTGGCGCAATTAGTCTAGTTAAGTTAGGATCCTCCGGGTCAACTCCAAAATTTGGAGGACTTACTGTTACGATTGAAAAATAGTCATTCATTAAGATTTCTTCCCCAATTGGAGAGAATCCAGTATCAGTAAAAGTAAATTGTACTTGTCTTGGGTCGTCTACTTTTACGTTTCCGAAAGCGCCGTCCGTATTTAAGTATTCAACGACGATAGTTGATCCAGTATTAGGAATCTTTCCAAATGAGCCGTTTCCAAAATAGATGTCTAATCCATTTGTAATACCGGTTTTAGCAAGAAAGCATTTTCCGCCTCTTGGCATATCCAAAAGAGACTCGTATTTTTGCCATTTTTCACCATTTATATAAACGTTTACCATGAAATTATCTAGGTAAAAATTGTTAGGAGCTCCCATTTGATAACTCTCAAAAGGAATTCCCTTTGCCGTAAATGTTTGTGATTCGATTTGACCTTGTCTAATACTAAAAATAGCAGGAGTTTCTGTTCCAGTCAAGGCAAGTCTAACCTCTTCTTGCGTTAACTCAATTGCGTAAGTTAAGCCGTTATTTGCACAGGTGATTCTAAATAAATTATTGATTACGACCTTTGAGGCAGTAGGCTTTATTCCAGTTTTTCTGATTACTCTAATTTGACCAGTTGCACCGACTGCTCTGCTTGGATTGTGTCCAGCTAGGGTAGCTAGTGAATAGATTGATGAAACTCTACTTGCCTCATTGATATTTAGCTCTGTGATTGAATCTTCAATGTAATAAAAGATAAGTTGACTCAAGTTCTCAACTACGATCAATAACTGACCGAATGGAGAAGCCGCGGTGAATACTGAGCGACTCTGTTTAAAAGTAGTTTGTAAGAACTGGATACTCTCACTAAGAATATCGCGAACTCGTATGCGAAGACTGGTGAACAGCCTGAGGTTTGTATTTTGATTAGTAAGACCTGCCATTTAAAGTGTGACTTCTTTTAGGTTATTTATCAGTTGAGTAAAACGTTTATGAAGGGAAGCCTTTTGATAAATAAAGGAGTATAATAACATTATTATGGGGATGACCGGATTTGACAGGAATTATCGGTTACACCTGCACGCCGAGGAAGATGCTAAGACTCGTTAAAATGTATTAAAACTATAAGTGGCAACACTAATTTCTGGAGTCTAGTTAACGAAAGCGTTAACGCTCCTGTTACTGAAGAGCTTTTAGCTGCATAAGTGACCAAGCGGCAACTGCTTGACTAACCCAAAGTTGCAAAACCAGCATGGCGTAACGGCCAAGTCGAACCGTTACCGACTTTAGCTTTAAGTCGTTAAAGAATAAGATATTTGGTCCAGTTAGAAAATGGGACTAAGCGTGTAAACGAAGGTCTAATTAGAGGTTTTTTGGACGAGGGTTCGAATCCCTCCATCTCCACCACTTCGTAAAAGCCAGTCTCTAGGGATTGGCTTTTTTGGTAATGGTAGAATTGAATAATGTCTGATAAATAATTAGAAATTCAGTTTTACAATAAATGGCAAATGGAGTAAAGTATTCTACTGGCTCAACCCCAGCAGGTTGCCTTAGAAAGGGCAATATGTTACTCGCGGTCGGGCAGCAAGATTACGGGACGTCCTTTTATTCGGGAGTTAATCCACCGGCTGGCGGATACACGATTTACGTTAATAAGGCAACTTCTGGTCCAAGCATACACTGCCCTCGAACTGATGCTGAACTGATTAGATTAACTAATCAAATCGCTGGAGCAAATTACACAACAACAAGTCAGTGCTTTAGCTATTTAGCCTCGCAATCGGATAAGATAATAGTCGATTTAGCGTATCCTGATATTGCGACCTCTGGTTTACTTTTAAAGTTAGACTCAAGTTTTACAGCGTCATATCCTAAAACTGGAACTACTTGGTATGACATAAGCGGAAATAGTTCAAATGGAGTAATTTATAATGGCCCAATATGGAATTCGAATGGGTATTTTGAATTTGATGGGATCGATGACTATGTTGATACAAATAAAACTTTTCAATTTACTAGAGACAGTCAATTTTCAGTTTGTGGATTTATAAACATTAGAGATCATAAATCTAGAGCAAGCGCTGCTGCTGGTATTATAGGAAAGGGCCATTGGTACTCTAATAGTTGGGATGTTTGGTTAAGTAACGATAATCGAATTTACTTTGAAACTAATGGAAATAGTAATCCAAATAACGTTCATTTCCTATATAGTGATCCGTTAACAATAGACCGCTGGTATTTCTTCACCGCTATATATGAAAATGGTAGGAAACTTCTCTATCTCAACCACTCTCAATATGAAAACTTTGATGGAGGAGTCGGTGATTTCACGAACAATAATTCTGTATTAATTTCTAGGCGATATGATGACGTATATAGAAGCTTAATGGGATACGGGGCTAACTACTCAATATACGATAGGCAACTAGAGGAAACTGAAGTATTTCAAAACTATTACGGTGGAAATATTGCGCTAGACGGATTAGTCTTATCCGTAGATGGTGCAAATATTGTTTCTTATCCCGGAACCGGTTCTACTTGGTACGATATGACTCAAAGTGAGTACTCTGTTACTAATTGCAATATACAAAAGAGTAAAAATAACTACTATTCCTTATGGAGTAATGGAAATGACGCTGATGTTGCATCTTCCCCAATTCTAAACAATGACTATCATTCGGTAGAACTTCTGCTAATGTTTAAAGGCTCAGCGACCTATCCAAACGGATACACTGGCAGTTGGGAACAATTTTTCGGTTATTTCAGCGCAGGCTCAGATCGATCACCGGGCGTTTGGAGATTTCCGTCAGCTAGACTAATACACTGGCAATACGCTCCAGGATTCAACGGTCCTAATTTTGGAAAGAACTCAGCTAATGATGAGTTTGACCTAAATACTTATTATCATATCGTTGTAACAAAAGAAGGAGGCACCGTTAAAACTTACATAAATGGCGTTTTAACAAACACAGTCGGCGCCTCAAATCCTAAAACCGCAGGAGACTCGATTATCAGATTTTTTGACTATTACTCAGCCGATTTAATGGAAATTCAAGTATGCAGAATATACGAAAGAACCATATCTCAAGACGAGGTCTCTCTTAATTATGCAGCAGTAAAAAATAGAATGTAATAAAGATGGAACAAGTATATGGAAATTGTGCAGAATGTGAAACAAACGGGCCATTGGATAATCAAGGTTTGTGTTCGATTTGTGGTACTAAAGACAAATAATCATTTATAATAAATGCCAAATCTAATAAAATATTCAGTAGGTGCGACACCAGTAGGTTGCCTCAGAAAAGGCAATATGCTGATCGGCAATAATACAGCCGATTACGGGTCGACCTTTTTTAATGGTATCGATCCACCGACTGGAGGTTATACGATCTACTTGAATAAAGCATCACAGGGACCAAGTATTTACTGCCCAGAGAATGATGCTAAATTAATTGAACGTACTAACCAAATTGCTGGAGCTAGTTATACGACAGTTGCTCAATGCCTAGCCTATTTTGCTGGGCAAACAGATAAAATCGTGGTTAAGTCGAACTATGAGGGAATAGTTACTAGTGGGTTAGTTTTGAATTTAGACGCTGGTTTTTTACCGTCATACCCAACCACCGGAACTACTTGGTATGATGTAAGTGGAAATAATTCAAATGGAATATTGACAAACGGCCCTACGTTTAGTTCCGCAAATAGCGGTACAATTGTTTTTGATGGGACAAATGACTATGCTGATTTTATTGCACCAGGCTTAGGGACTACGACTACCGTAGAGATGTGGTGTAAAATCGGAGCGGCATACAGCGGTAGAATGTTCTTCGGTTGGGACCGTTATGATGTTTGGTGCGGTAGCGGTACTTTAGGATTCAATACGGCAGCAAGCGATGTTTATGGTATATCAGCATCCGCAGTTTCGGCATTAGGCTTAGTTAATAATTGGAAACATTATACTTTTGAAATGCGAAGTGATGTTGCATACACCAACAATAAAATTTATATTAACGGGGCTTCTCAAACACTATCGCAACAATTATCTTCTGAAAATGCTAGTGTTAGAAACTTTAATAGTGGTAACGGTAGAATCGCAATATGGAGGGCTACTGAAACATCATTTCAAATGCCAATGGAATGTGCTATATTTAAAGTTTATAATAGAGCATTAACTCAAAATGAAATAACTCAAAACTATAACACAACAAAGGCTAGATTTGGACTTTAATACACAACTAAAAATAAAAAAATAAAATAAAACAATAATGGCAGAACAATACGAAGACCGAAGATTTGTTATCTTTAATGTTAGCGAACTATCAACAATTGATTTTGATCAAGTATTTGAAACTTCAGCGGACACCGTTCGAAAGTCAGTTAACGGGACTTTGACTTTTGTAAAATACGACTTGCCGATGCCTTCATCAGTTACGGCATTAACTAGCCGATCACAGGAGTACACGTTTTCGCAAATCGTACCTATCTTGGCAACCTCGGCTTGGACAGATAGTTCAATAATGATACCGTAATCATACTCTAAATAAATAACTGTATGAAGACACTTAATACTGATGACATTTTCTTAAGAAATTTAACCATTGCTCTGCTTGATCTGCTTAATGGTGAAATGGAAATGAGCTTATCCCGTGAAGATCACAAGGACACTTTCAAGGTTCCATTCGTTTATAATTACGGAACTGACGAGGGATTCCTAAAGGATTTCTATATTGGACTTCCGGATAACTGCCGAATTCCGGTAGCTGAAGGAACCTATGACATTATCCCTAGAGGAATCGTTACTCTTTCTAGTTTCCAGGTAAAATCATCTGACATGACTAACAAATTTGTTAGAGGTAGTTTTACTGAAACTGAACGTGGATCAAACGATCAAAATATCTTAACTGGATACTCTGCTCAACTCTTCTCTATTCCATTAGCGGTTAAGTTCGATGTAAAGATTATATGTGATAACTTAAATAAAGCATTTAAAATCGCTGAAAATATGTTGACAATTAACTACTCAAACCGGGTGGTTTACTTTCAATACAATGGAGTTAGGATTCCAGCTCAACTGCAATTCCCTGCATCAGAAACAATTGATAAACAGTACAAATTCAGCTTAACCGATAGTAACAAAATTAATATTACTCTTTCAGTTGACGTTGAGACCTATTTACCGAGCTTCGAAAAGACCTCTAAACGTAAGAGCTCAAATGTAATGGAGCGAATTAACGTAAACCGTAAAATTGACGGTGGAGACTTAACGGTTGGTAGCGGTTGGACTGATCAGAATAGTTAATCAAAGTCTAATTCTAAATCGAAATTGTAATACTTAAACGTTGCAGTAAACGTTGTGAATTGTGGAGTGATTGATGAATAAGATAAATTCATTTCACTTAATGACGTTAGCATTGGTCGATTGAAAATAATCGAAGAAACTGCATAACCTTCATTGTTTAGAAGAGTCAGCCTGATTGGCTGAAAGAACGGGTGATTTCCATTTGACATTGCTGGCACGGATAGTGCTTGGCCTAATGAATTTCTTCCAGTATTTTCAGTAGAAACATTGGCTGGGTCCAAGTAGTTAAGAGCATTATCTAAAAAGATAAAGTAATTCAAATACGCGTCTGTTAACTTAAACGTCACCTTTAACTCTCTAGTAAATTGATCAGCTATTGGTTTTGAGCTCTGTAATTCTTGAGTTTTTCCAAGTGTCCTAGTTTGAGTAGGAAGAACTGAACTAAATCCTGGAAAGTTTACACTTTGCACAGTGGATGCCATAAAGTCCGGAAGAGACTTGTAAGGTAGCAGCAGATTTCTGTAATATTTACTGTACTTCTCCTGTACAGCAGAATTAAAGAAATCTGCTGGAAAGTTTATAAAAAAGCTGTTCTGTCTAGAATTAAGTATCATATAGAATTATCTATACGAGAATTTTCTTAAGTTCAGCGATTACTTGTTCGCTAGTTATCAATTTAGAACACTCAAATTGGCGACTAGTTCCTTTATGATCAGGGCACCAATTCCAGTCTCCGGCATCAAGTCTCAAACGATTGGCACAGCCTGAGCATGCACCAGCCGGGGCAGCTAATTTAACAATTCCATTATCAGGTTCGTTGTAGGGTTCAGTAAATCCAGATACTTGAATGGTTGGGACGTTTGCTGCCCACGCTAACCAAGTTAAGCCGCTGCTTATTCCAATGAATGCTTGACACTCAGATATGTTTTTAACAGCCTCCTCGATTGAACCTTCCGGTAACTTAGCGGCTCCGATTGGATGGCTATTTCCCATATATCCATCGTGTTCTCTTGACATAATGACTGGTTCATATCCATTTTGTAATAACCAGTCAGTAACCTCCTGCCAGCCATTTGGATTGTTCCAATATTTGGCTTGAGCAGTTCCGTGAATTCCTAAACCTACTTTTTTAGTGACAGTAGATCGGTCGTATGTTTTAATTAAAGGCTTGATTTCAGTGTAGTCTAATCCTAAAATATCAGCAGCAGTTCTCTGTAATGGACCCAACTTAAAATCTCTAGGATTCATTGCTGAATCGAACACTTCGTTATTATTGTACCATCCGATTTTATACATTGCATAAAGGCCTGTTATACTGGAACCGGGTGCAACTAATTCGATTTCCGGATATTGCTCAGCAAATAAGTTATTCCAAAAAGTAGAGCAAACAACTTTACAATTATGTTTCTTTCTGAATTCTTCAACGTAAGGGAACCATGCTAAATTATCACCTAGCGCCTTAGAGTCAAGTGAAATATAAACCTTCTTTCCAGCAATATTATAATTAATTTCTTCAATGACTTCGCTGTTCTGATCAAGTATTTGAATTTTCCAATCTTTAAAGTATTTAGAGTAGGTTTTTGCCCAAGTTTTATTACCTAGAGTAGTTAAAAATTCTTCTGAACCAGTTACATTATTTATGAATTTAACTGGGTACTTAAAACTTGATGATGTTTCGATTTCAACATAGGCTCCATCCATAAAATTATAATAAACAGTTGGACTCTCTGCGTCTGAGAAAAGGGTTAATCGATTCATTACGATAAATTCAGATAGGTCGTTTTGTAAAAACTCAGAATAAACGCTCTTTCCTAAATAATTAACGGTTGCCGTTAATCCCTTTTGGTATTTACCTAGATCAACTAATGAGTAACCGTCTTTCTGTAAGGTTACGAATTTTACAAATTTACCGTATCTAACTTCCAGTAAATAGTCGCTATCTGCTTTTTCTTCGTGAAATCCTGAAATTAGGTGTAGGTATAAATTTCCATTATCACTCGCAGCTGGATAGATTTGGAATTTACCATCATCTCTTAAGATACCGTCTCTATTCCAAACAGCTTGAGTATTTAATTCGTTTGAGTTCGCAATATACTCGGTGTGACCTATGTTAGTTGTAAATTTTCTTAAGTATTCAAGAAATACTCTCTCTAACTGCCAGCCCTTTGGCTTATTTGTAAAGTATTCGCGTTTTGTTTTTATTTGATCCATCATCTTAACGGCGATATCCGTCTTTATCGAAAAGATGAAAGTTGCCATGAAAGGCGACAATTGAGTGTCTACACTTGAACCTTCGTGATATTCATAGATAATAGCATCATGCAATTTTGATTTTTCCAAGAAGGCTTGTCTGTATTGGAATGTATCGATTAGGTTATCGTATTCCATGAAGTGAATCATTTTCTTTCCTAGGAATTTACAGAAATTAAAAGCAATCGTCATTGATGTCCATATTGCATAATCATGATGGTACGGCATTGCATTGTCAACTTGATAATCTGCAAATCTGGTCCATCTACCGCTTGATACTGAATGATCTTCAAATTCTGAATTTAAAAGTAGTGGATTTTCTTTATCAAAGATATAGTAATCAACCAATTTTTGAATTTCAGGCTTTATTGCATAGTGAGATACTAATAGGATTGGGATACCTGCAAATTCTCTAAGTTTTGAAATACACTCAATTAGGTCCTGCTCTTTTTCTGGAGTATTAGGCCACGTGTCTAAAACAAAAATGTCATCCTTATATTCTTCGGAAATAATAATGGATTCTGGAGTAGGCTTATTATAGAGTTGGTCATTCTTAATTCCGCCCTTTACTCCAAAGAAATAGAGATCTCCAGGATGAGCTGTATATTCAAAGACTCCGTCTGGAAATGCTTGCTCAAAACCTTTAACTTCACGAATGGCCGCTTCAGTTAAATTCTTATAATAGTCAGACCATTCTTCTGAAATATTCGCAAGCAGTGGAGCGGCTGAACTGCCGTCTGATCTGCGAGTTCCGTGTTCAGGTCTACCAGTTGAAGCACATGTAAAAATGAATGCTCCTCCAGGTTTTAGCATTCGGATAATATTCTGTAGCGATTTCTCATAGAACATGTCGTGTTCAAATACTTCAGTTGAAATAATAAGATCAAACTGTTCGTTTGGTGCATCGTATAGATGAGCGACTTGAATAACGTCTACGTTTGGACCTTCACCTACATCTAATCCAATATAGTTACAATCGGTTAAGAAGAATCGGTTATTTCCATTAATATCAAGAGATCCGATATCTAGGACCTTTTTTCCAGTGAAATACTGCGGAAATACTTCACTCATTTTTTTACAAAATTCTTGCTGTTGAGGATGTGCCATTTGTTAATTATCTTTTTGTTATAATAGTTATACCGTTTAGGAAATTTACAGATTCAATATCTGTTCTGATTTCCAAACCTTTTTCTTTTGTTTGTTTAGTTAGGAAGTCTTCTCTTCGTGCATGAACGTTCCAAAATTCTTCCTGCATTTGACCGTTAAAGTTAACATCGTCTACTAGCTTTTTGCAGAATTCAATTGACGAACCTGGATGCATAAAGCCGCCTTCCCAATCTTCCCAATACGAAGTTGAAGTATCTTCAATAACGTAGACTCCTTCAGGTTTTACGTAGTCAATTAGATTATTAAATGAGATAATTACATGTCGATTGATATGTGAACCGTCATCAAGTACCATATCAAATGGTCCCCATTTTTTAGCGACCCAATTTAAGAACTGAGGATCGTCTTGTGAACCTATTTCAACAAAAACATTTTTACTAGAGTCTTCGTATTGTTTACATGAAGGTTCAATATCAATTCCTATAATTGTTGCATTTGGATAGTATTCTCTCCAAGTCGAAAGAGATTCTCCGTGAAGAACTCCGATTTCAAGAATGGTTAAAGGTTCTAATCGATTGAACGGTAACCATTTTTCGTACTTTTCACAGTAATTGTGAATTTCTGAAGATTTGTCTGTGCCTTTAGACTTGGCAATAGTATTTAGTGATCTCATATAAGAGTATGGGTTATTTCCAAAAGTAGATTAATTGTAGTGCATTATTGTAGCCGCACATTAGCATGTAAGAATTAAAACCTAGTTTATTTAGTCGACTAACGAAATTGTTTCTAAGGTCTTCATTAAACCCTAAGTGTTCGTGATGGTACTCTACTGCGATATTTCTGATCTTTGATAAATTCTCATCGCTTATTCCATTTAGCGCAATAATTTCAGAGCCTTCAATATCTACCTTTAAAAAGTCAATTCGGTCGATTAATTTATTCTCCAGAATGAAATCTAAGGTATATAAGTTTACGTCGTATTGGGTCTGTAATGGATCTTTATGATGCCATAAGTTAGATCCCCCTAGGTGAGAACTTTCAGTAAGAGTTAAGGTTCCCAAGTTATCAGCAATTGCTGCATTAAATAGGACCGCATTTTCTGGAGCATTCTGTTTTAAGATTTCAAAGTATCGACGATCAGGCTCGAAAGTTACAATTTTACTTGCGCCCATGTGATATGCATATCGGGTAAAGATTCCAAGATTACCGCCCAAATCCACAACAACATCGCCGGGTCTAACCTTAACTTCTCCATGTTCGTAATCTTTTAGATTATAGATCTCATGATAGATTGCGTAATCCCAACCGTATTGATGAGCAATATCCATTGTTCCTCCTGGTACATCTTTAATTGAGCCAAGATTTTTGATTTCATTTTTACCAACAAAGAAGTATTCAGTATCGTGGAAGTTTTTATCACGCTGAGTCTCGATATAGTCTGTCATAACCGTTGCGAATCCAAGATCTTTATTTCCATGAAAGTAGAGAATATTTGATTTATCTTTAGGTACGAATTGCCAGCCGAATATTTTTCCAAAGTTCTTTGGGCCAGAGTCTCTCCAAAACGAGATAAAGTGTTCCATTGCTTTGCCAGTTGTTCCCAATAAGTCGCCGTCCCATTCTGAGACATCAAAGTTTGAAATTGGCAAAAATGTCGTAAAATTGTGTTTACTTCTCAAGTAATTATCGAGACCTTCATCGTTCCATTGTAGTAATTCGTCGTATTGGTCAAGCGGTGTTTCTTTGTACATTTTAAGAATCTCATCAAAGAACCAGGTACACTCTTTATTGTAGACGTACATGCAAATATGAGCCTTTGTAAATAACCTCTTGACACCATCTCGGTCGCAGATACTTTGGTTAAATAATTGTCTTCCACGAAGTCCGTCTTTTCTGGTAAAGAAGCCAATAAAATCGTCCTGTATGTGAACGTCTGGAATTGGATAATTTGTAATCTGGCTAAAGTACTTAACGATATTGTCAATATTATAATTTGCAACAATATCTCCGTCTAACCAAACTAAATTCTCGAAACTTTCTTGAATAGCTGCTTCTTTACACGCATACTGTTTCCAATACCATTTATCGTGTTCTGAATGATATGGAATACTTAATGTTCGGCTAATAACGTTTGGATGATTAAACGGAACTTCACAGTCTATTCCATATACGAGAATTTTACGATTTGAGAATTTAGCTAACGATATAACTAATTTCTCAATGATTGGCATGTATGCTAGATTACCACAGGTCACCCATGCAAAGTCAGTTGAGTATTCAATTGACTGCGGGCTAATAAGTTCCTGAATGTGATCTTGTGCGATCGTGGCAGCATTCTGCCAAGTAAATTCATTTCTAATTTGTTCTGATTCCATTAATGCTGATTTTTTATAATTTTCAAACTGGTCGTAAACTAGTCTAAGTTTTATTTGAAGATCTGAGAAATTAGGCTCACAGAAATTACCTGGAGTATTCTGATTCCAAGACTCCTCATTTGCTACACCTGCTGGAACTTCGCCAATAATTGAAACTGGAATACCCTTACCTTGAGCAAACTGCAGTTGTGCTCCCCAATTTGAGTACATTGATGGAACTCCGCATGACATTGCCTCAATTAATGGAAGATTCCAGCCTTCACTTCTGGCACATGACACAAAAACGTCAGCCGACTTAAGTAGTTTTACGTAATCTTCTTTTGACTGATGGTGTAGTACTTTAATTCCTGAATGAGAAAGCTCAAACTTAGCTAATCTCTCCTCAGTAGAAGAGAGGCCGTCCGTTGCAAATCGATTATCTACGCTAATGACAAGCTCAACATTCTCATCTTGTGAAAAGGTTTCAGTAAAAGCTCTGATAATTTCTTTGGTTGACTTACGATATTCCCAGCGACCCACTACGACAAATCGGAAAGGCCTGTTCTCTGGAAAAGCCGAATCCGGTGAGGTCGGTTTAAACATCTCAGTGTCTACTCCCTCTGGTACAACTTTTACTTTATGTGATGCGATTCCTTGCTCAATTGTGCACTGTTTTTGCCATTCACTAGGAACCCAAACTTGATCGAACTTTTTAAGTTGAGCAAAGAAGTCTTCAGGTTGTCTAGTTGTTTCCCATACATTGTATGCAATTGATGGACCTGAGTAATCTTGGCTAAAGTACAGGTGACCTGTGTCATTTAGCACAATATTAACAGTTGGCTCAGTAGATTGAATTGGGTACTTCAAGTATAGAGGAAACTCCGCATGACCTGTTTGAGTACCTAACGTTTGTTCAGATAACATCGTCTTTAACTCAGAGTCTATATAATACTCCCCATTGTGAGGCTCATCGTCATTGTAACCTTTCCATGAATCGCCGATCGTCCAATTTCTAACTGAAACTGGCGTTAATTGATTTAGAGCTTTAAAGAAATTTCGTGAATGGCAATTATATCCGGTATCGCCTATTATTGAAGTGTGAGCTTTGATTAGAGTCATTGACTTGATAATTGTTTCTATTTTATACTCGATTTTTATATTTTGTTTAGGTAAACCGTAAAAAATATTTAAGTATAAAAGTAAAAACACAAAGATACGTGGAACGAAGATTAATGTTTCCTCAAAAAGAGGTAGAATTATTGAACTGGTACTGGTTTAGCGAGGGCTTCTCAGCGGAAGAAATTGATAGAGTTCGCAAAGTATCAGAACTTTTTGAATATCATCAAGCTGTTACTTTTGGAAATCAAGGAGAAAACCATAAAATTAGAAAGAGCAAAATTAAATGGTTAGGCGAGAATAACGAATCGACTAAATGGATTTATGATAAGTTGATGGAATTTGCAATAATTGCAAATCGAGAACTTTGGAATTTTGACCTAATATCAATAATTGACTCAATCCAGTACACTGAATATTATGAAGGTGGTGGTCACTATGATTACCATGTAGATCTTGGACCAGGTTCAGCATCTCACCGGAAAATTAGTATTGTTGTACAATTAAGCGACCCTTCTGAATACGAAGGCGGCGATTTTGAAATACTTAAAGGAATAACTCCTGATAAATTGCCCCGAAATAAGGGAGCAACTATTTTATTCCCAAGTTACCTATTACATAGAGTAACTCCAGTAACCAAAGGAATTAGGCGAAGCCTAGTTATTTGGATAGGAGGAAATTCATTAAGATAAAGTTACGGGAGAGTCAAAGACTCTCCCTTTTTGTTACGCGGCAGTTAAGCCTAATGAAGTAAGAACTTTTCCAATTAGCACAGAGTCGTCTGTTCCCCAATCTGAAATACTTGTTAAGAGCCTGTCTCCGCTACAAATTGCAACCTCACTTGAATCAAGTATCTGAAACATAACTTTTACCGAAGTTGAATTCAATTTATAGTGTACAGAGAAGATGCTTAATGTTACTCCAGTTTTTCCAAGAATAGTTATTGGGTTTATCGATATTGTAGTATTTTCCATTTTACTTTATTTTATTTTTAATACGTATTACATTGGTATAACATTAACAAGTAATCCGTTGACAAATTGCAACAGCATCATAGATCGACCATCAAAAACCATTATATCACCAGTATAGCCGCCTCCGCTGCCTCCGCCGCCTCCATCCGCACCAGGAGGTCCGGGTGCTCCAGCAGGTCCAGTTCCTCCAGGAGTTCCAGCAGGTCCAGCAGGCCCGGCTGGACCAGTTAATCCGGTAGGTCCAGTTAATCCAGTAGGTCCTTGAATTCCTTGAGGACCTGGGGCACCAGCAGGACCAGTTCCTCCAGGTGAACCGTCTCTACCTGAAGTACCTGAAGAACCGGCTTCTCCCCTAGGCCCTTGAATTCCCTGAGGTCCAGTTGCTCCAGCTGGGCCAGTTAATCCAGTAGGGCCAGTTAATCCAGTAGGTCCAGTATTACCAATTGGACCCTGAATTCCTTGAGGACCAGTAGCTCCAGTAGGACCAGTTATTCCACTTGTACCGGAAGAGCCTGCTTTTCCAGAAGTACCTGAGCTACCTGGTGCTCCAGCTAATCCAGTAGGTCCAGTTGCCCCAGCCGGGCCTTGAATTCCCTGAGGTCCAATTGGGCCAGTTAATCCAGTAGGTCCTTGAATTCCTTGAGGACCTGTTCCGCCAGGTGAACCGTCTCTACCGGAAGTACCAGAAGAACCATTTTCTCCCCTAGGGCCTTGAATTCCTTGAGGACCAGTTAATCCGGTAGGGCCGGTTAATCCAGTAGGTCCAGTATTACCAATTGGACCCTGAATTCCTTGAGGACCAGTAGCTCCAGTAGGACCAGTAGCACCGGTTGGACCAGTTATTCCGCTTGTTCCAGAAGTACCTCTTGTTCCAGAAGAACCTGAGCTACCTGATGCACCAGCAGGTCCGATTGGGCCGGTTGCTCCGGCTGGACCTTGAATTCCTTGAGGACCAGTAGCACCAGTTGGACCAGTTGCCCATGATCCATATCCTGAACCTGAATACCAAGTATGACCGGTTGGTATAGTAGTAAATCCAGGATTCCATTTTAGTGAGCTATTATCTCCGTTTGATGCACATATAAAGATCCATGTATCTGAGGGTCTTTGAGTGTCCGTATATGATTTAACTATTAAATAACTTGCGTTATAGGGACTAGCCATTCCCCTAGGAGGTGCATAGTATAGAGCAGACCATGTTCCAAGAGCAACTGTTTCTGGGCCAATATCGAAATGACCAGCTGTTCCGAAAGCTTTAGCGACAGGTATCGCAATTACTCTACCTGACCAAGTGACATTATTTCCGTCCCATGATACGTTACCTCCACCCGAGACAGTCCATGTTGCATTAACTGTGTCGTATTCAGTTGGGCCCTGAGGTCCAGTAGGTCCAAGAGGTCCAGTAGGTCCAAGAGGACCAATCGGACCAGTTGCTCCACTTGTACCGGAAGTACCTCTTGTTCCAGAAGAACCTGAGCTACCTGGTGCTCCAGTTGGACCAAGAGGACCAGTTGCTCCAGCTGGACCTTGTATTCCTTGAGGACCAGCAGGTCCGATTGGACCAGTTGCTCCACTTGTACCGGAAGTACCTCTTGTTCCAGAAGAACCTGAGCTACCTGGTGCTCCAGTTGGACCAAGAGGACCGGTAGGACCAAGAGGACCAGTTAATCCAGTTGGGCCAGTTTGACCGCTAGTTCCTGAAGAACCATTTGCTCCAGCTGGACCTTGGATTCCTTGAGGACCAGTAGGCCCAAGAGGTCCAGTAGCTCCAGCTGGACCTTGAATTCCTTGAGGACCGGTTGGACCGGTTATTCCACTTGTACCAGAAGTACCTCTTGTTCCAGAAGAACCTGAACTACCTGGTGCTCCAGTTGGGCCGATTGGGCCAGTAGCTCCAGTAGGACCAGTTGGTCCAGTTATTCCGCTTGTTCCAGAAGAACCATTTGAACCTGAAGTTCCAGAAGCACCTGACATACCGCTTGTTCCTGAAGAACCAGTAGGACCAGTCGCTCCAGTTGGACCAGTATTACCAATTGGACCTTGAATACCCTGAGGGCCAGTTGGTCCAGTTATTCCACTAGTTCCAGAAGAACCGTTTGTTCCGGCTGGACCTTGAATACCCTGAGGACCGGTTGGTCCAGTTATTCCACTTGTACCAGAAGTACCAGCAGTTCCTGAAGTACCTCTTGTTCCAGAAGAACCTGAGCTACCGGGTGCTCCAGTAGGTCCAGTTGCTCCAGTTGGACCTTGAATTCCTTGAGGACCAGTTGGACCAGTTATTCCACTTGTACCAGAAGTACCAGCAGTTCCTGAAGTACCTCTTGTTCCAGAAGAACCTGACGAACCGGATGTACCTGAAGTACCTCGTGTTCCGGAAGAACCTGAACTGCCGTTTGAGCCTGACGTTCCGCTTGTTCCAGAAGAACCTGCGGCTGACACCCAAGAGGTTCCATTAAACCTATAAATGTTTTTATCTGCTCGATTGTAGAGAATCGCGCCTTCCTTTGCATTAGCTCGACCTCTACTTATATTATCAACTAGAGTTAGAGCAAAACCGTTTACGCCGGAGGTTCCAGCGGTTCCGCTTGTACCTTCTCCAAATTCTACTCCGCCTGGTGCATTAATTTTATAACTACTCATTTATATTCTATTTTTTATGGAAGCATTCCATTACTTATTATTTCATATCTAGCTGCTAATGTAATACGATTATTGGCATTATTGTTAATCTTTACAGCAAGATCAGTTCCACCGGCTCCGACTGTAATTGTGGCAGTCCATAGGGATGCATCTTGAGCAACAACAATTTCGGTGAAACCTGCACCTACTAGTGAAAGAGCACCGGCTATATTCTTAACCGCTCCAGTGTAGTGGCGATAATCAGTTGAACCGGTAACCTCTTCAGAACCTACTACGTATAATTCAATACCGTATATTCGATTAGGGGTTGGAAAGTCAAATAGGATAGGTGTACCTGGATCAATGAATAATTGACCAGCTGCCATGGGGTTAATCCGTCCAGAATAGAGTACTCCATTATGAACTAATTTTTCGCGATCGTCAGATGCAGACTGTTTACCGTAAATGTATTCTTTAGGTCGACCGTCATATAGTGCAACTGGTCCTAATAGTAAAACATCATTAGTATCGTCTTCTCTAATATCGAAAGTTGAATCTTCAATAGTAGTCCCAGAAGCACCGTATGTTACGTATGTATTAAATGTACCGGACGTTGTGATTGACGTACCTGATGTTCCAGCTGAACCTGAAGTACCAGAAGTACCTCTTGTTCCAGAAGAACCTGAAGTACCTGAAGAACCTGTTCCACCAGGTGCACCAGTTGCTCCACTAGTTCCAGAAGTACCAGAAGTACCTCTTGTTCCAGAAGAACCAGACGAACCGGATGTTCCAGCCGTACCGCTTGAGCCGTTTGAACCAAATGTTACAAACGAAATTGTATAGTTTATTCCATTCGTTAGTGTTCCATTTGCGGCGATTGGCGCAAGTCCAAGATCAAACCATGTTGTGTTATTGGTAATTGAAATAAGTCTGTAAATACCTATTATGCTATTATTACCAACTTCGGTAATTTGAATTAAGCTATTAGAGGTTATTAATGATAACCAGGTTGCGTAGTTTACACTAGCAGAAGAAGTTGTAGATACGCTAAGTTTAGCTAGCGCAGCGAAGGTAGCACTATCTGTTCTAAAGAATGTTGCTCCAGGGTTAGAGTGTGCTGGTATACTTGAATCAAATAACCATCTACCGCTATTTGAACCGTCAATACCGGCAATACCAGTCGCTCCGGATGTTCCGCTTGAGCCGTTTGAACCAGAAGTACCAGAAGTACCTCTTGTTCCAGAAGAACCAGAAGAACCATTTGAACCAGAAGTACCAGAAGAACCAGAAGAACCATTTGAACCAGAAGTACCAGAAGAACCAGAAGTACCAGAAGTACCTCTTGTTCCAGAAGAACCAGAAGAACCATTTGAACCAGAAGTACCAGAAGAGCCTGATGTACCAGACACTCCGTCTATACCGGAGGTTCCGCTTGAACCAGCTGATCCTGAAGTACCACTTGAGCCGTTTGAACCAGAAGTTCCAGAAGTACCGCTTGTGCCTCTTGTTCCAGAAGAACCTGAGCTACCATTTGAACCGGAAGTTCCGCTTGATCCATTTGAACCTGAAGTTCCTGATGTACCTGAAGAACCGTTTGAGCCGCTTGTTCCAGAAGAACCTGAGCTACCATTTGAACCGCTTGTTCCACTTGATCCATTTGAACCAGATGTTCCAGACGTTCCAGAAGAACCGTTTGAACCGGATGTACCTGAACTTCCAGCTGAACCTGATGTTCCAGAAGAACCGTTAGAACCGGAAGTACCTGATGTTCCACTTGAGCCGTTTGCACCAGAAGTACCTGATGTACCGCTTGATCCATTTGAACCTGAAGTACCTGATGTACCACTAGTACCTCGTGTCCCAGACGAACCTGAGCTACCATTTGAACCGGATGTACCTGAAGAACCTGAAGTTCCGGATACTCCGTCTATACCAGAAGTTCCGCTTGAACCGGAAGTACCTGAAGTACCAGAAGTACCTCTTGTTCCAGAAGAACCAGAAGAACCATTTGAACCGGAAGTACCAGATGTACCTGAACTTCCATTAGAACCTGACGTACCTGAAGTACCTGAGCTACCATTAGAACCCGAAGTTCCACTTGATCCATTTGAACCAGAAGTACCAGATGTTCCAGAAGAACCGTTAGAGCCGGATGTTCCGGAAGTTCCGCTTGATCCATTTGAACCAGATGTACCTGAAGTTCCACTTGAGCCGTTAGAACCAGATGTTCCTGAAGTACCAGAAGTACCTCTTGTTCCAGAAGAACCTGAACTACCGTTTGAACCTGAAGTACCAGAGCTTCCATTCGAACCAGAAGTACCTGAAGAACCACTTGTACCACTTGAGCCGTTTGAACCTGACGTTCCAGAAGAACCATTTGAACCTGAAGTTCCCGAAGTTCCCGAAGAACCATTTGAACCTGAAGTTCCAGAAGAACCATTTGAACCTGATGTACCTGATGTGCCTGAAGAACCGGCTGTTCCAGAAGTACCGCTTGTACCGCTTGTACCTCTTGTTCCAGAAGAACCTGAGCTACCATTTGAACCTGACGTACCGGAACTACCATTTGAACCGGAAGTACCTGACGAACCTGAAGTTCCTGATACTCCATCTATACCAGATGTTCCACTTGATCCGTTTGAACCTGACGTTCCAGATGTACCAGATGTTCCTGAAGTACCTCTTGTTCCAGAAGAACCGGAGCTACCGTTTGAGCCTGACGTACCTGAACTTCCATTTGAACCTGAAGTTCCGCTTGTTCCAGAAGAACCATTTGAACCAGATGTTCCTGAAGTTCCAGAAGAACCATTTGAACCGGAAGTACCAGAGGTTCCACTTGATCCATTTGAACCGGAAGTACCAGAGGTTCCACTTGATCCATTTGAACCAGATGTACCTGATGTACCGCTTGTGCCTCTTGTTCCAGAAGAACCGGAGCTACCGTTTGAGCCTGAAGTACCTGAACTTCCATTTGAACCTGAAGTTCCGCTTGTACCTGAGCTACCATTAGAACCGCTTGTACCTGATGTACCAGATGTACCAGAAGTACCTCGTGTTCCAGAAGAACCGCTTGATCCGTTAGAGCCTGATGTTCCAGAAGAACCTGATGTTCCAGATACTCCATCTATACCAGAAGTTCCAGAAGATCCATTAGAACCTGAAGTTCCAGAAGTACCGCTTGTTCCTCTTGTTCCAGAAGAACCACTTGAGCCGTTTGAACCTGAAGTACCACTTGAACCATTTGAACCTGAAGTCCCGCTTGAGCCGCTTGAACCGTTTGAACCTGATGTTCCAGATGTTCCACTTGATCCATTTGAACCTGATGTACCAGAGCTTCCATTAGAACCAGAAGTACCTGACGTACCTGAGCTACCGTTTGAACCTGAAGTACCTGACGTACCTGAGCTACCGTTTGAACCAGACGTACCTGAGCTACCGTTTGAGCCGCTTGATCCTGAAGTACCAGAAGTACCTGATGCTCCAGATGCGCCGCTTGTTCCAGATGAACCGTTTGAACCGGAAGTACCAGCTGTACCGCTTGTTCCAGAAGTTCCAGAGCTACCATTTGAACCTGATGTTCCTGAAGTGCCGGAAGAACCATTAGAACCTGAGGTTCCAGAAGAACCGTTTGAACCTGAAGTTCCACTAGTTCCAGAAGAACCATTTGAACCGGAAGTACCAGCTGTACCTGAAGTACCACTAGTTCCTCTTGTTCCAGAAGAACCACTTGAGCCGTTAGAACCACTTGAACCGGAAGTACCTGAGCTTCCATTTGAACCGGAAGTACCAGCAGAACCTGAAGTTCCTGATACTCCATCTATACCTGATGTTCCACTTGAACCTGACGTACCTGAGGTACCGCTTGTACCTGAAGTACCTCGTGTTCCAGAAGAACCTGAGCTACCATTTGAACCACTTGTTCCAGAAGAACCGTTTGAACCTGATGTTCCACTTGAGCCGGAAGTACCTGAAGAACCTGAAGTACCAGCTGTTCCGGAAGAACCGTTAGAACCAGATGTTCCGGAAGAACCATTTGAACCGGAAGTACCGGATGTTCCACTTGATCCGTTTGAACCTGAAGTACCACTTGATCCGTTTGAACCTGATGTTCCGCTTGTTCCTGAGCTACCGTTAGAACCAGAAGTCCCGCTTGTTCCTGAAGAACCGTTAGAACCAGAAGTCCCAGAAGATCCATTTGAACCGGACGTCCCGCTTGTTCCTGAAGTCCCGCTTGTACCGGATGTTCCTCTTGTTCCAGAAGAACCTGAGCTTCCATTTGAACCAGAAGTTCCACTTGAGCCGTTAGAACCTGATGTTCCAGCTGAACCTGAGGTTCCGGATACACCGTCTATACCTGAAGTACCTGAAGAACCGGACGTTCCAGCTGTACCACTTGTTCCGGATGTACCTGAAGTACCTCTTGTTCCAGAAGAACCTGAGCTACCGTTAGAACCAGAAGTTCCCGAAGAACCGTTTGAACCAGAAGTACCTGATGTACCTGAGCTACCATTTGAACCAGACGTGCCAGATGAACCGTTTGAACCTGAAGTTCCAGAAGTACCTGAACTTCCATTAGAACCTGAAGTTCCACTAGTTCCAGAAGAACCATTAGAACCTGAAGTTCCACTAGTTCCAGAAGAACCATTAGAACCAGAAGTACCTGAAGTACCGCTTGTACCTGAAGTACCTCTTGTTCCAGAAGAACCGCTTGAGCCGTTTGAACCACTAGTTCCAGAAGAACCGTTTGAACCTGAAGAACCTGATGTACCAGAGCTACCATTTGATCCTGAAGTTCCGCTTGTTCCAGAAGTACCAGAGCTACCATTTGAACCTGAAGTACCAGCTGAACCTGATGTTCCAGAAACACCGTCTATACCTGACGTTCCAGAGCTACCATTTGAGCCTGATGTACCTGATGTTCCAGAAGTACCTCTTGTTCCAGAAGAACCAGAAGAACCATTTGAACCAGAAGTTCCACTTGAGCCGGAAGTTCCTGAAGAACCTGAAGTTCCAGCGGTTCCAGAAGAACCGGAAGTACCGCTTGAGCCATTAGACCCAGAAGTTCCGCTTGTTCCAGAAGAACCTGAGCTTCCATTAGAACCAGATGTACCGGATGTACCAGTTGAACCTGATGTACCAGATGTTCCAGCAGTACCGCTTGAACCATTAGATCCAGAAGTTCCAGAAGAACCTGAAGTTCCAGACGAACCGTTTGATCCTGAAGTACCTGAAGTACCCGAGCTACCGTTTGAACCGGAAGTTCCTGATGTTCCAGAGCTTCCATTAGAACCAGAAGTTCCAGAAGATCCATTAGAACCAGATGTACCAGAAGTACCTGAAGAACCTGAAGAACCGGAAGTTCCGCTTGAACCGGATGTTCCTGACGTACCTGAACTTCCATTTGAACCAGAAGTCCCAGATGTTCCTGAAGAACCATTAGAACCCGATGTTCCTGAAGTACCTCTTGTTCCAGAAGAACCAGAAGAACCATTTGAACCAGAAGTTCCAGAAGTACCAGCAGAACCTGACGTTCCTGATACTCCATCTATACCTGATGTTCCGCTTGAACCTGAAGTACCTGAAGTACCTCTTGTTCCAGAAGAACCTGAAGAGCCATTTGAACCAGAAGTTCCAGAAGAACCGTTTGATCCTGAAGTACCTGAAGTACCTGAACTTCCATTTGAACCTGAAGTCCCAGATGTTCCGGAAGAACCGTTTGACCCGGAAGTTCCAGAAGTACCTGAGCTTCCATTTGAACCGGAAGTACCTGATGTTCCTGAAGTACCCGATGTTCCTGAGCTACCATTTGAACCTGATGTACCTGAAGTACCAGAGCTTCCGTTTGAACCAGAAGTTCCAGATGTTCCAGAAGAACCATTTGAACCGGACGTACCGCTTGTTCCAGAAGAACCATTTGAACCTGATGTTCCGGATGTTCCAGAAGTACCTCTTGTTCCAGAAGAACCAGACGAACCGTTTGAACCAGAAGTTCCGGAGCTTCCATTTGATCCTGAAGTACCAGCTGAACCTGACGTTCCTGATACTCCATCTATACCGGAAGTTCCCGAGCTACCACTTGTACCTGAAGTACCGCTTGTTCCAGAAGTACCTCGTGTTCCAGAAGAACCTGAACTTCCATTTGAACCGGAAGTTCCTGATGTGCCAGAGCTTCCATTAGAACCAGAAGTTCCAGAAGAACCGCTTGTACCACTTGATCCGTTTGACCCTGAAGTTCCAGATGTTCCAGAAGAACCGTTTGAACCTGATGTACCTGAAGTTCCAGAAGATCCATTAGAACCAGATGTACCAGAAGATCCATTAGAACCTGAGGTTCCAGAAGAACCTGAAGTACCGGATGTACCATTTGAACCATCTACTCCGCTTATACCTGAAGTACCAGAAGTACCTCGTGTTCCAGAAGAACCTGAGCTACCATTTGAACCACTTGTTCCAGAAGAACCGTTTGAACCTGAAGTTCCACTTGATCCGTTTGAACCTGAAGTTCCAGAAGAACCATTAGAGCCTGAAGTACCAGCAGAACCTGAAGTTCCAGATACTCCATCTATACCGGAAGTACCAGAAGAACCGGCTGTTCCGGAACTTCCATTTGATCCTGAAGTACCGCTTGAGCCGTTTGAACCAGAAGTACCTGACGTTCCTGAGCTGCCGTTTGAACCTGAAGTTCCAGCTGTTCCAGAAGAACCATTAGAACCGCTTGTCCCAGAAGTACCTGAGCTACCATTAGAACCAGATGTTCCACTTGAGCCGTTTGAACCAGAAGTACCGGCGGTTCCTGAGGTTCCAGACGTACCTGAAGTTCCTGAGGTTCCGCTTGTACCAGTCGATCCTGACGTTCCGGATGTTCCGCTTGTACCAGCAGTGCCTGATGAACCTGATGTTCCAGAAGAACTTGAAATTTGGCCAGTTGAGGTTAACACAAAAGAGTAATTTTGAGTTCCCTCAGTGTACCAAGTCACATCATGATTTCCACTAGACTGATCGACTACGTATATTTTAACAATCATTCTATCCGTTGGATTAATAGTTGTTGTTGGTAGCACTACATCAACGTTAGCTTCAACTGGAATCGTTGAACTAATCCAACCTATAAGAACTTGATTAGTTGGTATTACTGTTCCATAACTAACACCTGCACTATTTGCTAATTCAATAGTAACAAATGTGTCTGTATTAAATCCTGCGCCGTCTTTTAAGAAATGTAAATGGAATCTTTGTGTTCCTCCTGGTATTACAGAAAATCCTAATTCAGGAGTTATAAATTGTTGTACTAATACTGGAGTAGTACCTGTTGTAGTTTTAAGTATTGATTGTTGAGCAGCGCCGGTCGGATTAATATTTAGGTCTCTATACGTACCTATTCCAGAAGCAACTGACTGATTAAAATAATAAATTTGACCTGCCGATATTCCAGTAGCTCCACTAGTTCCTGAAGAACCAGATGTTCCACTTGAACCGGAAGTTCCAGAAGTTCCGCTTGTTCCAGAAGTTCCTGACGAACCTGAAGTTCCAGAAGTTCCGCTTGTACCCGCCGTGCCGGATGAACCTGATGTTCCCGAAGTTCCACTTGAACCAGAAGTTCCAGTAGTTCCAGAAGAACCTGATGTTCCAGCCGTTCCGCTTGATCCATTTGAACCAGATGTTCCTGACGAACCAGAAGTACCTGAGCTACCGTCTGAACCTGAAGTTCCAGAAGAACCATTTGTTCCTGAGACTCCGTCTATTCCAGAAGTACCTGAAGAACCATCTGATCCTGACGTTCCAGAAGAACCATTTGAACCTGATGTACCAGATGTTCCTGACGAACCATTAGAACCACTTGTTCCAGAAGTACCTGAGCTACCATTTGAACCGGAAGTCCCTGATGTTCCAGAAGAACCGTTAGAACCTGATGTTCCTGACGAACCAGAAGTACCTGAGCTACCGTCTGAACCCGATGTTCCAGAAGAACCGTTTGAACCTGAAGTACCAGATGAACCGTTAGAACCTGATGTTCCTGACGAACCAGAAGTACCTGAGCTACCGGCTGAACCTGACGTACCAGAAGAACCATTTGTTCCTGAGACTCCGTCTATTCCACTAGTACCTGAAGAACCATCTGAGCCTGAAGTTCCAGAAGAACCATTTGAACCTGATGTACCAGAGGTACCATTTGAACCTGAAGTTCCAGAAGAACCATTTGAACCAGAAGTACCTGATGTTCCAGAAGAACCGTTTGAACCTGAAGTACCTGAAGTACCAGTTGAACCAGAAGTACCGGATGTTCCTGAAGAACCGTCTGAACCTGAAGTTCCTGAAGAACCGTTTGAACCTGATGTTCCAGAGCTACCATTTGAACCTGAAGTACCTGAAGTACCTGAGCTACCATCTGAGCCGGAAGTTCCGCTTGAGCCGTTTGTTCCTGAGACTCCATCTATTCCAGAAGTTCCAGAAGAACCGTCTGAACCTGATGTACCGCTTGAGCCGTTAGAGCCTGAAGTACCAGATGTACCAGATGTTCCCGAAGAACCGTTAGAACCTGAAGTACCTGAAGTTCCAGAAGAACCTGAAGTACCAGAGCTACCGTTTGAGCCTGAAGTACCTGAGCTACCGTCTGAGCCACTAGTACCAGAAGAACCATTTGAACCAGATGTTCCTGAAGTACCAGAGCTACCATTTGAACCGGAGGTACCTGATGTTCCAGAAGAACCTGAAGTACCTGAGCTACCATCTGAACCTGATGTTCCCGAAGAACCATTTGTTCCAGAAACTCCGTCTATTCCAGAAGTTCCAGAAGAACCGTCTGAACCGCTAGTACCGCTTGAGCCGTTTGAACCCGAAGTTCCAGAAGAACCGTTTGAACCTGAAGTTCCGCTTGTGCCGGAAGTTCCAGCTGAACCACTTGTTCCACTTGATCCGCTAGTACCCGAGCTACCATTTGAGCCACTAGTACCTGAGCTACCATTTGAACCTGAAGTACCCGAAGTACCAGATGAACCAGAAGTACCGCTTGAGCCGTTTGAACCTGAAGTTCCTGAAGTACCTGAAGAACCGTTAGAACCAGAAGTACCTGAGCTACCGTCTGAACCTGACGTACCTGCTGAACCTGAAGTTCCTGATACACCATCTATTCCAGAAGTACCTGAAGAACCATCTGAACCTGAAGTTCCAGAAGAACCGTTTGAACCTGATGTACCGGATGTTCCAGAAGAACCGTTTGATCCTGAAGTTCCAGAAGAACCATCTGAACCTGACGTACCAGATGAACCATTTGTTCCTGAGACTCCATCTATTCCTGATGTACCTGAGCTACCGTCTGATCCTGAAGTACCTGAGGTACCATTTGAACCTGAAGTACCTGAGGTACCATTTGAACCGTTTGAACCTGAAGTTCCGTTTGAACCCGAAGTTCCAGAAGAACCATCTGAACCGGACGTACCGGCAGAACCTGAAGTTCCTGATACTCCGTCTATTCCAGAAGTACCTGAGCTACCGTCTGATCCTGAAGTACCTGAGCTACCGTTTGATCCTGAAGTTCCAGAGCTACCATTTGAACCTGAAGTACCTGAGGTACCATTTGAACCTGAAGTACCGCTTGAGCCATCTGACCCTGAAGTTCCAGCCGAACCTGATGTTCCTGAGACTCCGTCTATTCCTGATGTTCCGGAAGATCCATTTGAACCAGAAGTTCCAGAAGAACCGTTTGAACCGGAAGTTCCAGAAGAACCATTTGAACCGGAAGTACCTGAGCTACCGTCTGAACCTGACGTACCTGCTGAACCTGAAGTTCCGGAAACTCCGTCTATTCCTGATGTTCCCGAAGAACCGTCTGACCCTGAAGTTCCAGAGCTACCATTTGAGCCTGATGTACCGCTTGAGCCGTTAGAACCTGAAGTTCCAGAAGAACCGTTTGAGCCTGATGTTCCAGAGCTACCGTCTGAACCGCTTGTTCCAGAAGAACCGCTTGTTCCTGAGACTCCATCTATTCCTGAAGTACCTGAACTACCGTCTGAACCAGAAGTACCTGAAGTACCGGCTGACCCTGAAGTACCTGATGTTCCCGAAGAACCTGAAGTACCTGAGCTACCGTCTGAACCTGAAGTTCCAGCTGAACCTGAAGTTCCGGAAACTCCATCTATTCCTGAAGTACCTGAGCTACCGTCTGAACCAGAAGTACCTGAAGAACCTGATGTACCAGTTGAACCAGAAGTACCTGATGTACCTGATGTACCTGAGCTACCGTCTGAACCTGAAGTTCCAGAAGAACCGTTTGTTCCAGAGACTCCATCTATTCCTGAAGTACCTGAGCTACCGTCTGAACCAGAAGTACCTGAAGAACCTGATGTACCAGTTGAACCAGAAGTACCTGATGTACCTGAGCTGCCGTCTGAACCTGAAGTTCCAGAAGAACCGTTTGTTCCAGAGACTCCATCTATTCCTGAAGTACCAGAGCTGCCATCTGCACCAGAAGTCCCAGCTGAACCAGACGTTCCACTTGAACCGTTTGAGCCGGATGTACCAGAAGTACCGGTTGAACCGGACGTACCTGAAGTACCTGACGTACCAGATGAACCGGCAGTACCGGAAGTTCCACTTGTTCCTGAAGTACCGGATGAACTAGTAAGTCCATCTTCTAATGTTGTACCAATATAGTAAAAACCTTTAATATATGGATCAACTGATCCATAAGTAGAAGTTAAATAAGTAACCATTGAATCTGATAATAGTAGAATACCATTATCGTAATTAAAAACCCAACTTACTTCAGTGCCTGCATTATCAGTAGTTAAGATTTGGGTTCCGCCTGATGCAGGATTACCATTCCAAAATTCAGCGGTCCATCCAATTGAAGGAGCACCGCTTGCTTGCAATATCTTTTGAGGTTGAATCCAGTCTAGGATTTGTGTGTTAAAATCGTTAAGCGTCGAACAGGCTACCCATGTAGTATTATTACCTGAAATAACTTGACTTAATTCTACGGCATTTCCTGTAGAATATGCGTCTGCTACAATCGTTTCCAACGGTTGACCTGATGCTAATAGAGCAACAGCCGCTGATTTATTTGCAACTGGGTTTTGTTTAACAACATCGAACTGAGTTAAAACTCGAGCAGCTGATATATTAGGGTTAAACGCAAACTTTGCTTCGTACCAATTAAAATTAGAGGCAGAATCAATTACGTTTGCGGCTTGGACCTTAAATACGAGTTTTAATCTTTCATTATCTGTATAGCCTGCCATTTACTAATTATATTATTTCGTTTTCTATTGATTCTTCCTGGTTTGCCTCATATAATTGACCTTCGTATTCTGCAACCATAATATTAAATTCATTTATTGTTGTTTTAAATACGTTAACCATATCATCAGAAACTCGTATACTAAGAGAAACACTCTGCTTATCTTTATCTATTTTAACCTTAAGCTTTTTATCGAAACTTTTTTCCATATTATTAATTTTTTTTTAGTTGAATGTTACAGTCACTGTATCGATTCTAATAGCTGAATTGTGGATTTTAAATTCTACGTATATTCCGTTTGTTGCATTAAATCCTCCAAATGTTCCATTTATTGTATTTCCACTGGATGAACCTAATCGGATTTGACCATCAGTTGCACCATCATCAAATGTTCCAAAATTATAACCTGAACCGTTTAGGATTAATGGATACGAAGTAGGTCCAAAAACTCCAACGGTTGCTCCTATTTTACGAACAGTTACAGTAAGAGCACCGCTAATTAAATCAGCTAGAGCAGATCCGCCTGCGAAAGTTCCAGCGAATACCATTGAAAAACTAGGAATTGGAACGCTTGACGAACTTAGTGTAGTATAAAATTTTCTATAGTACGATGCAGCTGCAGTAAGTGAAGAATAGTTTGGGTTTGAACCATTTAAGTCTGATTTAAAAGCAGCTAGATCGGGTTGAATTGTTGCAGTATTTGGTGCAGTTAAGAAATATTGATCAGGTCTAACGATTGTACCACCGACAACGCAAGCATTTCCGTTTGATAGACTTGCGGTAGAAACCCATGCAGTCGTGTAATCGCTTTGTAATCTAAAAGCCTCATCGTCAAATCGCTCTACGTATTGAGTGCTATTTCCACTAGTTGGATATGTGTCCACTAATATTGAATGAGTTGAAGAAGATTTAGTTCCGCCTGAAGACCATGGATCAAATAGTGAAGCAGTCGCGGCTGCAGTTGCTCCTCGATACCTAAAATTTGAAGAATTAATCGCCCAATTTAAAATATCATATTCAGCAGCTGTATTGTTGAAGAAATTGGTCCATCCAGTAAAAGTACCAGAAGTTGGTGACCATGCATATTCAGCAATAGTTGGAACTCCGTACGATGGTGCAACAAATTGAAAATTAGTATTTGCGCCAAGAGCACGGCCTTGAGTATTTGCGTTTAGGTTATTAATTGCATCAACGTGTGCACTAAACTGTGAAGTTAGAGTGTAGTACTCAACACCGCTTAGATGCTTGGTTACAATATTTCCTAGAGTTTCTTCGATTGTACAAGTTGAACCGGCTCCAAAGCTTGGAGTAGATGCATTTGTATCAAAGAAAACTGCAGATTGTGTATAAGTGAAAGTTTGAGCACCATCACTAGTTGAATCAGTTAGGTTTGTAATAACTATATTGTATTTACCGCCGTCTATTAAACCTACGCCAGATAGTACTTGATCAATATCAACGGTTACGGTAATGTCAGCTTTTTGTTTTAAACTATCAGTTGCAAAACCGGCAATAATAATGTCAATACCGTCTGTACTTGAATATGTCCCGTCTGCAGTAACTCCCTGAGAAAATGTTGAAATAATAGTGGTGCCATCTGCATCATATACATCAACGGTTACCGTAGCGTCTCCGCCTTGACCAGTTACCGCATTTGCTGTACTGAATGAGACTGTGCTACTAGTTGTCGTTGACTGATTTGTACCTGCCCAAGTTCCAGCCTTAAATGGAGTTCCTTCAGTCGTTGGATTGCTTATTCTAACCGTTGATCTAGCTAAAGTTTCTGATACTAATCCAGACGAGGTTCCGTCGTTTGTGCCAAAGTGACTTGCGAATGTTGGAGTAGGAACGTAAACATTTATTGTACTTGAATCTCCAGGTTTCTGAGCTCCAAGTATATCAATTCCAACAAAATTAACTTTTGAATAATTTCCGACAAGAACGCCTTCATCATAAAAATCAATTCCGCTAATTCCACTTGAGCCGGTATTTGGAGAATCATTCCAATATAAATTACCCGAATTATCTATTGCTAAAAATTTAGTCTTGGTGTTATCCTGGGATACTCCGCTAAGATCAACTTGTTTTATTTTAAGTTTGTGGGACATTCGGTTTTAATTTACATTTTTCTACTACAGTTATTTATCATCACTAGTAGATCCAAGTAATCTATTTCCGTTTCTCCTTGGCATATAAAATAGCAGCAACGTATTTCCCAGATGCGCTTTCCGGATCAACGTACGATAGATCAGTATCAAATGGACTACTTGATCGAAAATCTGCTTTATAAAATAACGTATCTTTGGTTGAATCAGTTACTCCAGCATTGTGCATAATTGGGCACTTATTGTATGCATGGATATCAGAAGTTCCCCAACTAAAATCAAGTTCAGGAGTAACAATCGTCTGGGCTCCCATTTTCCATGCTCCCCAAAGAACTGACCACATATCAGCACACCACTTTTGAATTGGATTAAATTGAGCCGCTTCTTCTGTAGATAAATTAGAGCGGTCTTGATGCTCTCTATCACACATGTACTTGTAAATAGTCAATGTGTCCTCGGCTACTTCTTTCCAGAAATCGGCAGTTACACCTTTCATTAAGTATTGAGCACCGCCTGAGCCAGCCTCATTTGCTTCCACTAATTCCGGTGGAATTCCTGAAAGACTGCATAGATCTGTGAAAATATCTTCTGATTTGCTCTTAATGTACTTCGCACCAATGTATGAAATTGTGTCGCTTACGTACCAATAAAGATCTCCATGTAGGGCATCAAAGTTAGGAAGTTCTCTAAAAATAATATCAGAATCATGGTAAAAGACAGTTTCTCCACGAAGTTCCGGATGAGCTCTAAAGTGCTGTTCTAGAATATCAGGTCTTAGGATCGGAATGTATCCATAATTTTCAGTTATTCTCTTTTTATAGAAAAAGAATCTTACCATTGGATATTTGGAAGCAAGAGCTCTACCTTCAGGCGAAGGTTCATTATCATAGGCAAATAGAATATCTATCCAGTTAGGGTTTATTCCGCTCTTCATAAAATTATGAATTACTACCTCAACTTGCCAATGAAAATACGGGTGGTCCGGCTGAGCGGACATAAATATAGTCTTCTTAGTTAGCATACTAATTTATACTACTAATTGGCTTAAGGTTTATCCTCTAATGGTAGTAGTTGTAGTTAGATATTCAGTTACGTTAACTTCATACAGACACTCATCTAATATGATTTTCCACTTACCAATTGGGTCGATTGTAAATATACCTTCGATTATAGTATCAGATCCGTCGATTGTTACAGTATACATACCTTCTGAAATAGGCGCGTTTATATTATCAAATATTTGAATTACTGAATACTCAGTTGTTGATAAAACAAACGATATAGTCTTAGCCTCACGGTCTTGATAATACTCAATTGATACAGATGGGCATCCAATTGTAGTAGTAGTGGTAGTTGATGGAGCAAGCGTAGTGGTTGTGGTCGTTGCCGCTAGCGTTGTAGTCGTAGTAGTAATTCCGCTATACAGTCCGCAATCTATCACAGTTAAAGTTTGAGCACCTGCATCAAATTCATAACAGAATGTACATGTCGAGTTAATTGTTACTTTGAGAGGTCCATCGATTAGCGCTAAATTTTCAGCCGGAATTCTAGTTGTACCTGTGTAAATAATATCGGCAAATTGCTGGATCGTATAAAGTAATCCTCCAGGCCCAGTAACTTGAAAAGTATATTGACTTTCGCCAGTCTGGGATGGAGTAACTGTGAATTCGCTACATGGATCAATCGTCGTCGTTGTAGTAGTCGGAGCAATCGTCGTTGTAGTAGTCGGAGCGATTGTTGTAGTGGTAGTCGGCTCAATTGTCGTAGTAGTAGTCGGCTCAATTGTCGTAGTAGTAGTCGGAGCGATTGTTGTAGTGGTAGTCGGTGCAATCGTCGTAGTAGTCGGCGCAATTGTCGTCGTAGTGGTTGGAGCAGCGGTGGTAGTTGTTGTGGTAACTGCACCAAACTCAACGTTAACTACGTATTGGCAGCCTGCCGCATTGGTAAACGTGTACGTACCATATACGGTATTAATATTTGAAGATAAGTACTCAGAATCAGTTCTGTTAAATATCCATGAAAGACTTATGTTAACTCCATGCAATTCAGTCAGATTGTAGGTAGGTCCACCTGCTGACGCAAAGACTACTGAATACGGACCAGTTGGAGTTCCTATAAATGATATGACTGTTGCATTTAAGTTTTCAGCAACTGAGTAATTAATTGAGCCTGGAGCACAAGTCGTTGTTGTACTTGTTGGTGCGATCGTAGTAGTCAAGGTAGGCGAAACCGTTGTAGTTGTTGTAGTTGGAGTAGCCTGAAAAGGAATAGCGTAAAAAGGACTAAATGAGGTTACTTGCGCCCATATTTTTCTAGTTGCATAGTCAGGAGCATACGGTCCAGTTAAGACAGTTTCATCAACATAGACTCCATTTACATTATGGAATATTCGAACTGTGTCAAATACCGGCTCAGTCATTGCTTGAGGTAGAGTAAATTCAAGAAGAGCTCCAATAGTTAATGGAGTTGAAATATCAAATGCCATTGCTGCATTATTTAAGTAATAACCTGCCGGTAAAATACCAGATGGAGATAGAGTCGGCGCTGGTACAGAACATACTGTGATTGGCGCAGATTCTGTAGCGTTTGTATCTAACACAACCGATACTCCAACCTGTGGGTGATTCGTTGAACTTTGACCAGCTTGCACAATTTCGGTCGTACATAAAACGCCAGCTGCTCCGCAATAAGGATCAGCTGATGTGTAAATTAGAGTTACAAAATCGCCACCGTCTAGTCCATATCCAGCAACAGAAGTGTTCCAATAAAGTTCATCAGTTGAATCAACTGCCCCGTAATTACTTGCAGTAGTCCCATTGTCTTTACTAAAGTACGCTGGCGCTACTTTGGTGCCATCTCCTATGATTATTTGTTGGCCGTTAATGAACAATAAGTACTCACTAGTCGTGATCGGCGCGGGCATCGGAAGTAATCCTGGTGAAACTAAAGCAGAGTCTCCAGTAATTACATTTGGCGTTACCGATCTGGTTACAGCCGCTCTACAAGAACCTGCACCGCCTCCGCTGAGTAGCGTCCAGCCAGTTGATACTAAATATCCATAAAATCCTTCAATTCGGCCGCCCTGTTGAGTAATGTAGATTACTTCTCCTGGAACTCCAGTTGGCGGAATTGCTCCGTATACTTTAAGTCGAAGCCTTTTACCTTCAACTACATCTTCCATTACCGCATTTTTACCGGTGATTGCGCCAGTTGGGTAGAGTTTTATTACTTCAGGATACGACCCATTTTGTTGCTGTGCACCGTATACAGTTAGACCTTGCCTAACGATGATTGTGTTTGCTGAAATTCCTTCAATGTCAACTGAAACTCCACCAGTTTGATCGAAGTTAACGGCTGATAGAAACTCAGTTATTGCTGACTTTATTGTGCTAAAATTAAAATTAGCCAAATCAACAACGCTAGTTAAGCTAGCACCGTTAATTGATTTTACACTTGAAATTTTTAATTGAATTGACATCGTTATTTAAAGTATCTAACTTTTTAGTTATTTATTAACTTGAAAGAAGAATCGTTATTTTATTGGATTTTTACTGCCTTTTGCTGTACCTGAAAGAACTTCTGTTTTACTATCAACTTCTGCATCTAGTGCAATAATACCTGATCTAACGATACACTCATTTAGATTAGCATAGATGACACTTTCTGGAGAACTTTTGATATAACTAAGGTCTATTCGATTAACGCTACCTTTTTCAAACATACACTCGTCTAGGTGACAGTATCGGATATCGTTTCCGGTTAGGATTCGACATTCGGTTATATGTGATGATCTTACTTTGCAGCCATAAAGCATACAGTCTGTAATCTCTGCCTCAATTGAGCAATTTATCAAGTCAAGCCCTTTAATTCCAAATCCTTCCTTTAACGAAGAATCTTTTAATTGAACTCTCTCCGTATCAGTATCATAGTTAATAGAACCTTTAGTCATTTGGCCAAAAGTAATTAAGTCAAATAGGCTATCTCTAACCTTTAGGTAATTTGCTTCAAGAATACGAGGGTCATCTTTTAAGTCAACGTAAAGATCGATATTTGGAAAATTCTTAGTGAAATTTTCGTATGACTTTAGAGCAAGAGTGTTATCTCTTTGTTTTTTCAAAACATCGTGAACTTTTTTCTGTTCATCAATTGAGTATTGGTAATTAGATTGAAGCGTGTTGTACAGAGACTCGGCTATGTAGTTAACTAAGTTAGTTGCACTAGATCTCTTATTTTGATAGTCGGCTCCACCTGCGTATCTAACTTCAACGTAACCGTCTTTTAACTTATCGAAATTAATTCCAAAGTATTTAGATTGAGGGTAATTAAATTCAAGTGGACTGCTGGGTTTTGAATAGGCGATTGACGTCTCAGCTAGGAACTTATTTTTAGGGTAAATATTTGTTACTGGATTCTTGTAAATCTTTTGAATTCTAGATTTAGCAGAAGGCCACATGTCAAAGATTTTCTCCTCATTTAGTCCAAGAATGTACTTAAAAACATTTAGATTCTGAAGACGCTCTCTTAAACCAAGATCAAATTCATTTAGTGACATATTAATATGCAGTCCAGTACGTTCGGTCGTGAATCCATTTTCATCGATAAAATTCATAACTTTATACATAACGTGAATTGCTTCATTATATGGCATTACTCCAGTAATAAGCTCATTCATTTTAAATCCGCCTGAAAAATCTGGCTCTAATTTGAATTCTGAGTAACTTACGGCAATATCTGAATTGTATTCGTTTGTGCTGATTACTTTTTTGCCAAGTAATACTTCCAATTTTTCAGCAAGCTCAGCCCTACCGATTGGAGAAAAGAATTCAAATTCGAATCCAATATTTACGTTGTCAAAAAGACGTTGTTGATTTAGATCTTTATACATAATTGTTATTTGTTTATTGCAATGAATGGTACATTTAGTCGAGGTCGAGCATTATCAATTATAGCTAGAGTAGATTCGTCTCTAACGAATAGCTGACTCACTATAAATTCGTGATCCTCTGACTGAACCATTGTATTAAATAGTCTAACATTTGCAATTGAATAATTAGCAGAAGGTAGAGCCCAATTTTGAGTAGTTACAAAGCTAAATGTTCCAGGTTTAGCTGAGCCGTTAAATACTAAGTCAAGTCGATTGTAGTTTTTAATATTCGCTGGGTCCTGATTAAATTCATATACGTTAACTTCAAGCTGGCCGTATTGAGCGGATACTGGAACGATTATTGAATACCATTCATCGTATAACAATTCGCCAACAGTAAATGAGTATTGACTGCTATTAATTCTTACGTGAATCGTTACGCTAGGTAATCCAGAAACGTCAGTTATTCCACAGGAGATGACTAAGCCTTTACTATTGATGTTATCATATCCATCAAATATTCGGATGGTCTGTGATCCTGCATTGAATTTAACTAGCGCGCTAAATGTCATATTTGGAGTAACTTCAGTTGAGGCAACTGCTTTATAGACAACTGCATGCTCGGATTGCTTGAATTGAAATTTGCCAACAAAACTTTGGGTTAAATCTTGAAATCTAGAGGTTAGGCTCAGGTCTCGATAACCTTCAACTACCACATATTTGCCTAAGTGATCAAGGAAAGAATCTTTGGGCCCATTCATTTTAACTGAGACTAATTTACCAGTAGAATCTAGGTAACTGTCTCCAGTATTTAATTGGTTATTCAGCCATGCACTGTAAATTGAACTGCTTTCGTATGCCCAAATTTCGTAAGGTTTTGCAGTAGTTTTTAGGTACTGATCTTCCTTTGTGTTTGAGGTAGTAGTTATGTAATTTTGCAAGACTGGTTTAACTGCACTCATATCGTAATAGTACTCGATTAATGGAGCATAGTTAAAAGTTTTATCCAAAATTTTATTATCAAGATCTGGGTGTAGTGATCTACGAGTCTCATCGAATTTGTGCGAAATCGTTTTAAACTGTTGTTTATCCAGAGCATCATTTGTCTGAACTTCAGCTTGTACACCGAATAGTTCATCGCTTGTCATAATAATATTGTCAAGGAATATTCGATCAGGCTCTTTCATTAGCATATCGATATTTGGATGAAATTTAGTTAATTGAATTTTCCAGTAAAGAGGCTCCATCATGAATCCTCTAAACAGATAAGATCCTTGAATTTCGTACATTCGATTGGTTAATGGAAAGTACATGTAATCTCTTTTACGAGGTTGTGTGTTTGGTCCAAAAATAGACTGAAAGTAGATATTATCGATATGAATCTCAAATGGTATTTCAAAATCTACACCAAACTCAGTAAAGTTAGGTTTATTATCTGGGAATACATTATTTGGAACTACTACTTTAACACATTTTCGATCCAGTGTTTTAAATAGAGTCCACTCTTTAAATATAAAATCTCCGCCATCTCTATCCGGCTCAGTTTTAAAGTAAACTACTTCATGGCCAAACAATTTATTTGTTTGTAGGCTCAATTCCTTAGAGATTCCGATCGCACTTCCAACTTCATAAGGTTTAAATGAAGCTTCTCTCTCAGCGATTAGAGCTGGACAGCGTTCAGCTGAACAGTAAACGGTCGGTGTGTATAGAGTTACATCAATGTGAGTGCTTTGAACTCTAAATTTAATATTGTTAACGATTAATGGAGAGGTAAGCGCATCGTAATTAATTCCGTTATCGTATTCGTACTTGACCTCAAAGAAGACGTCGCTATTTGCAAAGTCTAGCACGTTAATTTCAGAAAGATCGTCTGGGCTAAAGGAATACCAAAGTGACCAGTTTCCACGGTTTAACGAATATCTAAATTTACGATTAATATTAGTAGAGACCGCTGTTCCAAGCTCAAGCGATTCATCGAATCCCACGATTTTCACAGCCCCAGGTAAAGGTTCGCCAGTAGAAAATATTCTATAATTTTTACTGTACGCAACCGAGTTCTTATCAGGTTCCGGAATTATCTTGTAGGTGACTACTTGCATTAATTTTGTCTTTTTGTTATTTATCGCAGAGTATTACGGTTTTAGACTAAAATAAATAATAAGAAAATCGGGGTTACACATGAAGCCTTTGAACCCGAAGCTTGTCCTAGACCCTATGTGGCTATGCCAAGCGAATTTTGTCGATCTGGAATACTACACGTACATTCTAATGGACGCAAAACAAAAGTATCTCAATCAGCTTGAGACTGATTTCTCTAACTTTTACGAAATTGCATTTCACTACCTAAATATCAATACTATTATAGCTGATAAGAAGGTCTACGATTCACATTTAAACGCAGTTAGGGCACATCAAAACTTAATGGTTATAGTATCTCAATTGGCCCAATCGAATGACTCTAATGGTAAGGAAATCGTTCGAATGGCGTCAGCTATTCTATCTGAGGTAATGACGGTTTACTTAAGAAAACAGATTCCTGTATTGGAGCACCTAAACTTTCATTTGACTAATACTGCTCTACATAAACAGGCTGTGATCTATATTGTATGTAAATCAGAAAAGCTTGACCGGTACGAGATTTTTAAACTAAATACTAAAAGCAATAGACCGTTAGGCTACTCAATTAGCCGAAAGGCTGTATTGCATCTTCCGGGATTAAAGAATAATGAGTTCAAGGATAGGCTTCTGGTTGAGATGCCGACTCTCACTGATTTTCAACCGGATAAAAACGTTATTGTTGTATCTGGCACGGACCAAGTTGTAATATCGGATGGAATTTGTCTGACTAAGGACATTATTTTACTAAATAAGATAATGAACCTTAGCCATGGATTTGATGCTAATGTATTACTGGACTATGAACGTATGCTTGATAAAAAGAAAGCTATTCCGTTTAAGCTTAAGGTTTAAGCGGTCGCGTCATACGATCCAGAGATTCGAATAGTTACGTTACCTCCATATTCTCCGTTTGAGGTGTTTAGCGGAGCGCGAGCAGCTCGGTTAAATAGCGAAAATTGGCTTAGTCGATTAGTAACAGTTGAGCCTTCATTTGCTGGAAAAGCGTGTTGTGACTGCAGATAAATCCATCCTCTCGCGGCATCACCATTAGAAATAAGGCTTCCTAAATAATTAGAGTATGTTTGTATATACGAGATTCCAGTATAGTCAGGCTGAGGATCCGGTAAAGTAGTTATATCAGTAACGGTCACTTGTGCATTTAGATGACCGTGTGCACTTGCTGAAAATGGTAATGAAAGCCCTAACCCAGTGTATGTATAGTAGCCTGAACCTGATGTCATGTCGTCAGCTGGCCAAGAGTTGAGGTCTAGTGTATAAATTGAATTAAAATGAACGCGTCTACCTATTTTAGTGTATGTGAATGACTGAGACAGCTGAAAGCCTGAAAATGAGTTAGCCGTCGCGTATGAATGATAATTGGTTGGAAGTATGAGTTTACCACCACTAAGAGTTTCATATCGTCCTAAGAATAGAGCATTAGTAACGGTACCCTCCTCGTAATCATCTAGCGTATTTGCATCCGCTGATGGAATTTGTGTAGCTGGAAAAGGGATTCCTTGATTAAGACGATCACCTTTGATCTTAATTGCATTATTAAGACGTAGCTCTTTAGTGGCGTCTACTGTTAATATTGCTAAGTCTGTAACCGGCGCCGCAATCGTAAATGAGTTGCCGCTAGTAGGAACGCCAGTTATTCCAGTACCTCCGTATGTAGTAACTGCGCCGGTTGAGCTAATGACTTGAATGGGGTTTCTAAACTCAAATACTGAACTGGTACTCCCTATTTTAAAGGTAATATTATTGTTGGCTGAGTTAAAACCTGCTCCCCAATAGGCAGCAGCTGATCCGCCACCAAAACTTGCGTTTCTCTTAAAAAATAATCCATCGATTGAAATTGTACTGGCTGACTCAGTGTCCGTTAAGATTCGATAGTTCGTAAACTTCATTTCAATTGAACGACCGTCAGCTTGAAGAGCCTCAGCTCGGTTAATTTTCCAAATTTGCTCACTACTTCTTCTTGGAGCAAATGACTCAGGCGAAGCAGTTATTCCGCTCGAAGATAAGTCGTATTCCGCTCTTAGAAAATAGGTTCCAGGATTAGCTTCATTACCAAAAGAAGTTCCGTACGATAATCGATATTTACGCATTCGTAGATTTTCAAAACTTGGACTAATTACGTAAGATTCGCCAGCTGAGCCTGAAGTATATGAAGTGGAAAGGGCATCAATTGATCCTAATTCTAATTGATGTCGGTATCCTTTACTTGTTGTTGCAAATTCCTTAGCCTCAGTTGCGGTTCCATTAAAATAAGAGTATAATGATAGGTTTGAAGTAGCTGGAAACATCTTCTCAGTAGAAGAAGGGTACGTTATTAATTTATGCGGAGAGGTTCCTGAACCAGTAGAAGTTAAATTTATTGGATTTGTGTTAGTAACATCAGCGGCAGTTTCACATAATTGAATAACTGTATCGCTAATCTTAAGAACAAAATATCCATTGAAATTAGAAAGTCCGCCTATTGCAGTTCCACCTTCCGCTGAGTATGTAACAAATTGGCCATCCACTAATCCGTGATTTGACGTAAATGTAATTTCTTCAGTTGACGTATTAACCGCGGTTGCTGGAGCAAAGGTCTTAGCGGTTGACGAGTTTGCACTAATTACGATATTTGATCCATCGAATATTACAGATTTAGAGTTTAACTCATTAAAGTTATAAAGAACAGTTTGATAGTTAACTCCTGCTCCAGGAGTTGCATAACTTGGATCAGTTGATGTTGCACTATTTGTTAAATCAGACCCAGACGATACTCTAGCTTTCAGTATTCTAGAGGTAGGAGTTAATCTTACAAATGGCGAAATATTTGAACTTAGGGCAGTTTGTACAAGAGTATTAAAATTCGCTAATTCTAACCAACCGTTTCCACCGGATACTTTCTTTAATATAGTGTCGGCTGTTATTAAAATATCGCCCAAAACCATAGCAGACGGATAGGATCCGCCAGTCGGTGCAGTTACTGGTGCAATCGCAGCAGATAACCCATAAGTTACTGAGCCCTGCGGTCCAGTAAGTCCAATTGGCCCAATTGGACCGGCTGCTCCAGTTAAACCAGCAGGTCCAGTAGGACCAGTTTGGCCAATCCCTAATGCGATTAGCTGGTTAAAGTTGAAATTTAATTTACTAGATAAGTCAGATTGACTATCAAGTGCGGATACTTCCCTTAGATTTATAATGACTGCCATTAAATGAACTTAATTTTTATTTTTGGAACTAATTTAACTCCAGTATTCGGTTTTATCAAAATCGATCCTTCAATTACATTAGATTTGGTATTATTTATTCGGACTGATCGAATTAAGTCGTAACCTAAGTCTCCGAGTAAATCATACTCAACCGATTCGAATGAAACTAAGTTATTATTGATCGTTCTATCATCTAATTCATAAAATTCAAATGCTTCTACTTGATATAATTTTGTTAAGTTAGTTGAGCAATATTGAGATAAGTATTCTTCAAATGTAAGCTGATCTAGGAATACTGGGTCTGTTGTAATTTGAGAACCGTTTGAATATTTAAAGAACTTTAAAAATTGGTCACGAAGTCCGTTATTTGATAAGTGCTTAGTTATTAAATCTGGTATATTTAATTTGAATTTAATCTCAGTTGCAAATTGAGAATACACAATATTTGCTTGAGTAGCGGACGATGCTAAAAAGTCAGTATTGTTTAATTCAATTGAAGTAAAGTCTTCCATTATGAATTGCATAGGAACATTTAATAACTTGGAAATAAATGAATAATCTTCAGTAACTCGACGTGTTCCTGGAACCTTTACGTAATCTGTTTTATTAGAGTATTCGAAATGATATCCGTAATCCCAACTCGAAGATAACATATTAAAGTCAGTTCGACTAATCGGAGTCTCTCCGATATATGGATAAACGGATGAGTATTTTTGACTGTTTTCAAGATCAAGAATTGAAGATTTTGAGTATTTCACAAATTCATAGTCCTTTATAATAAAGAAATTATCGACGTATGGATTTAGGCAAACATTTGCTCCATGTAAAATATTATCATTTATTGAAAATTCATATTTGAATCCAGCTACAGGTTTTGTCAATACTTCATATTCGGAAGAATATCGGTTGACAGAATACTCTTGAGATGGGACTTCTGAATAAGCGAATCCAGCCACTCCATTAATTTGACCTGAGTTAACTTCAACTTGGTCAAGTTTTACAATTGTCGATTTATTAATTTGGTCAGCTTGTACAATTTCAATCGCCATTGTTTTGTATGGAGTTAATATTCCATCAGTATACGACTCCCAACTAATAACGCCTTGACTCTTTTCAGTTAAGTTTAAAAATTTAGCGAATGATAAATTTTCAAATACTTTTTCAAAATATTTTACTCCACCGAATATTTGGAATTGATTAATGTCTTCTATCCAATATGAAGTTGTGTTATTTGGCACTGGGTTTGCTGAATATACGTATTGTACTAAATCGCCAAGCCCAGTTGGGAGTGGAATGATTGTGTATGGTTGTCCGCTGATATTGGTGATATTAACGACATCTTGTAGAGCACCATCTACTCCATCAATCGTTAAGGCTGAATTGCCTAGTGCTGCGGTCGTTACGGATACACCGGCTGCAAGTTTAAGAAGCACGCTTTTTTCACCCGCTTTAATTATATAAAGAGGTGCAAAATCATTACTAATTCGATTTATTTCAGAATCAGCTAATGCGTCATAACTTTCTAAGCCTGGAAGTAATGATGTGCGTATTGACTCGATAACTAGAGTTGATGGATTTAAGTTAAGGCCGCTCGCGGATAAATTAACTCCCCTAGACAGTTTAATGGTGGAATATGCAGTAGCTTTAGTGTTATACTTTTTATCCTTTGCATAGTAAAGGAATGAGTGAGTTAAATTAGAAACGCTGTTTGAGTTAAAGGATATTCGATAGTCTCCAAAAAGAGAATCCATGTAAGATACTTTATGATACACTGAGAAAGTGCTGTTTTGAGTTGGCACTGACCAGTCGGCTCTAAATAATATAGGTTCGTCATACGACGCTGATCCTAACGATCCGCTTATGTACGTTACGTCAAAATCGTATACTCCATTACTTGATGAAAGTGTGGATGGATCTACCTCGTACACAGCTTCATTGTATACGATACTTGAAATATCGCTATAAATTAAACTAAATCGAGTATTAGTTGATAATAATTCGTCAAGTATTTCTGTTTGGTTAATACCACCACCATCATTAAACTGGAAATATCCAGTTACAGATTGAGCTGGAGTAGCTGAGGTGCTTGATAATGCAAAATGAGTAACCGTTGCCCCGATTGGATCATCGTCTGCAATAATCGTACCTACTATTCCGGAAACTTGGTTTACCCATGCATCTTCGAATACTCCCTGGATTCTAACGCCTGAGTATACTCCACTTGTTAATATAATTGGCGTAGACTGATCGACTTTTGCATAAATTCGAGTTCCTAATTTATCACCAGTAGAAATTAGTGAATTACTAACAGCCTCGTATACTGGAGACCCTAATGTTGCTAATATCGTTGACTTATTTCCATATACGACTTGTATTGTGTCGCCTGGACTTGCTGAGATGGCAGAACTTCCGGAAATTAGGTTATTGTACTCAAGCAATGACGCTGCTGTAATTTCTTGGTCAATTTGGTAATTTACCGGAGAAGACATAACTGAACCGGTGAATAGATTAGCTTGCGTTACTTGGTCGTTTGTACCAGCTGACCAATTACTAGATAAAATAGTTTCAGGTAATAGCTCTTTATGTCCCAATACTAATTCAATAACCACAGTAATCGATTTTGAATTAGTGTTCTCAATTACTCGATATTTAACAGGTTGTCTATTAATAGTAGGATCTTCCTTAACCGGTTTTAATATTACGCTAAACTTATAATCTTCAAATCGTAGAGTATCTGAAACAGCTGAGCCGTTTTGAGCTAACTCATAAAATCTAAACATTGCCCCTTTAAAAAGAGTCTCATACTGTTTATTAAACTGATTTTTATTAAGAATCGAATATCTATACTGAGGTCTAGCTATTTGAATTGAATTAATAACCGGCACATACGTAAAATATTGCTCAAAGTAATTAGAATCAGAAATTAGTGAGTTTATATTTAAGTTTTCATTAAAATACGAATAATTATTTCTAATTGATTTAATATCATCTGAGTATCCAAAGTCCGACTCTATATAAAACCACTCATGTGTCATTTTCTCAGGGGTAGGAGAAGTCTCTCTATGAGATGGCCCAAAATTGTCTTTTCCAAATAACAAGTCTGAGTTTAGTCGGTATGGATTATCTCGACTATCACTAGAGTCTGCAATTCCCCATTTAGCAATGTATGGAATTACCCGACCATCTGTTGCAAAATCAGAAATGAAATTTTCCAAGTTTGCATGATACTCACTAGATAAACTGCCAGACAAAAACTTTTCACGATACGGATATGTAGCTAAACTCGTAGAGGCTGACGTATGATCCGCTTTTAAGCTGAATGGGCCTATATAGTCAAATGCGTCCTCGGTCTCGTCAAAGTAAGGAATATCGAGACGATTACTAAAGGCTGAATCTCCTGGGTCAAGCGTAGTTAGCGGCAATTTATTTCCATATATTAGGATAACGTCGCCGTCTATATTTTCAAAGTATGAAATTAAATCAGTATTTTGCCATATTAAATTACGTTCGCCACTTGCTGCAATATCAGTAGAATCGTAGATTGTTCCGTTTATTGAAATTGCACCGGTACCTATTGCTTTATACGTATACTTAGTAAAGTCAAGGACCTTTGCTCCAGCTGGAATGTAAAAATCTTTATATAAGTCAATTAGTAAATTTCTAGAATAGTCACTAGAATAAGTTGAGAAATTAAAATCCATTGTCTCAAATATGGAAAGAACTCCTACGGTTGGTCTAAATAATTTACGAATTTCAATTTTTCCGTATTTGACATTAACTGTCTCGTCGTCAGTTAACTGAATGGTTGCCTTTGTGTTAAAATTAGAAATTGCTGATAGCTTAGCATCACTAGATAACCCATTAGTAATTAAGTCAGAGGCGTTGCATAATCGACTAATGCTTGACCAGTTTTGATCAGTTTTAATTACTAGAGTATCTAGTAATTGAGTTAACTTGGAAATATTTCCAATATCAATTATTGCATGGGATTTATTTAAAAATCCACCATCTGCGTAAACAATATCAGTAGTTACTGAATTATTTAATTTGACAAAATTGTAACTACTTGAAACTGGAAGAACTTTAACTTTTAATTCACCGTATGCATCTCCGAATCGATTTGTTTGTAGAAACGATGTAGTGTTTAAAGTTACTCCACTAATTGATGTATTATTTAGAATATCTGAGATATCGGATATTGATTGTGCGATTTGATCGAGATCACGGTCGCCATTAACGTAGATAGTTGATATCCCTGCTGAATAGGCTAAAGTATACGGTGTAGTAATAGGTAAATAATTTCGAGTAAATACAAGCTCATCGTATTTTCCATTTAGGTCTAGTGAATCAATAACTGATCCACTTGGGTGGTAGATTCGAATTTTATCTAAGTGGTTTGGCTTTGAAATAATTTCAATTGATATAGTTGATTTAGAGTCTTTCGTTGAAATCTCTGCAATCTCTTGAGTAACTAATTCTTTTGGGCCAAATGTTAAACCTAAATCAAATGAAGTATTGTCTATTTTAAAGTCAACAATACTACCAGATTGATTCCAATCTTCTGAATTTATTAAGTGAATATCTCCGTCTTTTGTTTTTAAGTATGGAAAGAATAATGTGTCTTTTGATGTACGGTTATTAGTTAGATCAGATAAGTCTTGCGTAAGATTCATACCTCTTAGTTTAACCCCAGTTGGATTAGTTAATAAAAATGATATGTCATCTGTTTGTTTATAGTTGATTGGTATCAACTGATCATTATCGATTCCAACATTTGCTAAATTAAGCAGTCCTCCAGTTGTAACTTCCTGAAATTTAGTAAATCCTCCAGCTACATAAATATGAGATTCATCATGAACCACTATATCAGTAACGGATTGAGGACTAAGGCCGGTTGAAGTATTAAATGAAAAATCAAGTTCTCCATTTTTAAATATTCTAGCAATTCCTCTAGCTGGAACTCCTTTATATGACGTGAATGCTCCACCTATGTAAAAATTTCCATTTAAGTCTAGTGATATTTTAGAAATGGTGCCATTTGCTCCAGTTTGATAATTAAATGCTAGATCGATTGCACCAGCCTCAGTTAATTTAATTAATCGATTAACTGTATTTGAATTATAACTGGTGAATCCACCGGCTACATAAACTTCGCCTACTTCGTCTAACACAATATCATTTACAGTAGAGACATTATTGAAACCAGTTCCATATACAAAAGTTGAATCGATAGTGGCGGTGTTCGTTAACTGAACAATGCCGTTTGCGGTGGTTCCTTTGTAGCTAGTAAAATCCCCAATTACAATAACTTTATTCGAGGAATTTACTATTAGTTTCTTAACTAGTCCGGCGCCTCCACTAAATCCAGTAGAGCCGACATCAAACGACGAGTCAGCGACTCCGTCTAAATTAATTTTAACTAGTCCAACTGATGGTAATACATCTCCACTATTTGTGTATTCGGTAAAAGTACCTCCAACGTAAATGTCCTGTGATGGAGTTATGTGGATTGTACGTACAGTTGAGTCAAATGAAAAATCAGTCGATTCGATTGAACCGTCTGTATTTAATTTTATAAAATTGCTAATTGGTGTTCCATTATACGATAGCATTTCTCCACCAACGTATACTTTTCCAAATTTATCAAGTTCAATTGATTCAACTTTAGCTGGGGAAAAACCACTTCCGTAATGAAATGAAAAGTCAATTTCGCCAGTTGAGTTAAGACGGATTATTCCATTTGCTGGATATCCATTATAACTAGTGAATGTTCCACCAATATACATTTTATCGGTAGCTGGATCAACTGTTATTGTTTTAACTGTGCCTCCACCTATTTCTGAACTAGCAAGAGCAGTTGATATGTCTATTGAATCTGATGCTGTGATTTTTGAATTAAACATTGCAGTTAAGTCAATATCAAATGTTTCTAAATCAATATCGTTGCAATAGAATCCAAAATACCTATTAAATTCGTAAGGGTTAGACGTATCGTCATTAAATAAAAATTCCAGATTTAAAATACTAGGGTGAACTATATTATTTCTCTCAAATCCTTGAGTTATAAATTGCTCAACTTTTAATAATGGAAGAGCTCTAGTTAAGACCGTACTTAATTGCTCAGGAAGTTCAACGTATGTTCCAGTTTTAATAGAAGGACCTCGGTATATCGAAAACCCGTCCGCTTTATAATTAACATAAAGTGGATTTTTTGTAAACATTGGATTCTTCTTTATGTTTTCCAAGTATTTTCCTATCTTGGAAGTAGGCCCCATGTCAAATACTTTAACGACGGTCGCATTTTTAAATAAGTCAGTTGCGAAATCCTCAGGTTTAACAATACCGTCTAGGTCCTTTCCTTGGCCAGCTGTATAGTTAGAAGGCCCAGGAACTTTAAATATTACGAATTTAGTCGGAATGATTTGGTCTACGTATAATGGAGCTAAGTAAGTAAATTTCTCAGAGTATTGTCTACTTGATAAGTACTTCGCGCCACTTGTATACAAGTCAAAGTCATATTGATCTTTTAGATCTTTAGCTGTCGCGGTTTTCCCAATAGTTGAACCAACTTCATAGGCAATAGTGGATGGAGTTTTTCCATTATCATAGAACTTATATAAATTAACTTCATGGCTTGAATTCTCATTTATTGAGAATCGTTTGTATTTTTGATTCGCTAATTTTTCGTTAGCGTCAATTGAATTAAACCACAGATCTCCAACTGAATCAACGGTTAACTTTAAATTAGTTGTTAATTTAGGGTTAGTTCGTAATAATTGAAAACTGACATTTCTCTCAGCTAATTGAGTGTATGTTAAATTTGGATTCGCCACTATTTAATTTTTATTTTAAGCAGAAGCACTTATCCCAGTTGAGTTAATCGATAATTGACTTACTGGAGTAACTACTGCTGTTTCTTTCTCGTATTGTGTTTTAACAGTTACATCAAATGAGAAAACTGAATTTAATGAGTAAATATCAATTCCTATTTTCTTAGAGTACTTAACATTTTTTAATCCAGCTGGAACAGCTGAACGCCATCCGCCTACATAGCCTAGGGCATCAGATGCTCGGAATTGGAAGATTAATGGAATCTTAATTGCTGAGTCTGCTCCGAACTCCAACATTTTTTGTGAACCTGCTGGGCTTAATCCGTCTACTGATATATTAGCATGAGAAGATGGTGCAATTGATAAGTAAGCACCACATGTGTACTTACCAATTAAGTAAGCGTCTTCTATTAAATATCCATTTTTTATAGGATATTGGTTTTCTCTCATGTTTGCACTTGTAACTGGGGCAGTAACGTTTACTGGAGCAGCATCACTGTACACTGCTTGTTGGTAATGTAGTGCGCCGAACGCGTTTGTTCCCTCAGCTTCAGTTATCTCAGAGTGAATTGCTTGGCTAAACGGTAAATACAGTTGATTAGTTGCGCCAGTCGAATACGCTGGTCTAGCAATAGTCAATGTTGTATTATTCCAAGCGATATTGTATGCACCGCCTACTTTAATGTATGGGTGGTCTTTATGAATACAGAATTCGCTTAGTTTTCCTCCGCCGATTGGAGCTTGGTTTGCATCAAGAGTTCCATTCCAAACTTTAGGATTAGCACTAGTTGCATATCCTGGAATAGTGGTTAGAGTTGGGTTAAATGGTAAATAGTGTCCGTATACGTAAGGTACAGTTACTGCACTGACGGTTCTTCCATTATATGCATAATTTCCGGAAACGGCATTTGAATAAGTAACGCCGACTGCTAAATTATCTCCAGAGTACAGAGTATTTGCAAGAGTTACGTTTTTATATCTAGAATAAACAAATTGGCTCTTTACTTGAGACGACTGGTATGCATCCTTTTGAATAAACGATCCTAATACTGAAGTAGTTGAATTGTTAATTGCAATAGGAGCTGTGTCATATCTTAGGTTAGTATGATAATTTACCGTAGGGTAGGCAGTTGGATCAGATAGAGTTGCGGTTTCTCCAATTCCCCCGTTTAATGTTGAAATTAATTGAAGAGGAGTTTGTGAAGTATTTTGCAGTTGAATTAAGTATTGAACTGCTACTACTTTACCGTGGTTATATGCAACTGGAGTTACGCTAGTATCTTTGATTAAATCTTTGTAGTATCCAGCGAATAGTTCAAGGCTTTGACCGTTAGTTAAAGTCTTGGTATTACCTACTTGATCAACGATACTTACAGTTAATGCACCAGCACCAGTAGATAAGGCCGTCTGTACAGCGGAAAGAGAATCTGATATAGATTTCAATTTAGTGTATAGATCAACAATATTTCCATCAGTTGCAAAGAATCCACTTGCAATATCTTCTGATTTATGAGCGTAGTACTTATCTCTAGTAGTAAATGAAGTTCCTAAGTGAATGTCTAATCCCTTTGAGTTAAGCTCTTCTTGAAATGATATTTTAGTTTCTTCAGCAAATGCCTGTTGAGAAACAATTGTTGCATCTTCGGCAGTTTCGATATTTGCTGGAAATTCAACTAAAATACTATCAGACCATGCGGATTCAACTGGTGAATCAGGCCATCCAGCTTCAGATAAACTCTTTATTCTAATTTCAAGAACTTCTCCTTTTTTAATTGGAATATCTAATTGGTTTGAATTTACTTCGTTTGGATCAGAGATATTTTCATCTGCCCATTCATAGAATCCAGTCGCTGAATTATAAATTTTAGCTCTAGACTTAGATTTGAATTCTGTCCATGGAGAAAATGCTCCAGTAACTTTATTTCCGCTTGCGTCAACAAACTCAAGTTGATCAGCAGGTTTAGTGCTTCCAGTTTTACTTAGTGTTCGATATGCTATTTTAAACTGAGCTACTTGTTGAACTCCATGTAAAGTAGTTCTAGGTTCAGGTATTGCCCAAAATCCTCTAACACTATACATTGGATTAGTTATAAAGCTGGGAGTTGATTTAATTGAGGTGGTAATATCTGAAATTAAACTTTGCTGACTTTTAGTCAAAGTCAATCGCTTATCCGCAAAATTAGTTAAGTCCTTTTGTAGTTTTAGTCGCTGTGCTTCATTTAATGAAGCGTTTGTGTTTAAATTAGCTCTAGTATCAGAAATCTGAGTATCAATTTCCCTAATTTGAGAAGAGGCTTGCTCTTTTGCTGAAATTTTTTGCTTAATACCTAACGTATTATCAGCGTCTTGAATGTGCTGATCAGTTTGAATAACTTTAAAATTTTCCGCAGCGATAGTTACGGTATTTGGAGTATCTCCTAGAGCTGAAGGTAATTTTTTCTCTTTAGCATAACTTAGGAATAACATACCGAAATCAGAAACGAATGTCTGGTAAAAATCAGTTAGCGTCATTTGTTTTCCGTTATTCATTGTAATCTGTAACTCATTGGTTAAGATTCCAAATCCTTGCGAAAATTGATCAGTCGTGACGGCTAGTCGGTCGCTTATTGGTTTTAAGAAGATAATATTTCTTTCGTTATAACCTAGGTTTAATTGAACTAATGAAGACCTAGTTAAAATAGGTTTCATTCTTAGTTGGGCTGCGCCGACTGCTAATCCATCAACTCCAAAAGTATTTTCCAGAATAATGGTTTTTGAGTTTGAGTCAACTGACTTAATTTTATACTCTGAATTATTTGAGCTGATTAAGATATTTCCAGCCTGTAGAGTTTTTTCAACGTCTCCACTAGTTGCTAAACTTGTGTATTTTAAAGAGCTTAAACGATACTTACGAACCTGCTCAGTTAAAGTTTGTCCGCCAATTACGGCAGTAGATGAATCTTCTAAAATATCTAAAATATCAAATGTTCCCCTAACTGTATTTGTTGCTGGCGGTAGAGTCAATTCGCTTGAATCTTCGAAATAATCGATAGCCCTAGTCCCTAAATCGCTAATTACTGCAGAATATGAAAGGTTATTTATGCCTTTGTAATTTGTATCAAAATATGCAATTTCAGTAGCAGATGTTGAAGTAATGATCAATCGCCTAACTTCAAAACGGTTAATATCTGGATCAGTTGTTAAAGTTGCTGTGTCGATATTAATATACAATAATGGATTTAAGAATGATTCAAAAAACCAGTTAGTTTTGTAATTAAAACTTGAAGGTACGGCAACTCCAGTATTAGTAACATTTTCTAGATCAGAGATTACTGAAGAAATATCTTTTAATTCAAATGTTCTAAGATTTCCATCTGCATCCTTTACTCCTAATTGATTTGCATTGCCGCTTAGTAATTCAGTAATTTTAGCATCAAGGTTGGAAACTCTATTGTCTAGATAGGTAAATGACGGGATTGTGAACACTTGAGTAGAACCGTCTTGTAAAGTTTGATTTACATTGACGCTTTTTGCGGTTGTGGAAAGTGATGTAGAAAGTTTTAATAAAAACTCCTGCATATTGTTAACATCAACTCCAAGTTCTGCTAAGTAATCCGTTAATGATGATTTGTCTGCCATTTAGTTTATCTTATTATTTTATCAACCGCAAACGTTAAAGTTTCAGCATTTGTACAAACAATTTCTATAATAGGCTTAGCAGTTCTTCCGTAGTTTGTTGGAAAATCCGCAGCGGTTAATGTTGCTATAAGTACGCTGTTTGCTGACAGTGCATTTGTGATGTTTTGTGAATCAGTTTTTAGTGTTATTGTGTACGGCCCAGGAATAATTGGAGAGTCACATACTACTTTAAGTAGCTGACCCTTCTTCCAAGTATTAATAGAATCATCTATGTAAATCGTTAAATCTTGAGAAAGATTAAATGGAATTGGGCTACTTGATCCATTTAATTTTAGATGTCGGATTTGAGTTGATGAGATTCCTAATGAAACGGTTTTTACGCCTAATGCATTTGTACTAAAGTCGACTTCGGTTATATCTGAATAGCCTTGAACGTTTGATCCTATTGTAATTTGACCTGGGATAAGTTTTCCAAGAGAAATTCCGTAACCTGGCTTGAATGCATCCATATTATATGATATTTGCAATGAAGTTGTTCCTGTTAAAATCTCGTCTATTCTATCATTTGTGCTCCCGATTAAATCCATAATTGCAGTTGACTCGGCAAAGGCTGCACTTGATGCAGAAACAGTTGTTTCCAATACGGCGATTCTTTTAGCTAAGCTAGACATCGCAGTTGAATTTAATAATGCGTCTTTTGCGGTATCGACGTTAACTCTTAAATTCTCAAGAGCCGCTAATTTATCGTTAAATTTAGTTTGAAGCTGTCTAATTTCAGTCAATACATCGGTAAACAAGTTCAATGAAAATGTATTGTAGTCATTAATTGATTTTTCAACTGAAACATCTTCAATTGAAGTATCAAATTTAAGGTTTACTTTGAATGCAAACGAGTTACCATTAGTTTTATTAATAGTATCCGGTTTGTTTTTGGTGATCATTGGGATAATAAATTCACTTCCGCTTTGAACCACTCGGTTTAGGAAGTAAACTCCATATAAGTTAGAAACGCTAACTGGTTCGGTGCCGGCTACCGCGTTTGGCGCTGGATCATATACGTCATAGTAAACTAAAATTGCATTAAATTCAAAATCCTCATTTCCAACGCTGTCATTTAGTTGAGAGAATGATTTGATTGTTGTATTTTGAGAAGCAATTAAGTAGTCAGTTAAGTCAAAATCAATAGTCATACCGTCGTGGGTTGATCTAAGGTACTCGACTGTTCTGGTATTTAAACCTGCAGTGTAGGTCTTTTTGATTCTTTGAGTTTTTGGAGCAGAGCTTCCAGTATTGTAAGGTGTTCCAAAGTATGCAGCCTGATCAGTGTAATATGAATTATTGACAGATGATGCTCCCCACCAGAATCCGGTAGCAACCGGTGTAGTATTTAAAATATTCGAAGTATATGTAGTTACCGCGTTTGAATCTAAGTCATAAAACGCTTCTAACCCCATTCCAGCAAATGGATGAGTGTCTGTGTAGTGTCTACCGTTTAAGTATTCCGCGTCAAGTGGATCCCCTGGCGTATTTACGATTACCATTCCTGGACCGTAATTCTCGTCAGGCTTTGACTTGAATAAGACAGTTGGAGTAGTTCCAACATTAGTTGGCACGTGAATGTACAATTCGCTGTATGAATTATCTTTGCTGCGAACTGAGTTAACTACATCAATTTCTCCAATATACTTAACTACTCGGTCATAGGTAGAAGTAGTTGGATCGTACCAGTCTTCTGCCCATCTTTTTTCACTAACCGGTAGTGATTGATTAACTTCAGTTGAGTTAGCGTCTCTCCAACGAACTGCTCCAAGCTCCTTTAACCACTTCCAAAAAACTCTTTCGGAAACATTTAGCTTTTTTTCTCGATTGTATGACGATTGTGAAATCAGCAAACTCTCGAAATTTAGAGCGTAATTTTGGAAACTTTGAGCTAGGTTAATATTTTCATTTACTGATAAATTATTAATGATTGGAGTTTCACCTTGCGCAATAAACTGTACTTTGTTATCAGTTTCCATAGTAGTTGGTATACCTATTTCTGGAATACGTAACAGGGCGAATTTAGAAAACTTAAACTTATTTGTATTATTGTTAAATGTTAAGCTTAAGTCTTCAATCGCACTTTGAAAAGAATAGAACATTCCTTTCTGGGTTTGAATTGGTTTTATTAATGGTGCAACTGCCATAGTAGTTAGTTATTAGTTTGTTATTTCAATGTTGTGTGAGCTTGTGATAACGAATCTTGAACTTACGAAATTAAGGCCAGACATTGTATTTTCGAACTTGGTTAAAGTTACACTAGAACCAAATAGTCTAGAACTAGTAGTTGAAGCTTGCACGTTTGTATTATAAGTGGTGATATGTTGCACTGGTGTTCCAGCTGCTAATTGGCCGATTGCTGTACTCGCAGTAGTTTGTGCAACTAGGGTTCCTGAATTAATTAATCCTGGAGTACCGTTTGCAAGTAGAGTAAATCCTGGAAGAATTTTAATGTCTCCCCAGTTAGTTGTTGCAATTGTAGCTGAACTTGAATTTATGTATTCTTTAACAATCACAGTGAAGCTTTGTCCATTGTCTGGGCGGCTTGCAACGTCTTCGTAAACAAATAAGATAATCGGCTTACTTGAAGATGGGCTGTTATCTGCACATTTAATTGTGACATAGATGAATTGCTTGCTTGTTTTACTTAGTTTAAGAACTCCGTAATAGTAGTCAGTACTACTAACATTAATTGCGGTAGTTGTAACAACTGTATTAGTTGAACCTTCCGTACTTTGGGTGATTGCTTGCGCTGGAAAACTAACTTCTCCGTAAAACTGAGACTTAACAGAAGTACTTAAGTTACCTACGTAAAATCCATCTGCTGTTACACTAGCTAATGGAATACCTACGCCCAATCGAGTGATTGCCATTGCATTTGCTGCTCCAGTCATATCGATTGTTCCACCGGCTTGAATAATTAACTTATCAATTGATAGAATTGACTTGCCAGCACTTTTTGTTAGACTTCCAATTGTATTGGTTGAGTCCATGAAAGTTATTCCATTTCCTAGAATAACATTGTTTGTTTTTACTTGGTTAACGTAATTGTCTACCCCGATGTACTTATTAACTAAGTCGATTTCAAGAGTGTTAATAACGTCCTCAAGTTTTGACTTTACCACAGTGACATTTGCGTTAAGTATTAGACGCATGTCTGAGATAAAAGTAGTCTCAAGTAGAGTTTGAGTGTTTAAGGATACATTAGTAAATGCCATTGTTTAAGAATTTTTTGTCTTTTTTATTTATTAAGCAAACCCAAGGGAACCTTACATTAAGGCTTTCCTACGATTTAACGTGTTTTCTATATGATCTTGGTAATCGTGAACTGTTCTTGGATCAAACGCATTAAATTCTTTAGTTAATTCATATACGTTGTTATTGACATCGGTTACTTTTACTGAAAGCAAATAGTCTCCAGGTTCAGAAAATCTCCAAATAAAAGTAGAGTTAGCTTTAATTTGAACCACAGTTTCTCCAAATAACGATAGTGTCCAAATACACTCCTTTTTGGAATCAATGTTAGATACTGCTGCAAACACTGGATGGTGTAGTGGAATAGTTATTCCGTCTAATCCGATTTTTAGGTTAGAGAAGTTAAAGCTGTTCTCGTCATAGTTTGACGGTAGGTACCCTCTCATTTCAACTTCTGGTACTTGATTATTTGTAAATTCTACAAATTTCTTGTTTATCCAATAATTAATATCTGATGCATTTGCGTCAACTGGTTTAACGTATTCAAACTTCCAATCGCTAACTGATACAGCTGAACCTGAACTTGAACTGGTTGTGATTACTATTGAGTTTGGACTATTTTGGATAACTGTTCCAGTTATCCATCTACTCGGATTAGATATACTTGAAGCTTTGATTGTAACTCCATTCGTAAAGGTAAACGCCCTAGCCAGAGTTAAAGTAATGTTAGTTGGAAAACTCGTTGGGATAGTCGCTGTTGTATTTGAAGTAACAGTTTCGCCAGTTCTTTTTAAACAATCGTCAAACGGAGAATCTAAGAATAAAAGGTCTTCGTCTAATTCACGTGAAACTGTTGCTAATTGAGTATTAATTGAATCGATTAGCCCGTTTGAATAAACTCCAAATGGATAACAGAAAGTATAAATTCGGTAATATTCTCCAGAGTCATCAGTTACTCTAATGATTCGGTGTAGAGTTACATCCTGTCTTTTTGCATGAGCGTGAATTTTTCCGTTAACTAAAACATACCGATATTCGCTAACATGTGGATTAGTTGACGCATTTAACTGGTTAGTTAAATCTTCACTTGTTGAATAAGAAGATACTACATAGCTATTATGAACGTCCCAATCCGCAAAATTAATAAATTCCAAAACTCCCATAGTAGGTAAATCCAATATGAATCCATTAAGTCTATCTGGAACATACGATAAATCAATCATTCGATTCATTTTTAAGTCCTTAATCATTGCATTTTCGTAATCGCCTAATGATGGTTGGCCAAATGCATGTGATCCAGTACCCCACTGTGATTTAAGTAAGTTAGTAGATGTTGAAATATCTTCGAAACCTATTCCATCTGTAAATATTTGAACTTCATTTTGTGGATTACCTACTCCAAAATTATTTGAATATGTGAACCAGTCTAAATAGTGAGAACTTAAAGTAGACGAAGTTTCTCCAGTCTGAACAATATTTGCGAATTGTAAGTAGATTGGATTGTTTTGAATTTGTCCTATCGTTACATTATGAAGATCTCTAAATCTATATGAATTTTTATCTTGAATCTTAGCAAAAACTTCAATAACCGGCTCCTCAGTCAATACAGTAACCGTTAGGTGGCTTACGTTTTGTCCTCCTTGTAAATCATATACATTTGAAGTTATTACGTAGGTCCCAATGTGAGGCAAAATATGAGGAAGCTTAACTAAATCAGCTAATAGTCCTCTCCATGAAAAATTATAACCTTGCGGTCCAGTAATGGTCCATTCAATTTCATATCCGTTACGGTATCTGATATTTCCGATTGTGAAATGCGAGTTTGCAAAGTCAATAAACTTAGATCCGTCTAGTCCTCCCAATGTAAAATCGGGAATATACGCCTCTAATGAAACTGGGCAACCTACTTTTCCATCGATATCATCAACGCTTTGCATTGGATTACTTTGGCCGTGATACGCAAACTCATAATTCCGTAAGTTTAGATAATAATCCTGAATTCCAGTTAATAGAGATGGAATACTTGTTACTGGATACTGTTGGTTAAACTCGTATGGGTTTATGTTTGATGTATTAAAACTTATTTCTGGAAATTCAGAGGTTGAGTTTGTTTTATGATACAGGGTTTTAATATCTCTAATCTGTAATAACTGAGAAGTTGTAACCGGCTGATTTATTACTAAATTATAGTCGTCGTTTATTTCTAATGAGTTGATGTAGGTAACATCTGACCAATTACGAAGATTAAATTTGTCAAAATATATGAATTCTCCAATAATGTCCTTAATTACAACATTTACTGGAAGTATTTCTGTTTTTAATTTAGTTGAAAGGCGATTTAATTTATAGAAAATTTCATCTACTTCAAAATCTGTGGTAAATTCAACTTCTGGAACACCATCATCATCATAATTATCACTAGCTACGGAAAATTCGTAAGCTAAAGCTAGGAATTCAGTCTTTTTAAACTTGCCGCCTTTTTTAATTTGGCCATTTAGGTCAACTAGGTTAATTGAGTCAATTGAACCAGCTGTCATTAGGTCAGTAACATCAACCATTGCAAACTTATTGTAATACGGTGAGTTTGTATCAGCATCTTTCCAATACTCCTTTACTCGCAGTACGTCACGATAGCCCAAAATGTCAATTAAGTTAATTAATCCTTTGTAAGTTCCAACATACGGGTAAATTTGATCTCTATTTACTAGAATCTCTTTTCGGGCTTGGTTAATTTGCTTCCAGTCAGGAAGACCTTCTTTTAAGTCATAATCTTTAAGTAGAAGGGCATCCTCTCTGTTAAATTTAATACCAAAGTTAGTTAACCAAATTCGGAAACGCTCGTCTTCGTCCTCGCCTTCTCCATAAAAATAAATGGATGCGATTTTTGTGGTAGTTGATGAAGTTTCGTAATAAAGTTCAAGAGTTCGATTGTATGATACCTCTTCAGCTGGAGAAAAACTCACATTTAATTGAAGAGGGTAAGTTAAGTCAAGATTTGTGGTACCTGATGGCAAAAGATCCTCATAGTCAATAGTAATACCAGTTTGTCTTGTGATATACGTGGTAGAATCAGTATGTGAGTCCTCTTTAGCTACGGTAAATAGGAAAAAATTATCGGAATTTTCAGAAGTTATCCATTTTGCAATAATCTTTGAACCTGGCTCCATAACTGGGAACCGGTAACCGCTATTTGTACTTTCTAGAATAAAAAGGTTAGATACATCGTATAGAGCAGTTGAAATAGGAAGAAAATAGTCAGCACCTTCCCATACTCCATCCGAGTTCTGTGAAAAGTTGTACGATTCACCATTTTTATCAAAAAATAAGAGATTATTAATATTCATACGCTAATGCTAGCTCTTTACCTTTATTTATTAAGCCAGACAACTGGAATTAAATAGTAAAGATCTCGCTCTCGCCTGAGTGGCTTAACGAAACAAATTCTACTTTTTCACCCTTGCCTATGTGCTTATAGATTTTCTTGTACTCTTTAGCATACCCGTTTTTAGAGATCTGAGTAAAGTATGCAAATGCATTATTTGATTTTTCCTCATTAAAGTTTCTCCAATATCGCAACAGGTCCAATAGAGCTGACTGAATACAGTCTTCTTTATCAAGTGGATTACTGAACCTAAGTTTTAGGATCGCTCTATTTGCCAGGATTATAAAATAGTTAATTGCAATTGGGGATAATTCACCAGCTGTGTGCTGGTATCCAGTCTCTTCGTTTAGTAGACCGTGTTTACACCTAATTATTTCATTTGTAAAATCCCGGTTGTTGATGTAGTACTTACTTTCTCTAGCTTTTGACATTTGGTTATGATTCTTTTAGTGACGTGTATATTTTAAGAACTGCTAAGTACGAGTCAATCATATCCATATACGGGGATCCAATTACCTCTTTTTTAACAATTTGATCTTCGTATTTAAGTAGTACTTGATGAAGACTACTGCCTTCGGCCAGCATAGGAGTTTCCTTAAATTGTTCGTACACGTCAAACTTACCGGCATTTCCTTTTGCTCCAATTGCATTTTTTAGTTCCCCAGGAGAAAATATGAATAGACTCTCTTGATTATTATTTAATAAATTGTCAAGTACTTTCTTTCTTAACATGCCAGTAGATTGAGCAATATCAATTAGTGCATTGCCTTGAGCACCGTATGCTATACCTTCAATTGAAATGATTCGGTTAGGCTCATCTTTAATAACTTCTTCCACTCTATCGATTAATGTATCGACTAGTAGCGAATAATTAGCTAATTTAGCCCTTTCTACTCCAGAATAGGTATCATATTTAAAGTTCTTAGGGGGGAGAAAAATAAACTCTAGCTCAGGAAATTCTAATTGAGTGTCCTCTAGTAACTTCCGGTGGGCTTTAGTCGTATTGGAATTGACACACGCGATCCAGCGAAAACTTTTAAAGTCTTTGCAAATACAAACAGCTGGAAACTGTATTGAGAAATCTATTCCTATTACTACCAAGAGTCATTCTAAGTGATTTGAAGTATTCTACTGAATAAAAAGATTAAGTTTTTTGAAACCTTTGTAAAATGTACTGTAGAATAAGGGTGTTGGGAGGGTATAGAGCTTAGAGTCTTAGGAACTTAGTCTACTTATATTATTAATATAAAGAATTAAGTAAACTTACTACCTTAATCCTAAGCACTTAGCTACTTAGTCCTGATTTTTAGTATATTTCAACTAATTCATAAAATTAAAATATGTTTGATCCACATCAATTAGAAAAAATGCTGTTCTTCGATATAGAAACAGCTGGAACAGTTAGCCATTCTGGAGATCTTTCAGAGAAAATGCAAGAACTTTGGGCAAATCGTTCGGAAATCCTTAGAAATCAATTGGGTGCAAAGTATCCAGACAATAAAGATAAATCAGACGATGAGCTTTATCAAATGAAATCAGCTCTTCACGCTGAATTCGGTAGAGTTGTCTGTATTTCCTTCGGTAAAATTAAATGGGTGGACGGCGAACCCGTAGCTCAAATAGTTTCCTACTCTGGAGAAGATGAAGAAGACATTTTACGTCAAGCCTTTAAGGTAATTGGTGGTCTTGGGAAAACTGGTGCTAAATTAACTGGCCATAACGTTAAAAGATTCGATGTTCCATATCTTTGCAAAAGAGCATTTATACTAGGAGTAGAAACACCAATACCTCTTCAAGTATGGGATAAAAAACCTTGGGAAACTTCAATTATTGATACTTCTGAGCTTTGGTCATTTGGTGCATGGCAAGAAGGATTCACTTCACTCGACTTATTAGCCACTATTCTAGGAGTCGATTCACCGAAAGACGATATCAAAGGTGATCAAGTTCATGAGAATTACTGGGCCGGTAATATCGAAAGAATTAAAGAATACTGCCAAAAAGACGTAATTACGTTAATTCAGATAGCTTTAAAGCTTTCTAACCTAAACCAAATTGAAAAATCTGGTATAATAATAAAGTAAAATAACCACACAATAAGTGAAGCAAACAAAATTTAGATCAGAAGCTCGTCAGGAGTTAGCGCGTGGTATTAACGCTTTAGCTGATGCAGTTAAAGTAACATTAGGCCCACGTGGTCGTAATGTAGTTATCGCTCGTGATAATAGCGTAGCAATCACCAAAGACGGTGTTACCGTAGCTCGTGAAGTACATTTAGAAGATTACATGGAAAATGTAGGTGCTCAAATGGTAAAACAAGTTGCAAATAAAGTTGCGATTGAAGCAGGTGACGGTACAACTACTGCCACTGTATTAGCTCATGCAATCTTTACTGAAGGTAATCGTCTTGTTGAAATCGGCGCACATCCAATGGACCTTAAGAAAGGAATTGAAATTGGAATGAAAGAAATTATTGAAAACTTAAAGAGCCAATCTCAAAAAGTTGAAGATTTCGAAAAAATTCGCCAAGTAGCAACTATTTCAGCTAATAACGATGAGGAAATTGGTCAAATTATTGCGGACGCAATGGAGCACGTAGGATTTGATGGAATTATTACTGCTGGAGAGAGTAAAACCGGCGAAACTTTTGTAGAGATCGTTGAGGGTATGCAATTTGGAAACGGTTACCTATCTCCGTATTTCATTACAAACCCAGAAAAGAATACAGTTGAGTTTGAGAAACCGTTAATCTTATTATATGACGGTAAAATTTCTAACTTACAAGATATGTTGCAGTATTTAGAGTACTCAAACAAACAGAGACGCCCTTTATTAATTATTAGTGATGGAGTTGATGGAGAAGCCCTAAACACAATGCTTGTTAATAAGTTACAAGGAACATTACGAGTAGCCGCAGTTAAAGCTCCAGGATTTGGAGAAAATCGCCGTTCTAAATTACAGGATATTGCCACTTTAACTGGTGGAAAACTTGTTTCAGAAATGGACGGTATTCTACTTAAAGAAACTATCGCGGCTGACTATGTAGGCGGTTGTGACAAAATTACAATTACTGGAGAGTCTACCACTATCATTGGTGGATTCGGAGATTCTGCTGCAATTGCTGAATTAACTGGAGACCTTAAAAACCAAATTGCTGCATGCGAAAATCCTTCAACTGCAATTGTGTTAAAAGAGCGTCTTTCTAAATTCGAAGGCGGAGTTGCAATTATTAAGATTGGAGCTACTTCTGAAATTGAAGCTCATGAAAAATCTGATCGTATCGATGATGCACTAGGTGCTACTAGAGCTGCAGTTGCTGAAGGAATCGTTGTCGGAGGAGGAATTGCTCTAATTAAAGCAGTTCAAGCAATGAAGTCTACTTCTGAGAATAGAGATATTCAGCTAGGATTAGACTTAATTAAAAAAGCGTGTCACGAACCTTTCCGTATAATTTTAGCAAATGCTGGAGTTAATGCAGATGTAGTTCTATCTAAAATTCAAGAAGGCGAATTAGGATACAACGCGAAAACCGAGGAGTATGTAAATATGATTGACGCTGGAATCATTGATCCAGTTAAAGTTACCCGTACTGCTCTAGAGAATGCAGTTTCAATCGCAAGTCTATTGATTACGACTGACTGCCTAATGGTACAAAAACCCCAAGTGAACTCTCAAGTTCAATAAATTTAAGATTAGCCATCGAAGAACGGCGCTTGTTGAGTAATACTCGCAGGCGCTGCTCTGTTTTAGAAGGGCGATAGATAAAATAAAGCAAAACCCTAAGTGGATAAAACATTTAAGGAAATATTAACAGATATTAAATGCGGAAAGCTAGCATCCCCAGCGTTTACGGAAGATGATTTAGCTAAAGTAAAAGCCTGTATTCCTGAACCAATAGCTCAACCTACTAAAGAGGTAAAAGTTACAGTTCCATCAGAGAGCTCATGCGTTAACGATGGATTAATCCAGGTTAAAAAGATCCTAACCGAACAGCTTTCGAAACAAGATGTAGTTGTTGAACTTGGAACAATTAAAGGTAAAGTAGAAGAAGCACTAGATCATTACAAAGTCATTTCTAATTATTATAAGGCTAGGGTTGAATTCTTTACTTCCACCATAAGTACAGTTGAACCTCTCACCTCCCAGTATCTGTATTGGACGGACGAGTATGATAGAACTAAAGCAATTGAAGATAAAATAATTGAGGACTATAATTCAACGTTTCAGTCGTTTGACTATGTAAATTATGGAATCAAGTTAGTAGTTTCACTAACTGATTCTCAATTTAAAACTATCACTACGTATAATTCAACTGTCTTATCTAATCTTATTACCCAAACCTATTTTAACTATATTGTCAATACTCCAATATACCTCAAGTATTATACAGCTAGAAAAAATAGAATCTTAGCAGAAGAGCGTCAACTTCTTTCTAAGCAAGGAGCAGCAAATGCACTATCTCAAAGTATTCAAAACTATCCAGCCTTAAGCGATAGTTCAACAGTTGAGTCCACTTTAAATTCGCTAACTTCAAAAATAAGCGGTCAATTAATACCTATTTTTTCAGATACTGAATCTTCTCTAACTGGAGGACTTATTGCTCCAGCTAGAACGGCTGTGTTTTCAATGAGATTAATCGATTTAGATTTTACTAAATTAACGGTCCCTAAATTATTGGAAAATGGAGAAACTTCTCAAGTTGAAAAAACATTAGTTATACGCAATAGCCCATACCTAAAAAATTCTCCATTCTCTAATTCAGTTGCTACTAGTTGTCAGTCAATTCCATTTGAGCAATACAAACAGAATAGAGACTATGATTTTATCTCTGGTGCTTTATACAACTTAACTGCTAGCGGATATAGAGGGCTTTATAAAAAATTAGCCAATCCGATTTCAAATCTATATACACCAGAGGAAAGAGGATTAACTGTTGATCCAACTAAAATTGATCCGTTAATAAAAGACGTTGAAAACGCGCCAGTTTCTTTAAAAGAAGGAGACATCACGTTTTATATAAGTAGTCAAGAAGCCTACTCTACCTTCTATGATACTGCTAATAAAAGTTTACCTGATAGAATTAAGAAAGAAAAGGAGCAGGTGTTTCCAGCGGAAATAGCACCAACTTTAACCTCCCTATCTACTATTGCAAAAAGAGAAGTTGCTGACTTTTTTAGAAGGACTACTGACGCATCAATTAAATTAGCTAGACCGACTTCATATAGGGCAGGAGCTTCAACTGTTTATACACAAGGAGTATTCAAGTATTCTACGCTAGACACCGTGATTTCTCAAAGGTTAGCGTACTATCAAAAAGCATACGATGAAGCTGCTCTAAAAATACAGGCTTGTCAAAAAGATATCGCTAACTTAGATCTACTAATAAAAGAAAATTCAATGGACCCCAAGGTTCTTGAAGTTAAAATTTCCAAGATAAAATGTTTTAGCGAAGCAGCTAAGTCAAAAGCCGTTGCCAAAGATTGTGAAGCTGAAACTCTCGCGAAATTAGGAAAAGATCCTCTCTTTATTAGAACATTAAATGGAAATGATTCTAAATTACCTGACATGAATAACCCATGTTATTGGAAAGAGTTTGCAAAAGCGTTAAACAAAGTAAGTTTATTACCTATTCCTGATCTAAGCTCTCCATTATTTAGATATTATCCAATTAACAATATTATTCCAACTCCACTTGGTATAGTAATGATTCCTATACCTCAAAAGTGGACTCCGTTATTTTCTTTATCTACTCCGCTTGGCACAATTGTTACATTTATAACAATGCCAGTCGTAATTGTTGGAATCCCATTACCATCAGTTTACGTGTTATACATAGCACCGGATGGTAGAAAATACATGCTAGTTGCTCCAAATATTCCATTCCTACTAATCCCAGGTGGATCTAAAGTTGGATTTGAGGTAGACAACAGCCCAGCTTCTCAGAACCCATTAGGTATAAATCCAACTGACCCATTTAAAGGACAGCTTACTAAAGGCTCTCTAAGTATACCAATTACAATTTCAGCAAAAGCATCAAAGGCAATTAGAGTTGCAACCGTCGCCGCGGCTGTTGCATTAGGAAAGGGCATTGACATAAAGAATGGAGCAGGAGCAGTGTTAGGACAAATTGATCCTGTGACTTATCTTGCTAAATATACTGGGCTTTCTGAGAAATTAGCGGACGCCCTCGATATGGAAGCGTCCAATGATTTTACAAAACAAGTAAACGAATTTAAGAGATCAATTAACAAGCAATTCGATAGACTTGGGGAAATTCAAATTACCGCGATAACTAAGTTAAAGGAAAAGACTAGAAACGAGAGAGACTCTCAAGTTAAAGGCGCTGAGTCTGAAGAAAACTTAGCAAAGAAGCGCGAAACTAAAAAGAAGGCTCGATCGCTTGATCCAATAACACTACAGTCTAAAATTGATGGAGTGCTAGAAGATTTCAATAAGTACATTGATAAAATCAAATTAGGAACAATTTCATTCCCTAACGATCCGACTAAATTAAATCCACCTCTACCTAATGCAGTTAGTGCGATGCAGCCAATTGTTGAACAAGCCGCAAAAGGCGAACTTAATCTTGACCTCGACTCAGTTAACTTTATTGCAAAGATTAAAAGAATGGCTGCTCAAGTAGATACCTCAAAATTAAAATCAAAAAAATCGTTTAATCTAAACAAGCAAGAAGATATTGTTGAATTTAAAAAAGCGATAAAAGAGTACACAAAAGAGGCAATGGATTATCTGCAAGGAGTAAAGTCCCCAGCAGATGACATTGATCCAAATTTAAGTGATGAAGAAAAAGCAAGAATAAAAAAAGCAGCCGATCTTAGAAAGGCTCGCTTAAAGTCGGCACTGGCGTTTACTTCGCTATCAATAGTCTCACCGAGTTTAAAATTATTTGATCCATTTGCCCCATGCTGCTCAACTGAAGAGACTTCACTTGAATTACCAGCGTCTCCTCAAATATTAGCCGCGATTGCAATATTTAATGCGTTATTAGATGCAGTACTAAGCGGATTAACCGTTGAATCACTAAAAGCCTTACTTGGAGATTCTCTATCTAATATTGGAATATCTAGCATAACAAGCCTATTTGATTCTATACTTTCAGCATTTCCACCAATTGTTTTACCTAATAAAGCAGATTTAGTTGCAATTTCACAAGCAATGCTTATTCCAGTATTAACTGCATTACACGTCCCACAAGCACCAAATCCTTTGGGACTACCCTTTCCGATTCAAGTATCAATTCCATTAGACGCACTAATTAAGCCTCTTCTTAAATCAGCAATTGCTTACCTTCTTGAACTAATTTTAAGAATGCTAGCCGATGCTGGAAATTTATTAACGTCCGGAGCCGGATCGGCTGCTTCTACGACAGTCGGTGAGATACTTCAATTAATACCATGTGGAAATTCACAAACCGCTACTGTAACTACAACCGCCGCTTCAAAATTCGTCACAATTACTTTACCTAATGGATTTAAACTTAAGCTTCCTAAAATTCCAATGATTCCATTAGACATAGTCAGTTATTTTTCATTACTTACCTCTACTGACTTGGTTGAATTAATCAGAAGCTTAATTAATACGGCAATCGACGGAATATTGCAACCGGTTAAGTCTATCGTTGAGCCAATTCTTGGATTAACTAAATCCTTAAAGGATCTATCGTTTAACATCATTGAATCAGCGAATCCATACATTCTTCCAATTAAATTAATTATAATGGCGCTTCAATTACAGATACCTAATTCAACAAAGGTTAGACTCACTAATTTAGATGCAATGGATTTGATTAAAGCCGCCTATATTCCAGTTATCACTGCTACTGAACCAGTCGTAAAAGAGATAGCATACTTGGGCGCAATCATATCGTGTTCTTTTCTAAGTAAGCCCGGCGTTCAGTTAGCTAGAGTAGCATCAAGCCCATTTTTTAACCAGGATGATCTTCCGCCTTGGGAAAGATTAACTCATAAAAATCCATTATTTGCAATATTTCTGGATGAGTTAGCTTGGAGATCAAGCCTACTTTCAACCGGCACCTTAATATTCCAAAGTAAAATGCCAGGGCTGTATCCAACCACCTGGGCACCAAGTATATTTGTTGATCCAGGAATTCATACAATTTAAAACTCTAGGCAGTTTCTGTGTATAATTTATTAGTTAACTTTTTTAATCTAACAAAAACATGCAAAAAAACGAAAACGTCCAAGAAGTTATTGATTTTGACTTACTGTTTAGCCAGGGAAATTCCCGAGTAAACAAAAGCATTAAATTAACTCCAGCGGATAAAAAAGCGGGCTTAAAGATTTTCTGTAAAGAACCTTATGCCCAAGAGCTTTACGACAAGTACTATTCATCAAATACATTCGGCGCAACCGCAAATAAAGACTTTGAAATAGGTCATGTTTGTAAAGTAACTGCCAAGAAAATTGATTTTGAAAACAAACAAATCGAAGTTCAAGATGATGATTCCTTGTCTACTATCTTTGTTCCATTTAGAGAATTTAGCGAAGAGCCTTCTTTGTTATTACAGAATGAAACAAGTGCAAAGTTCAAAGTTGTTATCTACAAAGCCGATGCCGGCGATTATTTAGGATCAGAAAAACGTTGCGCTGCTCTTTCTTACCGAGACGATCTTAACGAGTTCTTAAAAGAAGAAAAATGGTTCTATGTTAAGGTTACTAACCTAGTTAAAGGAGGTTACCTTGCACTGTATAAAGGAACAGTTAAATGTTTCCTACCTGGATCACATGCTGCTGCAAACGTTATTCGAGACTTCAATGAATACTTGAATAAAGAGATTCCAGTAATGATTGAGAACTACGATCAAACAAATGATCTATTCATTGTTTCATACAAGAAATATATTAAACAAACTTTACCTCAAAGAGTTCACGAACTTAAATTTGGAGAAAAGTACACAGGTATTTTAACTAACAAACCTTATGATTTCGGAATGTTCGTTGAATTCCAAAACTATTTTACCGGGCTATTACACAAAACTGAATTTGCAAATTACGAAGAATTCAGTAAAGGTTATAAATCCGGAGATTCAATTGATTTCTATATCAAAGATATCGTAATCAAGAAAGGAGAGCCTAGAATTATTTTAACTGATTCATTAGAGAAAGTAGGAGAAGAGCAGTTAACTTGGCAAAACCTAAAAGACCGAATCGAAGGTCAAACATTAAATTTCACACTTAACAAACAAACTTTTGTTTTAGAAATTGAGTTACCTGATTCAGATACAGTTTTTACAACTGACGTAAATCACCTTAAAGGTAGAACCAAGGTGAGCGATTCAGGCCAAATCCAAGTCTACAAAGTAGATGCGATTAGAAAGCAATTAAAGTTCGAATTCGTCTAATTTTATAAGTTGCGTGGTATTATAGTTTCGATATAAATAATCCAGATGGATAACTCGAAATTTAAAATACCACGCATTTTACTGTTCGCTGTTCACCTGGCTAACCATATCAAGCATTTTGCAACCACTATTAGCCGACAGACGACACCATATTCGATTATTCAATCACTTACACACACTTAATTAAAAAAATTACAAAAATGGAACCTATTTTAACAGAGAATCCAAACCGCTTCGTTGTCTTCCCAATTCAGCATCATGATATTTGGGAATTTTACAAGAAGTCAGAAGCGTCATTTTGGACAGCAGAGGAAATTGACTTAGCAGCAGACTTAGTCGACTGGAGAAAAAACCTTAACGATGGTGAACGCCATTTTATTAAACATATATTGGCATTTTTTGCCGCAAGCGACGGAATCGTTAATGAAAATTTAGCTGAGAACTTTGTAAAAGACGTCCAGTATCCAGAAGCAAAATTCTTCTATGGCTTTCAAATCATGATGGAAAATATCCATTCTGAAACATATTCTCTGTTAATCGATACGTATATTACTGATCAAGACGAGAAAATGCACCTATTACGAGCAATTGACACAATCCCAGCCGTTCAGAAAAAAGCTGAATGGGCACTAAGATGGATCAAGAACTCAACTTTCCAAGAAAGACTCGTTGCATTTGCTGCAGTTGAAGGAATATTCTTTTCAGGTTCATTCTGTTCTATTTTTTGGCTTAAGAAAAGAGGCCTAATGCCAGGACTAAGTTTTTCTAATGAACTTATTTCCAGAGATGAAGGTTCTCATACAGACTTTGCAGTTCACCTACACAATCATCACATTGTAGATAAAGTGTCACCAGATCGAATTAAAGAAATTATATTATCTGCCCTTGAGATTGAGAAAGAGTTTATAATTGAGGCTCTTCCAGTTAAACTAATCGGCATGAATTCAGATTTGATGGCTCAGTATTTAGAATTTGTAACAGACAGACTATTATCTGATTTAGGTTGTGAACCTGTATTTAATTCAATAAATCCCTTTGACTTCATGGTTAACATCGCACTAAACGGAAAAACTAACTTTTTCGAAAAAAGAGTAGGCGAATACCAAAAAGCAGGGGTAAAAACCGGAGATAACACCGGATTTTCATTAGACGCAGACTTTTAAAAATACGAAACTACATGAAGGTAATAAAAAGAGATGGGCATAGCGAAACGCTAAAGCTCGATAAAATAACAAACCGTATTAAAAAGCAAACATACGGATTGGATACAGACTACGTTGACTCACTTGAAGTAGCCACTAAAGTAGTATCTGGAATATACGATGGAATTAACACACAGCAACTTGATCTACTCGCGGCTGAAACTGCTGCTGCTCTAGCTCATATTCACCCAGACTACTCAATCTTAGCTGCAAGAATTGCAATTACCCGATTGCACAAAACGACCCACAAGTCATTTAGTGATACAATTGACCACCTATATAATTACATAGATCCAAAGACTGGAAAGGTGGCAGGCATTATCTCTGATGAAACCTATGCTGCTGTACAGAAGAATAAGAATACGCTAAACGAAGCAATCATTCATGATCGCGATCTTAACTTTGACTACTTTGGATTTAAGACATTAGAGCGTAGTTACTTATTAAAGACATACGGCCAGCCGGCTGAAACTCCTCAACATTTATACATGAGGGTAGCTGTAGGTATTTGGGGAACAGACATTCAAAACGTATTAAAAACGTATGAGCTTCTGTCAACTCACAAAATGACTCATGCCACTCCAACCCTGTTTAACGCTGGAACCAAACGTCCACAATTATCTTCATGCTTCTTATTAACTATGCATGAAGATTCAATTTCAGGAATTTACAAAACTCTATCTGATGTAGCTGCAATTTCACAAAATGCTGGAGGCATCGGCTTATCGGTTTCAAATATTAGAGCTACTGGTTCTTATATCAAAGGAACAAACGGTACGTCAAATGGAATTATTCCAATGCTAAAGGTTTACAATGAGACTGCTCGTTATGTAGATCAAGGCGGAGGAAAACGTAAAGGCTCTTTTGCTATTTACTTGGAGCCATGGCATGCAGATATTGAAGATTTCTTGGATTTACGTAAAAACCACGGTAAAGAAGAGCGTAGAGCTCGAGATCTTTTCTTAGCTATGTGGACACCAGATCTTTTCATGAAGAGAGTTGAAGAGGATGGCGATTGGACACTATTCTGTCCAGCTGAAATTGACTGCGAGCTTTGGGAAATGTACGGAGAGGAATTCGAGAGTAATTACGAAAGACTTGAAGCTGAAGGAAAAGGTCGTCATACTATGAAGGCTAGAACCCTATGGCAAAAAATCCTTGAATCACAAGTTGAGACAGGCACGCCATATATTCTTTTCAAAGATTCAGCTAATCGTAAATCAAATCAAAAGAATTTAGGAACAATCAAATCTTCTAACTTATGTACTGAAATTATAGAGTACACCTCAAAAGAAGAACAGGCTGTTTGTAACTTAGCGTCTATTCCAGTAAATCAATTTATTACAATCGGAAAGCGTACAGGTAAACTAAGAAAACCTAATTGTGAGTACGACTATGAGGCTCTATATGATGTAGCATATCAAACAACACTAAATCTAAATAAAGTAATTGACGTAAACTTCTACCCTACTGCAGAAACTAAAGCATCTAACGAGAAACACCGCCCAATTGGAATAGGTATTCAAGGTTTAGCTGATACTTTTGCAATAATGGGAATTGAATTTGGCGGAGAAGCCTCAAAGAAATTAAACTCTGAGATATTTGAAACAATCTACTTCGCTGCAATGGAAGCATCAATTGATCTTGCAAAGAAGGATGGGGCATACGCCTCATACGAAGGTTCTCCATTAAGCTCAGGACAATTTCAGTTTAACTTATGGGGAGTAACGGATGACCAATTATCAGGTCGTTGGAATTGGGTAGCTCTTCGTAGAAAACTTATGAAGCATGGATCCCGAAATTCTCTATTGCTTGCGCCAATGCCAACTGCCTCTACTGCCCAAATCATGGGTAACAATGAAGCATTCGAGGCATTCACTTCGAATATAGGAACTCGTCGAACTTTAGCTGGAGAATTTATTGTAGTTAATAAACATCTAGTTAGAGATCTAGCTGAACTAGGACTTTGGGGAGATTCTATGAGAAATCGAGTAATCTTGGAAAAAGGTTCTGTTCAAAATATCGTTGAGATTCCAGAGGAATTAAGAGCTGTTTATAAAACAGTTTGGGAAATTTCTCAAAAGACCATCATCGACATGTCAGCTGATCGTGGTAAATTTATTTGTCAATCACAATCTCTGAATTTATTCTTTAGAGACGTAAATACTGCAAAATTAACATCAGCTCACTTCCATTCTTGGAAAAGCGGATTAAAGACAGGAATGTATTATCTTAGAACTGAAGCTGCGAGTTCGGCAATTGCTGGACTAGGAGTAAATATGGCTACTGGAAAAGTTGCTCCAACTGTCCAAATTGCACCAGTATTTGAAGCGCTTAATACAAGTGCGGAAGATATAGTATGTTCTCTTGATAACCCAGATGCATGCGAAGCTTGCGGATCATAAATCCTTAAACTATACTGACTTAAATAGGAGCCTAGCGCTCCTATTTTTGTTTATAAATAACAGTAACAAATAGACTATTATGGAAATACTTAACTTTAGTAAATTTAAACTGTTATTGGAAGCAGAAGGCGATCCAGAAACAGAGCCTGCAGCGGAACCGGTTGAACCACCCGCTGACGAAACTCCAGCTGAACCTGCTCCACCAGCAGATGCTCCAGCCGATGCTCCAGCACCATCATCTCCTGATCCAATGGCTGATCCTTTTGCTAGTGCAGCACTTCCGCCCGATCCAAATGCTCCAGTTGCTTCTTCTGGTACAGGTTCTACTCGAATCGTATTCTTAGATAAAGACAAGTCATGGCATTCGGAATTCACAGACGGTGGTGGAGTTAAGAGATACAAAGAATATGAATTGGCTCAAGCTGATCTAGATAAATGGATCACCGATAACAACTTCACAGATAAAAAAGAACAGATTACAGTCGCTCTTACTGGAACAAAGGCTTTACCTGAAGACATATACGATAAATTAAAATCAGCACTATCTTCTGATAAACTAGGGAAGGATCGTGGAGATATTGATATTAACTATGACGATAAGTCAATTCCATCTACTAGTGATCTCGATGTAATCTTCTTAAAGAAATGATAAAAAGATTTAGTCAATTTATATACGAATCAAAATACGACACGCTATCATCTTCTTATGCGAGCGATGTATTTTCATTTATCAAAAAAACAGCCGGCTCAACAATAGGCAAACCTAAAACTGAGAGTTTTACCTACTCTGAACCTATTGAATTTGACTTAACTGTTAAAATAGTTAGAGTGGTCGACTTTGATCCTTCTGAAACTACTGATTTTAATGGACTTCCTTGGGAAACCATTAATTTCGAAGAGAATGGATTTGTAGTTGATGCAAACGTGTATATCCCAGCTGAATCTGATCCAGACTCTCCAGAGATAGACCTAGTTATTTACATTAGCCCTGACGCTGAACCTTCTAAATACCAAGACTTAAACTTTAAAATAGTTGATACACTTAGACACGAATTGGAGCACCTTTTACAAAAAGGAGTAAACAAGAAAGTCGGTCACATTGTAAAAACCTCAAAAAAAGTTAGAGATGGTGCTCAAGACAATTACAAGTATTTTCTTTTACCTGATGAAATACCAGCAATGGTCTCAGGGATGCACGCAGCTGCTGTTAAAAAGAGAGTCCCAATAGATTCAGAATTCAATTCATACTTACGGCCTTTCGTTTCTTCCGGCGTAATCTCTAAATCAGAATTCGAAGAAGTAATGCAAACCTGGATACGATTTACTAAGAAATCATTCCCAGATGCAATATTTTCAACCAAATATCAATAATATTTAAAACCGGGTGAAGTTTCGTAATATAAGATACAAAAATACTTATTGATTATGACACCAGAATGGTTAACACAATTAAAGGACCAAGTTGCTCAACTTGAAGCAGAAGCGGTTAAATTCTACGAAAAAGGAAATAAATCTGCGGGTACTAGAACTCGTGGTCTTCTTCAAGAAATTAAAGCTACTTGCCAAGAGGGAAGAACTCACGTTCAATCTTCTAAGACAGCTCCAAAAGCTTAATTTTAGATTAAAAGTTCACATTAGAGGGCGGGTATTAAAACTCGCCCTATTTTTTTGGAAACCTCTCACACTTATTTAGTATAATTCTATAAATTAAAATCATTTTTGAACATGGAAGATCTATTCAATCTCAATCTCGATGATTTCTCAGGTAAATCATCAGCAAACGCTCGCAAAGTCGACGAAAACATGTACAATCCGGGTCCAGACCAAGGTCAGAACGGAATCTACAAATCAGTAATCCGTTTTATCCCATGGGTAACGGATCCTAGTAAAAGCCGCTACAAGAAGTACGCAGCAAAACTTATCAACCCTCTAACAAATGAGAAGTTGTACGTTGACTGCCCTTCTACTACTGGCGCATCATCAATTCTTTGGACATTGGACTTGGAATTAAAACGTTTGAAAAACGAAGAACCTTCAATTGTTGAAGAAATTCAGAAGTACTTCAATCGTTACTACAATTATTACTCTTGTGTTTACATCAAGAAAGACCCTCAATTTCCACAATTGGAAGGCAAAATCAAAGTTTATTCTTACGGATACACTATTGATAACTTGATTCAACAAGAGATCAATCCAGAAAATGAGTTAGTAACAACTCAAAAAATCAATCCATTCTCTCTTACTACTGGTAAGGACTTCGTATTAGTTATTAAACGTAAAACGAAAGCATGGAGAGATTTCAGTTCAAGTAAATTCATGAATGAAGTTAGTCCTTTGATTATCTCTCATGCAGGAAAAGAGATCGCAGTATCTAATGAGCCTAAAGTAATGCAATTTACTAGTGAGTTCTTTAAAAAGAACTCACCGGACATGAGTCAATACTTCTTAAAAGAGTGGACTGACCATGAGTATGAAAAAGTTGCAGAATTTATCAAAGCAATCGTTCCTTACAAACAAATCATCGATAACTTAGTTGCAAACACTAAAGATGAGAGAATGAAGAAACACTTTACTAACTCTGCTCCAGTTAATCGTTCTCAAGCACCAATGGGAGAATCTTTGGAATATACGCCAGCTGCGCCAGCTACATCAAGCTCTAATATGTCAATTGAATTAGACGATGATTTTGGTTCAATAACGGAAAGTCCAGCTCCAGTAAAATCTGCGCCAGCTGCTCCAGCTAAAGCAGATGACTTAGACGATTTATTCAAAGATCTATAAAAAATAACAACATACAAACATGGCAAGTTCTAAAAAACAAACCGCGACTGTAGTTGAAGAAATCAAGAGTGCACCGGCTGACCAAGTTCAGCCGGATGCTGCTCCGATTGCAACACTACTTTCTTCAATCAGTTATACTAATCAAGCTGATTACGATAACTTCTTAGCTAATTTAACACCAGAACATTCAGTAATCGTTTTGATTTCCGCAGCTAATCACTGTCAGTCAAAGGGTATATTTACATTGGATGAAGCTGAGTTAATTGCTAAGTCAATTAAAACACTAAGTGTTCAGCCGGAACAAGCTGACGCTCCAAAACCTTAAACTATGAATTTAATCATTGACGGAAATGCGTTTCTGAATGTCGCAGTAAGTATCGCAAAAAATATATTAGCTAACGATAAGAGAGTTGGCGAAAAGTATTATGTCAATGACTTATTAAATGACGATAAGTTTATTCTAAAGCAGGTAAGCAAAGATACATTTAGACAATTTTCTGTAAATTACTTTGGCAGCATTCTTGCTCCATTTAAGGAAAACATCAGTTCAGTATTTTTTGTATTTGACTCTAAGAGTTGGAGAAAGAAATATATCAAAGAACATTTTGAAACACACGGAGAAGGGGATTTCAGTTATAAAGGTCAAAGAAAATACGATGATAAAATTTATCTGTTCTTTGAATACTTTCAAAATGAAATTCTAAGTACAATATCTGACGATTATGGAGTTGTAGTAAACCGTGTTCCTGGAGCAGAAGGTGATGATTTAATTGCTTACATTTGCGAAAATTTAAAAGAAGATATTTGTATTTGGTCAGTAGACAAAGACTTAACCCAGTTACTTGAAAGTGACAAACGTAAAGTTATTTTGATTATGCCTAAGCAAATGACGAAATACAAAAAGATCTACACAACTGAAGATTTCGGTAAAGTTGAACCCGCTGAAGTTGACCTTTTTAATTTTGATATTGACTCAATAGACAATTCAGCTGTAACTAACATAATCAACGACTTAACTCAAAAGGACTATCAACACTTAACCGTTGATCCAACTTTAGATATCTTAGTTAAGTGTTTAGCGGGTGATGCATCAGACAATATTCCAAGAGTCCATCCCAAGATGACAGCCTCTAAAGTAACAAAAATTGTCGAATACGTAAAGCAATCGCTTCAATGGAAAGACGTTATTTACTTCATTGATTCAGGTGATCTAGGTTTCATGGATTTATTACGTGAAGTAACATGTGAAGTCCTTAAAATAAAGGAACCTGGTGAATGGCTGACGATCGAGAACAACCTTAATCGTAACAAGACCTTAATCAGATTAAGTACAGCAGTTTTTCCAAAAGACGTACTTGATGCAATTAAAGAAAACGTTGACTTGACTACTCGTAGAAAATTCAATTACTACCAATTCAAAAAAAATTACAAGAATTAATGAGTACACCAATCAAAGGAGGATTTATTCCTCTATTCGAAAGAATATTAGTTTTACCGGACTCAGTAGAGTCTAAAACTGAAACAGGCATCATTTTATCAGTTGATGCTAGAAAAAGACCCAATACCGGAGTAGTAATTGCAGTAGGCCATCTGGTTTCCAGTAATTCAGGTTGCCCAATCAAAGAAGGCGATCGAGTTTTATATCAACGATACTCAGGACTTGACGTCCAGTGGGACGGTACTAACTACCACATCATTATGGCAAACGATCTTGTCGCCATTATAAACAAAGACGAGACTACACAATTTGAACTTAAAGAAAATGCTTAAGAAATTTAAACAATTCGTAAACGAAGGTAAAGAGGGTAAATATCGAGTGTTCTGTGATTTAGATGGAGTCCTTGTCGATTTTGATAGAGGCTTTCAAGATATTGAAGAAAACACTGAAAATCTTTCACCTAAGGAATACGAAAAGAAAAACGGAAAGAACTCAATTTGGCCATTACTGGATAAGTTAGGAGCAGACTTCTGGGCTAACCTACAATGGACCAAAGACGGCAGAGAATTATGGGATTACTTACAAAGATATGACCCAATTTTATTATCTGCACCAAGCCGTAGTCCTGAGTGTCTTATTGGTAAGACTCGTTGGGTAAATTCAAATTTAGGAATTGACCAAGAGCCAGTAACTGACCCAGCGGATATGACTCCTGATACTAGGCTTGTTCTAGATCAAGACAAATGGAAGTACGCAACTAGCGAAAAAGACATTCTAATCGACGATTTTAAAAAGAAATTGGAGAAATGGATTGAGCACGGCGGAACGGGTATCTTACATAACGATTCAACTGATACAGTTAGAGTTATGGAAGAGATCATGACCGGTCGTGACTAATAGTTCTTGGACTTAAACCAAGTGGTGGAATTCGACTTCCAAGTCGGCCCTAACAAAAAAAGGACTCTATTACTAGAGTCCTTTTTTATTTTATTAATGTATTCCTTAGAATGAAGGAGTAAATCCTGTTGAGTTAGAAGCCAATTGACCTCCAGCTCTTGTGATTGTAATACGATTGATGAACTTGTGAATACCTCTTGGGAAGTCAACGATAATATCGATGATACCTGCATTGTTTTCAAGAACTTCAGGACCGTTATTTGAATCATCAAATACAATATCGAAAGTTGCAATACCTCTAGCGTCTTGAACTGCAGTTAAGTAGTTTTTAACTAGAGTTTTAACTCTTAATCGTGTAGTAGGATCATTGAATTCAAATAAGAAGTTCAATAAGATTCTCTCAACGTCTCTTTCGATTGTTACTAATGCCTCTCTAACGTGAACGTTATTAAGTGCTGATCTTACTCTTTGATAACCTGTGTTATTAGAGAAAATCATTACTCCAAAACCTCTACGTCTAACAATTAAGTTAAATCCAACAGGCTCTAAGTAAGCGCGATCGTCATCAGTTAAATCGTATTCAAGTCCAGTAACTTCAGCTTCTGTAATAATACCTCTTTTACCAGCAACGATAGAGAAAGTATTTCCACTTGAGTATTTCTTCATGTACGTGTTAGCAACGAACGCTGCAGGCGGAATAGATTTGTTTTTACCTCCTTCGAAAATTAACAAGTTAGGCATAAAGTATGCAGCGTAAGTAGAGATTGCAATACCATTTTTATCTCCAGTTGCAAATCCAAAAGTAAATGCTGGGTTAGAAGATAAATTACCACCAGTTGAAATGTATTCAGCTGATACTAAGTTAGTATTAAAATCAATAAAGCTTGGGTCACTTGATTTTTCGTATTGTGCTAAAGATGGAGCATTACAGATAGCTAACGCTTTTCCGTGATTTGCTGCAAGTTGAACAAGTTGTTGTTTTGATGCATTTGAAATTTGACCTTCATACGAATCAATAATATAACGATAATCAAGAGTCTCATTATCCGCTAGAGTTGATGCAATATTAGTTGAATCAAACATATAGTCAAGAATTTCATCTTGTCTAGAAGCTGTACCGTTTGGATAAAGAGCAGTCTCATCAACTACCATTGCTGGAACGTGGAAACCTCGTAAATTAGTTACGTAATTTTTAATTCCTTTATAAACCTTAACGGTTTGACCAGTAAGATCAATTCCTTGAACATTAGCATCGTATGCATTATCTACCGTAATCGTGTACTTTAAAGTTTTAGTAGGAGTACTAGAAGGTCCAACTGGAACTGATATTAGTTGAGCGTAAACTGATTTAATTTTTAAAACTCGATCTCTAATTACATTATCACCATTCGCATCAGTTGCGATCTTAGCTTTAATGTATTGACCTGGTACAAAGAACCCATCAATTAATGCTCTGCGTGCTGAGTCGTACGCTAAATTAACAGTTTCTTTCTTAGCCACATTTCCATAAAGATTCGTATTCAATGTGAACACTAATTGATTTGGAGAAAAATACTGATAGTTATTTGCTCCAACTGTATTAAAGAAAGCTGAACTAGTTAAGTCAAACTCATAATTAAATTGGTTAACTACCGTTGATTTAATGTGTAATAATTCAAGCGCTCCATCTGTGATGTATTGAGCATCTACTTGATTAGTTCTAGTTATATCCGAATATGCTGTAAATTCAATATACTTAATTTGACCAGTAGTTTGAGTTTTAACTAAGTTGTCAGTTCCTAAATATAGAGTAGTAGGAGTACTAGACGGTGCAGCTAAATAGTGTAAAGTATCTCCAGCTTTAACAAATCCATTTGCCCATGCTTCATATAATTTACTTCCTTGAGTAGCCGTAATATAGAGGTCTCCACCTGTATTCATTGTGTATGTTTCACCAGCTGCTAAAGTAGTTGAGTGAGCAAGACCGTCTAACTCAAAGTAGTATTCGTATCCAGCTGATTTTTTGTAACTTAACACGTCGATTAGAGCAATTGGATCAGTTCCGCTTATTCCATTATCTACAGTGTATAGTGTTTTACTACCATCAGTTGTATTAAGCTCACCAAATCCGTGACCTACTAAATCAATACGCTGTTGTGCAATAGGTTCAGTTGAACTACCGCTATTAAACGTAGAGCTAGTTAAGTCAATTAAGTCTACTTTTTTGTAGTCAATTGCACAAAATACGTTAGAGCTACTGAATTTTCTATTAAACAGTGTATCTAATGATGCAGTTGATCCAGCCAAATCCTTAAAGTCAGGAATGATTGCTCCAATTGTACGATTAACTACAACAACATCTCTTAGTGATAAAAAGTCGTCCAGTTTAGAAAGAATGATTCCGTTTGCTGTAAAGTACTGTCTGTAAATAGGGTCAGTCGACAAACGAATATAGTCAGTCCAATCACCATCAACTACTGCAAGCTCAACAAAGTAATCTGCAACATAATCGTCCGGGTGTAAAAATTCTGGAACTTCTACTCGGTCTCCTAATAGTTGATAGTATTCTTTAACTTTAATATCATAACCAGTAGTATCAGCAATTCTTGCCCATGCAGTAACTGCTTTCTTAGAAAGATTTACTAAACTTAAGATTTTGTTAGCATCCTTGTCTATTGTTCCAGTCGCAGGGAACGTATCACCTAACGCAAGATTTTTGTATTTGTTAACCGCATCAACATCAGCGAACCACAATTTTTGAGTATTATAGAATCTTGAAATGCTATCTTGATAAAGATTTGCCGACCACGTTGAATTGTTAGATGCTGACTCAGTATTAAATGTTGTAAAGTATGCAACATCTGTGTCAGCAATCGGTAACAAGTTTAAAGCGTAAACTGGGCCTTGACGTAAAGCAACATCAATAGTTCTGTGGAAAAAGCTTCCGTTTTTTTCCAATTTAGTGTCAGTCTCACCATATACAGCGGATAGTGAACGATTGTCATTCACTAATACTACTGAATTGATAGGTCCTTTTTTGCTAGAGCCGATTACTAATCTTCCAGTTGAAAGAGGTAAGCTAAGGTTAGTGCTTTCGTCAATTTCTACCGTATAGACACCACTTGCTTTGTATCGGTTCAGATTTAATTTTTCTGCCATCGAGTTTGCGTATTATTTTAAGTTATTTATTTATCGCATTAGTCCCAAATTCATAACTTTTGAACTTGGTCTAGTTGTTGCTACTGTTATTTATCAGTATTATTCTAACTAAACTTAAACCTTTTTCACTTTTAGGGTAAAAGATCCTGTAAAACTACATAAATATGGCAAATACAGACAACTCGTGTGCAAAATTAGAAATTAAAGATCACTGGTCAGACAGAACAGAAGTGAACGAAGACACATTAGGCCAAATCATGGACATTCAGGCTGATACACAAAAGAATGTTTACGGGTATGACTTTGCCAACATGAATCTTAGGGAGCTTATGACCTTTTGGCACATGAATAACCATGCAATGATAGATGAGATCCACGAAGCAACCGATGCATTAGGTGGAATCAATGACGGTTCAGGTAATGCTATTTGGAAGCGTTGGAAATCCGCACATGAAGGCTACTCAGATAAAAAGTTCTCAGATTTATCAGAGTCTGATCAGCTTGAGTGCAAATTTGAAATAATTGATATGCTACACTTCTTTATGAACTATGCAGTATCAGTAGGAATGACTTCTCAGGAAATGTTCAATATGTACATGTCTAAGAATGAGGAGAACAAGGCTCGCCAACAGAGAGGTTATTAATTTAGTAAAATATACAATATGATTGTAAGTACAGAATTTCACACAGAAGACTCAGCTCTTCTAATCTCATATTATAAACCAGATGGAAATATCGGATTCATGAAGAAACCAATACTTCCGCATGACCTGTACAACTGGAATCTAACGCCAACTCCAACTGAACATAGAAATTGGGATGGAAGATTCCTAAAGAAGGTTCAAGGAAAATGGTTAAGTCGATTTAGGCTTGAAGAGTTAACTCAAACTAGGTTAGCCGAAACTGAGCTCGCTTCAATTTATTCAGATGATAGCCCAAAGAAATACTATCTGGATATTGAGATTCAGCTTATTTCTCAAGATTTCCCAGATCCAGCTAAAGCCGCAATGCCGGTTAATATGATTACTTTCGTAAATGAAGATAACGTATGTTTCGTAATGTCAACTATGCGAGATCTTGCACCTGATGTAGTTACTCGACTAGAAGACGAAGTAAATGATTATTTTAAAGCGCATGAGCAAACGTTCGTAGTTAAGCACCTATTCTTTGAACATGAAGAAGACTTAATGAAAACTTTCTTTCACAAAGTTCTTCCAAAGATTCCTTTCTTAACAGGCTGGAACGTAATTGGATTTGACTGGTTGTATTTAATTAATCGTTGTAAGAATTTAGGAATTGAACCAATGTTAAACATGCCTTCTAAAACCCTAATCGGCAAGGCCAAAATGCCAGTTCACTTAGGACTTCTGGATTACATGGAAGTGTTTATGAATACTAAACCTTACAAAGTAGTTGAGAATTACAAGTTAGATTACATTGCAAATTTAGTATTAGGAACAACTAAATTACATAGTGAATATGCAACAATGATGGAAGCTCAGCAAGACGTTGAGAACTTTACAAAGTATAACATTATCGATACAATTCTAGTTAAACTAATTGAAGATAAGCTTGGATTGCTTGATGTAGCCTTCGCTATCTCCAAGTTTGCAAAGGTCGATGTATCAAAAGTATTCTCTGCAGTATTCATTACTGAAACTCTAATGTGTCGTGAATTCTTAGAAAGAGGTTTGTATATGGCAAACGACCGAAGAGAATTAGAAGAAGATGCAACTTACGATGGAGCATACGTCGCTAAGCCTGAACCTGGATATTACAAATACGTTTCATGTTTTGACTTTGCCTCAATGTATCCCAATATCCAAATCCAATTTAATATTTCACCAGATTCATACGGTGGAAAAATTAAAGCTGGTCAAGAACCTACGATTGATCAGGTCTTAACCAAGAACGACACGTTATTTACTAAGAAATACGATTCAGCTGCTCGAACTATTTTAACAAGACTATACAATGGTCGTGTTGATACTAAGGACGAAATGAAAAAATTAGAAGAACAATTGTCCAGTGATAAAGTGGCTTAAAAAAATAAAAAACATAATTATGAATTACGATATCGAAACGATGATGGCTATTAAGAGTAGCTTTCAATCAAATGAGTTTCAATGGATTAAAACAAATGATCCACGAAAAGCTGGTACTATTGTAACCGTTAGGGACGTACTGCCTGGACGAAACGGTCGATTTCTAGCAGTCCTATCTGATGGAAGTCAAATGGACACAGATGCAGTTTCATCAGACTTAATGATGATCACTGACGACCAGCCTAGATTATCAATGGCTGAAATCCAGTCAATTAACTACATACCTTCCTTAACTGAAGATATTCAAGTTGCTCCCGAAATTCCTGCTGAATTTGCTAATACGGTAAAAGAGATTGCACCAGTAGCTAGACCTGCTGAACCAGTTAATCAAACAGCTCTTCGTCAACAAGTTCAAGTAGATCCAAGCGATCTATTTGGAATGTTTTCATTGGAGGATACTGACCTAAACTTAGCAGTTAGGATTAAACTTCCAAGTAAGAGTCTATTGAAAATGATGTACACTAATTCCAAGAACAAAGAGGAGTTTTTGACTAAACTGTCAAACTATATAAATAACAGCATAACCGTTGATGCGATTAAGAAAACTATGAAGAAGACTTTAAGCGCATCACCTAAACAAAAAGGAGTAGCCGCAAATGACTAATAACGAAACTAGAACCCAAATCGGAAAATTTAAGGTGTTAACTTTAAAAAAGGACCAACATTCAGCCGATTACTTATCAGATGATCTAGATTATATCTGCATTATTCCATTTGAATTAAGCCCAGATACTAAGTCAATTAAGTCAATATTTTTACTCGAGTCTCCGAATATGGTAAATGGCCAAACCGGTAATTCATTAGTAATTGACACAGTTAACCCAGATCTAGATAAAACTCCATACGACTCAGTATGTCGAGCTTTAATTGAGGAAGCTGGTTTAAATATCGATGAGGTTGGACTTACTGAAGACAGTATTTTTTACTTGGGAGATATTTCAATGAATTCTCCAATGTCGCTAAAGATGCACTGTTACGGAGTTAACCTAACTTCAAAGAACGACATTTCTTTTACTCGAAACCTATCAAAGGACCACTTCACTAAAGATAATTCTAATATAGTGAAAGTCGGATTTCACCAAGTAGTAAATGGAGACTACTCAGACACAACGGTCCTTTCTGGATCATTTTTATTAATTTCATACTTTAACTAAACCCATTTTAGTATCCCTTGTAAAAGATACTAAAATAATTTTTACAACATGGCAAAAACAACAATGGACGCTTTCGCTAAGTTTAACGACTTGCTCGAAAAGAAAGTAAAATCAAAAATTGAGATTCGCGGATTCTCTGACATCGAAGAGTACATCCCGACTGGAAACTACTTATTAAATGCTCAAATGTCAGGATCCCTTTTTGGAGGTTATCCTAACACTCGTAGTATTGGAATTGCTGGAGACTCAGGTTCAGGTAAAACATTCTTATGTTTAAATGCAGTTCGTGAGTTGCAGAAGAAAGACTACATGGTAATCTATATTGACACCGAAGGTGCAATCGATTCAAGTGATTACGTTAAATTTGGAGTAGACTTAACTAAATTAAAATATTTACGTATGGGCCTTATCAGCGAAGTTAAATTCTTCGTTCATGACCTAATTGAAACAATTAAAGAAAATCCAGGACTTAAGCTTGCTCTATTTGTAGATTCAGTAGGAATGTTGGATACTGATAAAAGTCAACGTGATATGGATGCAGGTAAAAACGCTGCA